AAGTCAAAGAAGCTGCTGAAAAAGTCGAAGAAGTCGACAGATCCAAACTAAAAATTTACGAAGATTTTCTATCAAAAACGTTCTAATGTGGTATAATCTACCTAATGAAGGTAAGTTTATTTACAGCGTACGGTGCTCTTAATTCTCCGCCAATATTCGATGCTCTTGCTAAAGGGATTACTGAGTCTGGCGACACTGTTGTTTACAATGACAGGGATGCTGATGTTGCTGTTATTTGGAGTATTCTTTTCGCTGGCAGAATGGAGCCTAACAAAGACGTCTATGCTGATTTCAAAGCTAGAGGAAAACCAGTCGTTGTCATCGAGGTCGGACAACTAAGAAGAGGCATTACCTGGAGATTAGGTATCAATGCAGTCAATAATTCAGGAATATTTCCAAAACCACCACACGAAAATACTAAAAGATGGGATAAGTTCAATATACCATTAAAGCCTTGGCGTGAATCTGGTATGTTTGATTATGTAGTTATAGCTACACAAAGACAAGATAGTATGCAATGGCATGGATTACCACCAACTGAAAAATGGGTAGTGCAATGGATTGATGCTATAAAAAGATATTCAAAAAGACCTATTGTTGTAAGACCACATCCAAGAGATTACCTTACTGATTTAACTTATGTAAGTTATAAACATCCAGACACATTAATATCTACACCTAAATCTATAAACGATAAAGACAGAATGGATTTTCCAGCACTGTTAGAAAGAACACATTTAGTTATTAATTGGTCTTCAGGACCAGCAGTAGAATCTATTATAAATGGTGTACCGGTTCTTGTGAGTGAAGATTCATTTGCACACAGTGTCAGTACAGATTCAATAACACAAATCGATAATCCAAGTAAACCAGACAGAAAATATTGGTGTGAAAAAATGGCATACACTGAATGGTACGAGGAAGAACTAGCGGAAGGAGAACCATGGAGATTACTGAAAGAACATCTTTAATACAACCACGTCCATCACCAAAGATGGATAGAATATTTGCTGCACTACAGGAAGGTTGGCCTAAAGCTAACATAAATGATGGTATGGCAAAACAATATGTTCTATGGGGATTGATAGGTGAAAATCCTAGAATAATGCAATCAGATCCATACATATTTTGTGATATGCCTTATAACGGTAGATACAATCCAAAAAATGAAGATTGGGATAATACATTTTGGAGATGGTGTTTTAATAGTTTACATGATCATAGAAGATTAAATGTACCTGCAGATAGATTTTTAGCATGGGAAAATTATGAAGTAAAACCATGGGATACAAGTGGTGAACATATATTAATATGTCCATCTTCACAGACAATGACACACTACATGACTGGTAAGACAGTTGAACAATGGGTACAAGAAGTAGTTGACTATGTATCAGAACAAACAAACAGACCTATAAAATTAAGATTAAAACCAAGACGTAATGGTACATCTGGACCAGCAGCTCGGCCAAAAAGAAGTATTGAAGAAGATTTAGAGAACGCTTATTGTGTTATTACTGAAGGTTCATTAACATCAATTGATGCATTGAAAGCCGGTGTACCTGTAATATCTACTAACAAAAAGTTTGCACCATCTGCTTGGTGTAGCAACTCTTTACATCAAATAAATAATATAAAACTATATGATAGAGAACAGCTATTTTATAATCTAGCTTATAAACAATACTCTATTAAAGAAATGCGCGAAGGAATTTGTTATGAAAATAGTAAGCTATACCTCGTCAATTAAAGCGAGTAAGAGGCTAAACGCCCACAATCCAATCACATCCGCCTTAGATGCAATAGTGTCTGCTGCAAATAATTCTAAAGGTGAATTTGTAGCATATAAACATGAAGGTACTAATACAGTAGGAGGTGATGTAGGATTTTGTTTTGGTTCATATACACAGAGAAAACTTGAAGTTGAAAGAGCGGTATTAATTAGAAATATTGAAGCTGCAAAACAACCATGCTTTTTTCTAGATTCAGCAGCATTCTCAACACACATTAGAAACTCACTTAATAGTAGTGAAACATTTATGTTTAGGCTTGGTCTTAATTCATGTACTGGTGAAGGTGTATTTTGGAATAGACCATTACCATCTGAAAGATATGATGCTATGAAAAAGCAATTTAACTTTACAGAAAAGGATCCACAAAATAATGTCACAGGACCAATTGTATTTCTTGCACAAACAGAAACAGGTTGGCAGTTTGATGATTTAGAACCATACTATAAGTTTGCTAATAAGACACTTAAAGAGATAAGAGAACATACAGATAGAAAAATTATCTATAGAACACATCCAAAATTAGATCCAAGATCACCATTAGAAAAATGTATTGAAGGTATTGAAAATCTTGAAGTACATAATTGTCCAGTATCAAGACGAACACTATTTGAATCATTAGACGGTGCTTATGCCGTCGTAACTCACAGCTCATCAGGTGCACTAGAAGCGGTGCTTGAAGGATTACCTACATTTGCAATGAGTCCAAGAACATTTGGTTCTCCAATGTATCTTACAGACATAAGTAAAATAGGAAATGCATTCCATGAATTCGCTTGGAATGAAAGACAACAATGGCTATATAACCTTGCGTATACATCTTGGAGTGTAGAAGAACTGAAAACTATTGAGGTTCTAAGGTATTATACTAATATGCTCAAAGGAATAGAAAATGAAAAATAAGAAGGCAATTATTACGGGTATTACTGGACAGGATGGTCCATATCTTGCTGATCTTTTATTAGAAAATGGTTATGAAGTTCATGCTATTAGAAGAAGAGGTGCAACAGATAATACTACAAGAATTAAACACATATTAGACCATGAAAATTTTTGGCTACACTATGGTGATCTTACTGATTCATCAAGTTTAGTTAAGATTGTGAATATGGTTCAACCAGATGAAATTTATAACTTAGGTGCAATGTCACATGTAAGAATATCTTTTGATATTCCTGAATACACTGGAGATACTGGTGGTTTAGGCGTGACTAGAATGCTTGAAGCTATACGATCAGCTGGTTTAGAAAAGACATGTAAATTTTATCAAGCATCAACATCTGAGCTATACGGAAAAGTAGTTGAAACACCACAAACTGAAACAACACCATTTTGGCCAAGATCGCCTTATGGTGTTGCTAAGTTATATGCTTATTGGATTGTAAGAAACTATAGAGAATCGTATGGTATGTTTGCAGCTAATGGTATCTTATTCAATCATGAATCACCTAAACGAGGTGATGATTTTGTGACACAAAAGATTGTTAAAGGTGCAGTAGATATATCTTATGGTGATCAAAAGAAACTTACGCTTGGTAATTTAGATGCACAAAGAGATTGGGGACATGCAAAAGATTATGTAAAAGGTATGTGGTTAATGATGCAACAAGATAAACCTGAAGATTATGTATTAGCTACTGGCGAAATACATTCAGTTAGAGAATGTTGTGAGTATGTATTTAAAAAATTAGGAATGCCATTAAGATGGGTAGGCAAAGGTATCGAAGAAAAAGGATACTCAGGCGATAAACTTATGATTGATTGTAGTGAAGAATTCTATAGACCAGCTGAAGTACAATTACTACATGGTGATTCTACAAAGGCTCAAGAAGAATTAGGTTGGGAATTTGAACACGATTTTTATTCACTTATGAATGATATGATTGATTCAGCATTAATGAAACATTTAGTAAAATGACAATAAAATATCCTTTAAGCTGCGATACTTGGAATAACCAAGAAATCGGAGCAATCAATAGAGTTATGAGAAATGGCCGTTATACTATGGGTCCAGAAGTTGTTAAGTTTGAAGAAGAGTTTGCTGGATATATGGGTGTAAACCATGCAAGAATGGTAAACAGTGGTTCATCAGCAAATTTACTTATGATTGCTTCAGCAATATTCTCACCTGAATATGATTTAAAAGCTGGTGATAAAGTTATTGTACCATCAGTATCTTGGTCAACTACATATTATCCATTACAACAGTATGGTTTAGAACTTGTATTTGTAGATGTAGATCTATACACTCTTAATTTATGTCCTACAAAGACTGCTCAGGCACTCGAGGAAATTGAAGGTATCAAGGCAATATTAACTGTAAACTTACTTGGTAATCCATCACAGATTGATGAATTAAAAGACCTAGCAGACAACTATAGTATACTTTTATTTGAAGATAATTGCGAATCATTTGGTTCAAGTTTTGAAGGTAAAATGATGGGTACTTATGGTTCTATGGGTACACATTCATTCTTCTTTAGTCATCATCTTCAAACTATGGAAGGTGGTATGATACTTACTAATTCTGAAGAGACTGCTCAATACATTGACTCTCTTAGAGCTCATGGATGGTTAAGAACTTTACCTGATAAGAATTTTATTCATGATAAAACAGGTGATCCATTTGAAGATAGCTTTAGATTTGTATTACCAGGTTATAGTGTAAGACCACTTGAAATGAGTGGTGCTATTGGTCAAGTACAACTTGCTAAATGGCCTGAAATGATGAAGCAAAGAGTAAAGAATGCTGAGTATTTTAAATGGAAGTTTGAAACTTTACCTATCATCATACAAAAAGAAATTGGTATATCATCGTGGTTTGGATTCTCATGTATAGTACCACATATAATTGGTAGAAAAAAATTCACAGATGCATTACAAGAAGGTGGTGTAGAGATCAGACCGATTGTAGCAGGTAATTTTTTAAGAAATCCAGTTATGAAACATATTGACCATCAGATAAGTGGTACTATGGAAAATGCAGATACTATTCATGATCAAGGATTCTTTTTAGGAAATGATTCAGAAGATATTAGAGAAAAAATAGATCATGCTTATAATATTATCAATGCAGTAATTCTTGACGGAGGTATGGAATGAGTAAATATTCAGTAGTAATGACATTAGGTCCACACAATTGGAAACAATATGGTTCTAAATCTGTAGAAGCTTTTGACAAATATTGGCCTAAAGATATTAATCTATATGTTTATTTTGAAGGTACACCACCAGACTTTTCTTCTGAAAGAGTACATTTCTTAGATTACAATGCAGAAATACCAGAACATAAAAAATTCATGGAAAGAAATAAAGACAGGCATCCACACGTTAATGATGTGCATGTAAATAACATCACACACCAGGCAAGTAAATTTGCTTTTAAAGTATATGCACAATTACAAGAATTAGATTCACCAAAAACTAGATATGTAATTTATCTTGATGGTGATAACGTGACTATGAAAGATATAAAAGAGGATCTATTAGCAAAATTAGTAAATGATGAAGTATACTTATCTTTTGTAAACAGAATGCCTGCAAAATATACTGAAACAAGTATTATGATATGGGATACAGAGAACGAATACCACGCAGAATGGTGTAAGACATATCGATCTATGTATGATGATGATAATATATTTCAATATCCAGCTTGGCACGATTGTATTGCATTTGACGAGACAACATTTCCCATGATTAAAGCAAAGAAAATTAAAGCAATTGACTTAGGCTTTGGTGCACCATCTAAACATCCACTCGTTGTTGGACCATTAGGTGAATACTTTGACCATTTAAAAGGTCCATCAAGAAAACAATTAGGTTATTCTAAGGAAAGAAAGCATGCAGGATTTTAAAGTCTTTATTGGTTATGATTCAAGAGAAGATATAGCTTATCAGGTTTGTAGGCATTCTATACTTAAACATAATCCCGATGTAGAAGTAGTACCACTTAAATTACATGAATTAAGAGAACAAGGTTTTTATACTAGAGCTGATGATAAGAAAGGTTCTACAGAATTTACTATTTCAAGATTCTTATGTCCAGCACTCATGAATTATCATGGATATGCTTTATTTATGGATTGTGATATGATAGTTCAAGCAGATGTAAAACATATATTTAAAGAAGCATGTGGTGAGTTTGATTTATCTTGTGTACAGCATGATTATAATCCAAAAAGCATGACAAAGATGGATGGTAAGATGCAACATGCATATCCAAGAAAAAACTGGTCAAGTGTTATGTTGTTTAATAATGAAAAATGTACAGATCTTACACCAGAATTAGTAAATACAGAAACACCACTTTATCTACATAGAATGTTATGGGCAGAAAAAGTTGGTAAATTAAATCATAAATGGAATCATCTAATTGGTTATTATGAAAAACCAGAAGATGCTTTGATTGTACATTATACAGATGGTGGTCCATGGTTTGAGAACTATAGAAACTGTGAATATGCCGATGTATGGAAACAACATGTAAAAGAATGGTTAGAACTTGATTAATGTAGTTTGCGTAAATTGGGGTACTAAGTATCCTAAATCATATACAGAACGATTGTACAATATGGTCAAGCGTAATACAACACGTGACTTTAATTTCTATGTGTTAACAGATCAACACATTTATAAAGAACCAATAAAGACAATTGAACTAAAATCTGGTATGACCGGTTGGTGGAATAAACTTCAGATGTTTGATAGAGAAGTAATGCCAGAAGGTGAGTATCTATACTTTGATTTAGATGTAGTAATAGTAGATAATATTGATTGCTTCTTTGATTCACCAAAGTTTGGTATACTAAGAGATTTTATTAGACCTGATGATGGTTTACTTCCTGGTAAAGAGTATAATTCATCAATATTAAGGTTCAATAATTTTGAATATTCCTCAATCTATGAGTATTATCTATCTAATAAGCAGGTATTTCATGGTATGCAAAAACAAATTAACTTCTTTGGTGATCAAAATGTTATCAGTAGTTATTTTAATGCTTATCCCGATTACGTTAAGCCATTCCCAGATGAATGGTCATGGTCTTATAAAAAAGGAGTTGTACGAGGTGCCACTGCAGGAGATCGAAGTGAAATGTTTGGAAGAAAAATTCCTGATGGCGGGAAGATCTGTGTATTCCACGGAGAACCTAATCCTGAACAGGTGCTGGACAAACATGATTGGATAAAGGAGAACTATAAATGAACCAATTAAATGAAGAGATGGTGCAAGCCTTAGCACTTAAATTTGAAGGTCTTAAACAAGCACACATTGTAAATGTTAAAACGCTTTTACATAATGGTGTAGGTGTAGCTGAGCATCCTGATAGTGTATTAACTGTTGAAGGTGAAATTGCAAAGGTTGCAGAATATGATGATAAGCTTGAAGCACTTAAAAAATATTTCTAATGGCATTTGAAAATAAAAAGATTTGTATAACGGGTCACACTAAAGGTGTTGGCAAGGCTATTAAAGATAGGCTTGAAGCTAATCACTATACAGTTGTTGGTGGTTCAAGATCTAATGGTGTAAATGTAGGTAAAGCTAAATCAGTAATTAATTGGGTACTTTCTGAAAACCCTGATATCTTTATTAATAATGTATATTGGCCTGATTCACAAGCAAAGATTTGTTATCAACTTTATAATAAATGGCAAAGTGAAAAGAAACATATTATCAATATGAGTTCTACTAGCGGTATGGCTCATACTAATTTTAGTGAAATGGCAAATAGTGATATCACTAGATCATTTTATAACGAGTTCTGGGGACCATACGTATCAGAAAAAAATAGATTAGAATTTATTAGTAAACAATTAGCTCATAAATTTAGTAGAAGATTTCCATGTAAGGTCACAGCTTTAATGCCTGGATTTGTAGATACTAATGCAGTTGCTTTATTCAAACCAGTATTTACACCTGAAAGTTTCTTAACTGCTGAAGAAGTTGCTCAACAAGTTCATTGGCTTATTGAACAACCTGATCATATTCAAGTTCAATCATTAGCTTTTGGTACATACTTTGAAATATCACAAGCAGCAGCAAGACAAAGATTAAAAGACTTTGATAATATGGTAGAGAATCAACAAAACAATGCTTATGGCCTTGATGAAGAAGCAGTTGAAGCGGGTAAAGAAGGTAGAGGAGCATTAAAGAAACTTATTAATGAAAGAATCTATAAGACTACAGCAGAAGCAAGTAGAAAAGTGAAAGATTCAGTTGAACAATTAAGTCAGGAGTCATTCGATGGCAAAGACGAATAGATTAGCCGTAACTGGTGTTGCTATTGCAGATTGTATGGGCGATGATGGTATTGAAAATAATTTCAATAGATATATGGCAAATGATACATCTCATCCGATGGATATTGAGAATATCAAACAATCAATTACTGAAAAAGGTTTACTAAGAAAAGCACTTACTAAATATTATGATAGATCATCAATGGCTATTATTGATCTTGTTGATAAAGCTATTAATATGGCAGACTTAGATGTCAAGTCAGATACTGAAGCACCTATCATGACTGGTACAACAAGAGGTCCTATTACTTCTACACTTGAATACTTTAAACAATATTGGTTTGAGAAATGGAAAGAAGAATTTGAAACAGATCCAACAAAGAAACAAGAAATCTATGCAGGTCTAATTAAAAAGTTTCAAAGAATGAATCCATATTTTCTTTTAAATGTAAATGTAGATTTTATTCAAACACAATTAAGTGCTCATTACGGTATCAATGGTCCAGTATTTCAATCAGCAGCAACATGTAGTAGTGGTATTTACCTATTAGATATTGCTAAGGCTTATTTAGATAGAGGTAATAAGTATGCTATTCTTACCGGTTATGAACAACTTGATGCTCATGAATTAACAAGATGGTTCTTTATGTCATTAGGTGCAGCAGCTCCTAGCGGTGTTTGTAGACCATTTGATAATAATAGAGACGGTACAGTATTAAAGAATTCGTATGCAGCTATGATTGTAGAACGAGAAGATGAAGCTAAGAAAAGAGGTGCAACAATCTTAGCTTATGTTGAAGATGTAAGAAATAGAAATGATGCCGGTCATGCATTAGCACCAGCTGAAGATGGTAAAGCATATCGCATTGCATTGGAATCCTTAATGAAAGACAAAGACATTACGTATGATGATATTGATTACGTAAATGCGCACGCCACAGGTACTCCAAAAGGTGATGAGATAGAACTTAATACACTTAAAGATTATCTTAAAAAAGATACAGTAGTTTCTGCATTGAAAGGTCATATTGGCCACGCTATGGGTGCGTGTTCTTTAGCAGAAATGACATATACTATTATGATGATGAATAAAGGTATTGCTTTACATACGGCACATTTAACCGATCCATGTGATGATTACTTTAATCTTATTACAGAACCAAAAGAAATGGAAATTAAGTATGCACTTAAGAATAGTTTTGGTTTTGGTGGTAGATCTTCCGTGGCATTACTATCGAAAGCAGATTAATGGAACTTATAAAACACGATCATTATGCAGAATTAAAGGTTGATTCACCTGATAATGATAAAGATATAATTGAATTAGGTCTAGCATGTAGAGAATACTTGTTAGACCACCAAGTTTTAGTACTTAAAAAACAGAATGTTGATTCAGTATACTATTCTAAGTTGTGTCATTCAATAGCAAAGAGTGGTATATACAATTGGAGACAATGTTCATGGACTCCTGATGGTGAGTTATTTAGTATGGGTGAACAACTCATGGCAAATGTGGGTTATACATCAAAAGAAGCTTCTAATATAGAGATGCCTAAATCAGGTCCATTAAATCAAATAAAACCTACATCATCATTACAAGATAAGAATCATGAATATTTAGATCCATTTGAATTTAAAGAATTTAACTCATATCCAGTACAACGAGTGACTGGTGAACAGAAAGGAAAATACGGTGGTGGTATATTTGGTACTGGCGACTTGGATTGGCATTGCAATCTTGGAGGTTATCACGAGGCTGATGGCGTAGCGCTACAAGGAATTAAAGATGTGGAAGGTGCTTCAACCTTCTTTGCAAATAGTGTACCTGCTTTAAGAGATATGCCTGATAATTTATTAGGTCAAATACAAGATAGAAAAGCACACTTCAAATTTGATCATAAGAAATGGTCAGACGTAAAGAAGATGCATCCCATGCAGAGAATTACTATGCAACTCTTATATCTTAATAATAAGAGAGCAGAAATGGATTTGTATATCATACAAGAAAATCTAAAGAAGATTAAAGGTATATACTTTCATAGACTTAACAATATGGATATTGATGGAGATGATGGTACATTAGTAAAGGCTTTATATGACCACATGTTTCAAGAACAATATGTATATGAACACGAGTGGGAAGTTGGAGATATAGTTCTAATGGACCAATTAATTACACAACATAAAAGAGAATTTGTAGAACCAACTCTCTTAGAGAAAAGAGTACTACACAGACTTACATTTATGTTGAACAACGATGATGACTATGTCTACAATTATAACAACACTTGATACTGACATTACTAACATGGTCGATCCAGACTATGATAGAATTAAAAGATCAGTTGAAACTGATGGTATAGTATTAATAAAAAAACAAAATACTAATCCAATACACTTCAGTAAAATCATAAGCAAAATATGGGGTATTGATAACTACAGATTCCTAGCATGGAATACTGATGGTTCATCTGCTAAGAATGCAATAGCAGCATTCACACAAAAACAAATGCCAAATCCAAATGCTGGTGATTATTGGGGACACGATGATTTTAGAGACAATGATGATTATCCAGATCCATTTAATTTTCCAGCACATAAAACATATCCAGTACAACGTGTGACAGGAGAAAAGAGAGAAGGTAAGTGGACAGGAATATTCCAACTAGGTAAATTAGATTGGCATTGTAATTTAAACCAATTACATGGTGCAGATGGTGTAGCATTACAATCAATTCGAGGTTGTGAGAATACACCGACATTATTTATGAATACAATTCCAGCATTAAAAGAAATGCCAGAAGATTTAAGAAAGAAAATAGAAGGTAGATATGCAACCTACATTTATGACTATGAAAAATGGGGTAAGGTTATGTCAAAAGAACAAGCAATGGTGTTTAAACTTGCTGGAAAGAAACCATTTAAGTTGTGGTTGATTCAGGAAAATGCTGGTGGTACTAAAGGTATCTATTGGCATAAGTTTAATCACATGCAAATCAATGATGATGAAGGACATAAGCTACGAGATGAATTAGAAGAATACTTATTTCAAGATAAGTATATCTACACACATAATTGGGAGGTAGGTGATGTCATAATAATGGATCAATTACTAACTCAACACAAGAGAGTACCCGAAAAAGATGAGGTACTAGAAAATAGAGTTCTACATAGGTTATCATTTAGGTTAACAAACCGAGGTGTACCGAGAGCTCTTGAATTGGCTAACCGGATATAAATACAGTATCCAAATAAACAAAGGAGAAAAATATATGGAATCGATTAAAGAAATTGTAATGATGGGAGTAGACTGGGTAAAAGACAGACTATCTGAGAGAACATCTTGGGATGGTATTGTACTTATTGCTATTGGAAGTTTAATTCTTATCGCATCTCCATTGACTAAAATTGCAGCACTTATCGCAATTGGTTATGGAGCATTTACTATCTTAAAAGATGAAGGTGTATTTTAATTATTTGGGGTAGCTTCGGCTACCCCTACTTGCGAGATTAATATGATAAGAGATTGGGGATACTGGGAAGTACTCAACGAAGGTAAAAACTACAAAGTCAAAAAACTGGTAATTCTACCAGATAAATCACTATCAATGCAGAAACACTATAAGAGAGCCGAGTATTGGACTCTGGTCAAGGGTGAGTGTTATGTAGAGAATGAATATGGTGTATCTACCAAACTTATACCATTTAAAGTATATCACATACCCGTGCAGGCATGGCACAAGGCATATAATAATGGATATGAAGAAGCCGAGGTCATAGAGATATGGGAAGGTGAATCTGACGAAAACGATATAGAAAGGTCCTAGAAGCTGTGTTTTGCTCGAGACAGCCTTCCAAAGCATGATCCGAGCACCATCTCGAGGCTGTTAAAATAAGGATTCTCACATATATATCATAATGTATAGTTATTAGTAAATAGAGCAAAAAGCACCAAATATCACACCATGCTGCTTTTTTTTGATTATTTTAAAAAAAACTCGCTTATAGAGTATAATATTTATGTATCATTAAAAATCATAGCAAAAACAGGAGGATAATATATGGCACATCAAGTAGAAACAATGGCGTATGCAGGTGAATTACCATGGCATGGTCTTGGAGTTAAGGTCAACGATGACCTTTCACCAGCTGAAATACAAAGAGAAGCTGGATTAGAATGGGAAGTTGAAAAAATTCCTATGTTTGCAAGGTCTGGTGAATCTGAAATAAAGATTCCTAATCAGACTGCGCTGGTCCGTGAATCGGATAATAAAGTCTTATCAATTGTAGGTGATAACTGGGAGCCAGTACAAAACAGTACAGCTTTTGAGTTCTTCACAGACTTTGTAAAACAAGGTAAAATGAAAATGCACACAGCAGGTTCATTACTTGACGGTAAGATGGTATGGGCATTAGCTAAAGTAGAAGATGACTTTGAACTATTCAATGGTGACAAAGTAGAATCTTATTTACTTTTCTCTAACCCACACCAATATGGTAAATCTATTGATGTTAGATTTTCACCAATCAGAGTTGTATGCAATAATACATTGACAATGGCTCTTGGTGGTAAATCTGGTGTCACACTAGATCACCGTAAAGCTTTTGATTCTCAAACAGTTCAACAAACTATGGGACTGGCACATGAGTCAATGGACGAATACAAAGAAGTTGCAGAATTTCTTGGTTCTAAACGTTATACTAAAGATACATTGAATCAGTACTTCTCTGATGTCTTTGGTAAATCATCCAAATCAGATGACAATGAGCTTATACTTACTCGTAATGGTAATAAAGCTCTTGATATTATCGACACCCAACCAGGTGCTGATTTTCAACGAGGTTCATTCTGGCAAGCACTGAATGCAGTGACTTACTTAGCTGATCATGAATTAGCTAATACCAGAGACATGAGAATGTATGCCTCTTGGTTTGGAGCAAATCGTGTTAAAAAGATTAATGCGGTTAAAAAAGCTGTAGAATATGCAAAAGCTGCATAACACTAAAGCTTTAACCCTAGATAGCGTGGCCATAGAGCCACGCTACTCTACAATATTAAAGTCAGACAAAATAGATTTGGAGATCAATGAAAGACCTCCAATATGGGCATCTTCTGATCCTGCTACAGGAACAATGGAGATAGCAAAAATTTTATCAGCATCAAAATTAGGTACATTATTACATACAAATTATGACATAGATTCTTTATACGATTTCTTCTTTGAAGAAAAACCTTATGTTGCATTATCCATTGGTGACACTGAAGGTCAATTACAAAAATGGAATAAACTAAAAAGTAAGTTGCCTGCAGGTAATATAAAGTATGTGAACTTAGAGACAAACAATGCACATAGTATAGAGTATCTTTATAAGGTAGCTAAATTTAAAGAGGAGAATGAAAATGTCAGAATCATCGCAGGACCCGTTTCAGATGAAACAGCCACAAGGAAACTTTTCGAAGTGGGTGCAGAAATTACAAGGATTGGATTTGATGCTCGTTTCGATAACGAAAATTTTATGGAGACTGGTGTTGGTAGTCCTCACGCTAGTGTTCTTCTTAGTAATGGTGAAATTGCTAGGGAGCATAATGGGTATATCATGGCTTCTGGATTCTATCCTGATGCAGCTGACATTGCCAAGTGTATAGCTTGCGGAGCTTCATCAGTAGAGATATCTAATATGTTCTTTGGTCATGATGAATGTGCTGGTGCTACACATGCGGACAAAGGTACAATGACTAAGAATGGTGTAGTGTTCAGAGGTAAAATTATAAATACAGTATATTCGATTCTACATATTTTAGAGAAATCATGTAGACAAGCAGGCTTTAAATCATTAACTAAATTTAGAGATGAAGCCAAGCTAGTTATCATTTAATATAAATATAGTATACAAAACAGTTGGTACACTGCTTATAAAACAACCGCAAAGCTACTAAATTAAATTTAACTTCATTATTTTAAATCATTTTATAAGAGATATTAACATGGGATTATACGAAAGCCTTTTCATAACAACAATGATTACCTTTATTGGTTTTCTGGCATGGCGTGTTTATCTCATCGAAACAAATCACCTTACACATATTGAAAAAGCCATCACCGAAATACAAACCGATATGAAATGGCTTATCAAATTTCATCAAGAAGAAAAATCCCCCAAGAAAAAAAAATAAGATCGTAGTATAATCTCTATACAAGGAGATTTTATGGCACTATCTAAAAAACGGTCTAAGAATGCGGCTCTGTTAAAGGAGCTACGCAACCCTACAGAACCAATTGCACCTACTCAATTAGAACTTGACAAATGGTCAGGCTACGAATATCAACGGCATAAAAGAAATGCTGAGGATTGGTATCGCATGGAAAAAGGCAAGAAAGATATGAAAGCCTATGTCATGGAATATGTAAAGAATACCAGACCTGATCAATATAAGATTATAAAGAACAATGTTGAATGGAGATTTGGTGCAGTCACAGGTTATTCATGTCGTATGCAAACAAAAGGCTGGCCAGATTATCATAAGAAAGAAGCAGATTATTGGAAAACTCTTGGTGGTACAATTGGAGAAATGAAACCAATTAGTGTTTACATCAATAGAAGACTAGATGAATTATATGACAATGGTCTTAAAGAACAGGTAGATGAAGATGAAGATGATAAACCAACTGTTATACGTAAATCACCTATAGAACTATATAAAGAAAAAGTTTGGAACACTGTCATGACAGATCTTATTAAGATGGAAGATGATTGGATTGATGGTAAACAAACAACATTGAATATTTATGATCTGTATCAGAAATATGGTCTTACTTCTAAAGCCAATGTAATTGTAGAAGAACAAATTAATAAGTGGCATGAAGAGTATACTGAATTATTAAAAGTAAGAAAGATTAAAGATCGTACTGATTGGGACGAGCAACTCGTTGAAGGTTATTCTCATCTTACAGATAAAGAAGCTAAGTTTAGAGTAAAGTCTTTAGATAATATTAAAGCTGATCTTGAAAGTATTAAAAAGTCTACACAAACACAGCGTAAGTCAAGAGTTAAGAAAGCACCATCAGCTGAAAGGCAAGTTAAGAATCTTAATTATGAACCAGAGAATCGTGACTTTAAAGTAGTATCATTAAATCCTGAACAGATTATTGGTACTCATAGATTATTAGTCTTCAGTACAAAATATCAAAGACTTGAAGAATATCTTTCAGATCGAGTAGATGGTTTTGAAATCAAAGGTCAAGCATTACAACATATTGATAAGATGAGAGGTAAGAAGCTTCGAAAGCCTTTAGAATTCTTGCCAATCGCGCTATCAAAGACTGAGCGACAGTTTGATAAAGAATATGAAAAACTGACTACTAAGGAGTATAAACCTAATGGAAGGTTCAATAAAGCTCTCATTATTTTAAGAGCTGAGAAAAGGAGATAATATGAAAATAAGTAAACGTACATTATCAATACTAAAAAACTTTGCGACTATAAATCAGTCCATTGTTATTAATGAAGGTAATGTCATTGAAACAATATCAAATGTAAAAGATATATTTGCTAAAGCCGAAGTTGATGAAACATTCGATAAGGAATTTGCAATTTATGATTTAAACGAGTTCTTAGGTACTATATCTCTATTTGATTTAGATGCTGACTTTAAGTTTGGTGATGATTCAGTTATTATCTCTGATGGTACTGCACAACAAAAATACTTCTATGCAGATAAAAGTATAGTTGCAACACCACCTGAAAAAGGTATCACCTTACCATCTGTTGAAGTTGAAAAGAATATTACTAAAGAAGATCTAACTAGATTAGCTAAAGCAGCTTCAATTAATAATGCTTCAGATATTACGTTTACAGAAGCAGGTATACTTGTCCATGATAAAACAATACCTACATCAAATAAATTTACTATCAGTCAGAAAGAAAAAGGTTCTGCCAAATATAATCTATCAATCTCAGTAGATAAACTTAAGTTTATTCTTGATGATTACAAAATATCTATTTGTGCTAAAGGATTATCTTTATTTTCTGGTGCCAGTGGTATTGATTACTTTGTAGCACTACAACCTGATGGTGAATATGGCAATTGAGTTAGAAGATGAAGATCGTCAGGGTCTTGAAGATGCTATTGAAGATGCTACACATGCCGCTGAAAGGTATCTTACATCTGAAAAGCAGATACATAAAAAATTATTAGAAGTCACAGTAGATGATGCATTACACGCATTATCTTTATATAAAGATTTATTGGTAGATGATCCTAAGAAAGAAACTTATAAGATTCATTTATTAGTACCCGTACAAATTATAGAAATGTTAAAGGAAAAAGATGAAAATACAAAAGGCTGATAAGTTATACGGTGAATTAGCAGATTTCATTGGCCAACAATCTACAAGCAGACGCTTTAAGTGTGGAGCTGTATTAGTAGAAGATGGTCTAGAAAATATTATTGCTTTTGGTTATAATGGTACTCCACGTGGTTGGGATAATAACTGCGAACATTATAATGACAGTTCTGAAGAACTGGAAACTAAAAGAGAGGTTTTGCATGCGGAAACAAACGCAATTGCGAAAGTCGCACGAACTACATCTAGCTCTGAGGGATCGACGCTTTATGTCTCACTATCTCCTTGCTATGATTGTGCAAAGCTCGTCTATCAAGCTGGTGTGGTCCGTGTTGTCTATAATAAAGAATACCGAGATAGATCAGGAATTGATTTTCTATTAGAAGCGGGAGTTGAATGTGAAGAAAGAGAACTTTGATCTGAAGAAAAAGAAATCTGCATGGTCAAGGAAGACAGAAAAATTAGACAAACAATGGAAAGATGGCTTTAAACCATTAGGTAAACCAGGAACAATAAAAAATTCTATAGCCATTGAGTATAATGGTAAGATATATGACAGTTTATCTTCAGCGTCTAGAAAGACTGGAAGATCTATTGGTTATATTAAGAAGCATAGCAAGGAGTTATAATGAAAGAACATTTTTTATGGGTAGAAAAATATCGTCCTAAAACTATAGACGATTGTATTCTACCAGACAAGTTAAAGCAAACGTTTATTAACCTTAGAGATAAAGGTAATATGATGAACTTGCTTTTATCAGGTTCGGCAGGCACAGGCAAAACTACAGTTGCTCGTGCTCTATGCGAAGAGCAAGGCTGTGATTACATTATAATCAACGGTTCAGATGAGGGTAGATCTATAGATATACTCAGAGATAAGATAAAGAAATTCGTCTCTACTGTTTCAACTACTGCTAAGCCGAAAGTGGTGATTATTGATGAGGCTGATTACTTAGGTATCGCTGTCCAACCTGCTCTTCGCAATTTTATTGAAGAGTTTAGTTCAAATGCTAGATTTATATTAACATGTAATTTCAAGCATAAGATTATTCCACCTTTACATTCAAGGTGTAGTGTTATAGACTTTAGTATATCTAAAGCTGATATGGCTGCAAATGCTGGTGGTATTGCTAAAAGATGCATGCATATTCTTGACAATGAAAAAGTCAAGTATGAAAAACAAGCAGTGCTTGAAGTTGTAAAATCTTATTTCCCTGATAATCGTAGAATCATAAATGAATTACAAAGATATTCTCATATTGATAATAACATTGATAGTGGTATCATTGCAGTTGTAAATACAACAAAAGTAAAAACACTTGTAAAATATATTAAGCAAAAAGATTTTAAATCATGTCGAGCATGGATCGCTGATAATCCTGATGCTGATTCTTTATTCAATGAGTTCTATCAATCTATAAATGAATATGTAGAACCATCTTCAATACCAAATCTTATATTGATTATCGGTGAGTACTTACATAGAGCTGCATTCGTCACGAATCAAGAAATTAATTTAGCTGCATTTGTGGTAGAGGTAATGAAGAATGTCAAGTTCCGTTAAAATAATCAGTTATACCAATGCACCAGGCACTCCTGAGGACAAAGTTTTAACTGATCTAATAGCATATACAGCTAGAGTTTCTAATCCATCCAATCAAGACAATAAGGCGACTCAGGACAAGCTCCTTAAATACTTAATGAAGAATCAACATTGGTCACCATTCGAAATGGTTAATGTTTGTATGGAAATTAAAACAACAAGAGATATTGCAAGACAAATATTAAGACATAGAAGTTTCTCATTCCAAGAGTTTAGTCAAAGGTATGCTGTTGCCAACTCCTTTACTCTTAGAGAGGCTAGAATACAAGACACTAAGAACAGACAGAATTCACATGACAATTTAGATATAAAACTAGAAAGAGACTGGTTGAATAAACAACAAGACTTGGTTGATAAAGCTAGAGAGTTATATGAATGGGCATTGGAAAACAAGATTGCTAAAGAGCAAGCCAGAGCAGTCTTACCAGAGGGATTAACAAATTCAACTTTATATATGAATGGCACATTGCGAAGTTGGATACATTACATTGATTTGAGAATTGCTAATGGAACTCAAAAAGAACATAGAGAAGTGGCAGAAAAATGCTTGGAACAGATTTCAAAAATCTTTCCTGCAATCCAAGGTAAATAGAATATACTTTTTTAAAAGTACTCACTACCCTAGGAAAAGAGCCAAAACCATGGGATATAATGAAATACACCCATGCTATATTGTCAGAAATGGCAATGGATTTTATGCATGGGAAAAAGGTACTTATTATAATAGTCATAGAAGAATATCAAAGTTTAGTGGATTAAAGATTGGTATATTAGATTACGGAGTATCATTTGGATTAATCTCTGGTTATAAACCTAGAAACTTTATGAAGATACTCTTAAAGTCTGGCAAAATGCCATATATCTTATTTCACTCTTCATCTGCATTTCATATACCAGCATTTATGGTATTTCCTAATCAATTTTGGATTGTTTGTAAATATGAAGAAAAAACTATGCTGGGTCAGTATAAAGATCTAGTAAGCCATTGGAGAATAAAGAAAAGTTATGCAAATAGATTTATTTGGAAACGTAATAATAAAGCAGGAAGAAGAAGAGTTAAGGGTAAATAAGCCTTCACCTTTCGACTTTATTAAATCAATATCTAATAAGACATTCAAAGAAGATCTCTTTGGTTATGTTAAGTACGTAATCAATCTAGGATTTTCTATGAGATCTGATACTGTTCATTATGCAAATGAAATGAACAAATATGATAATGTATCTGATGCAGAACAATATGCATTTTACTTTCATGCTATGCCAAAGAAAAATTACTTTGCTAAATGGCAGAAGATGAATAAGACTGATGGTATTGATGAAGTAGCAGAATACTTTTCTATCTCTAAGAGAGCAGCAATTGACTACTGTAAGACACTTAAACCTGATCAAGTAAAATATATCAAATCCTTAAACCTTAAGGGTGGCATAAAATAAATACAGTAGGCGTATCTAACATGATTTTTAAAGGTTATAATGTTAGAACAATTACTAGAAGTAAAACTAAAAGAGCGAGATGATTTCCTTAAAATAGTAGAAACTTTGACAAGAATTGGATTAGAATCAAGAGATAAGAAACTAGTTCAGACTTGCCACATTCTACATAAGAAGGGAAAGTATTATATCTGTCACTACAGAGAGCTCTTCAAATTAGATGGATTCGACAGGGAGATCACCGTCGAGGATACAGCACGTCGAAATGGTATAGCTCGTCTTCTAGAAGAATGGAAATTATGTGAAATCGTAGGTTCAGCCGAACCAGCATCCCTCCAAAAAGTAAAAGTAATCCCTTTCAAAGAGAAATCAGAATGGTTGTTAAAAGCTAACTATACCATTGGCAAAAAGTCCACAAATTAGTATAATCTAATTAATGTCAGAATACTACACTAATGTTGCCATATATGGCCAAAATCTACTTGTTCGCGGTATCAGAGATGGTGAAGAGTTTCGTACTAAAGTAAAGTATGATCCTACTCTTTATATTCAATCTTCCAAAGAAACAGGATATACAGATATCTATGGTAATCATCTCAAGCCATTAGCATTTGATAACATGGTCGATGCTAGAAATTTTGGTAAGCAGAATGAAGAAACTAATTTAAAAGTATACGGCTTCCCATTCTATAACTCACAATATTGTATTGAATACTATCCAAATGCTGAGAATGATTGGAATCGTGAAGAGATAAGAACATTTACAATTGATATTGAAGTATCTTCAGAAGCAGGTTTCCCTGAACCAGGTGAAGCTGCTCATCCAATCACAGCAATATGTCTACATGATTCTATAACAGATAAGTTTATTACATTTGGTAATGGTGATTGGTCAAGAAATGATTCAGTACTCACTGATCAAGATTTACTTGATAAAATCGTGTATGTACCATGTAATTCTGAAAGACAAATACTTGACTTCTTTGTAAAGTATTGGCAAGATCATTATCCTCAAATTATTACTGGTTGGAATACTCAATCATTTGATATGCCTTATATTCATAATCGTATGGTAAAACTAGGAATGGATATTAAAAGACTCTCGCCATGGGGTGTCACACGTATTAAAGAATTTCCTACAAAACAAGGTAATCAACTTAGAGTTGAGATTATGGGTATTGATGATATTGATTATCTTGACAGATATAGAAAGAATGCAGTACAAGAATCATATCGTTTAGATCACATTGCATTTATCGAGCTTGGTGAAAAGAAATTAGATTATAAAGAAGTTGGATCTCTACATAAGTTATTCTTTGAAGACTTTAATAAGTTTATTGATTATAATATTCAAGATACAAATCTAGTTAAAAGACTTGACGATAAGATGGGTTTGATTGATGTTCAGATTGCAGTAGCTTATAAAGCAGGTATCAATTATGAAGATGTATCGGGTGTTGTTAAAACATGGGATGCTATGATTAACAAAGAAATGTTCTTTGAAAAGAAAATACCACCATTTAGTTTTCCAAGACAAGGTACAACTGAAATGATTCCTGGTGGTTATGTAAAAACTCCACAAGTTGGTAAACATGGATGGGTAGCTTCATTTGATTTGAATTCTCTATATCCTCACCTTATCATGCAATATAATATATCACCTGAAACTATCATGGATAAGCTTCAGATATGGCCTGAAATATCAGAAGAAAAACGTATGCGTGATTTCTTACATGGTAAACCGTTTAAGTCACAAGGTGATTTTGCAATTGCAGCTTCAGGCTGGACATTTAAAAAAGACTTTGAAGGTGTAATTCCAAGAGTTATGAGAAAACTCTATGAAGAACGTAAACAAATTCAAGGTGTAATGAAGAAAAAGCAAAAAGAAGGTGGTGATATTACTAAGCTCCATCTTGCTCAATACGTTCGTAAGATTCTTCTTAACTCAGGTTATGGTGCAATCACCAACAAATATTATAGATGGTTTGATCCAAGACTTGGTTCAAGTATAACATTATCAGGTCAGTTTGTAATTCAACGAGCTGAAATGTCAATTAACAGATATCTTAATAAACTCTTAAAGACAGATAAAGTTGATTATGTTATTGCAATTGATACAGATTCAAACTATGTAAATCTTCAACCATTGGTTGATAAGTTCTTCGCAGATAAATCTAAAACTGAAGTTGTAGATATTCTTGACAGAGTCTGCGAAGAACAACTAACCAAAGCTCTTAATAAAGAGTTTGATTCAATAGCTGAATATCAAAATGTATATGCTCAGAAAATGGTTATGGGTAGAGAAGCTATTGCAGATGCTGCATTCTGGACAGCAAAGAAAAGATATGCAATGAACGTATGGGATATTGAAGGTTATAGACCTGAAAAGCCCAAAGTAAAAATACAAGGTCTTGAAGCAATAAGATCATCTACACCTCAAGGATGTAGAGAACCATTACTTAATCTTATTAAGTTGATTCTTACCACTGATGAAGAAACAGTTCAGAAAGCCATGGCCAATTATAAGAAACATTTTCTTTCATTGCCTGCAGAAGAAATTGCATTTCCTAGAACTATGAATAATGTACATCAATATACGCCAAGAGATAATATTGGTTTCAAGAAAGGTACTCCACCACATATACGTGGTGCTATATTATTCAATAGACTTCTTAATCAACATAAACTTACTTATGATTGGGAATATATCAAGAATGGTGAAAAAGGTAAATTCCTATGGCTCAGAGAACCTAATAATGTAGGTGGTGATGTAGTATCTTATTTGACATCTCTCCCTGAAGAATTTAAAGTTAGGCAATATATCAATTACGAAAAAATGTTTGAAAAGATTATGGCTGATCCTATTGAAAGTATCTTAAATCCTATTGGTTGGACTATCGAGAAGCGATTGACTCTAACAAATTTCTTTGGAGAATAGGACTCCCCTTTCTTTTATAATAAATAATACATGGTAAGCAAAGTCAAAATAGAAGATCTTTTAAAGACTTATGAAGGTGATATAGATTCATTCATCGAGACTATTCAAAAAATAGCTGAAGATGATGGTGAACAAATATCTAATGGTAAGAATCCTTTAGAAAAATCTGACGACGAAGAAGAGCAGGAAGTAAGTGATGGAGAAGCGGTACCAGCAGGTGCTGCTGAGCCTCAAGCTGCTTTATCGGTCCCAGGCGAAGTTCCTGGTGCAAATGTTGCTATTGGTAATAAACAATTTGATAATGACAAAGCGGATGCTGATGAAACTCAAGAGATAAAGTTAAGCGGCAAAAAAGATAAGATCGATACTAAACCACAGACGAAAGTAAATCCGTCTGAATATGGTCATATCGATGCAGCTGGATAAGAAAAATTTTGAGAAGTATGCTTTCGAAGCCTATCGAAATGCTATAGCTGATAAAACAGAATTCAAAGAAGATTTGCGTAAAGCTCAACACGCAAGAAAATTAGCCACTAAAATTGTAAACGGTAAAGATGTCAATATAAGACTTCTTGTTAACCACGTTATATTATTCTTTAATGTATTCCAACCTAAAGCCGCAAAGGAGCTTCTTTTATTTCATTCTAATGATGCTGAGAAAAGAGTATTCAAGACTATATATGAATACTTATCCTACCTTGAATCACATGAATATCCAGAAATTAAATTTTGTTTAGAGACCGCGGTATTATTAAAAAGATTAAGGAATTAAATAACTCATGGCTGGTAAATCAATTGTAGACACGTTATTCGTTTTTAGACTACTTCGTAAATTAACTATGAGGTATACTAAATGGGATGCCTACAAAACTGGTGTAATCGATGATAAAGGTAATATATTAGTCAAGAAAAAAGAAAGAGATAAGAAACAAAAAGACTCTTTCAATATGCTTGACAGATTATCTTGGAATCTTAAAAGACTTTTAGGTAAAGTACCTGGCGGTAAATCACAATTAGCTTCATATATAGCGGCACTAGCTCTTATCAAAGAGTATGTAATTGTCAATAAAGGTGAAGCAACTTCGGAATATCTAGCAGAGAGATTAGAAGAGCATGGTCTAGTAAATAAGAAAGACTATGATCTATCAAATGCTGAAGGATATTGGAATGCTATGCTTGATGCAATGGAAGAAAGCATGACAAGTGGAGCATCTTTTGGTGGTCCATTATCTGGAGCCAATACAAATGCAGCAGTCAATGCTGGTGGTTTAGCTGGTATGGATTCACTCTTAGATGGTGGAACAAAGAAAAAGAAAAAGAAAGATTCTCTCGAGAAAATTCTAGACCAGTTATAGTATTATTATACTATGGTAATGGAAGTCTCGTGCCCGTCTTGCGGTACACACCCTAGTTTTGTCTATAGTGATAGTGATACAGAAATGTTTCTGTGTCATGGGTGCCAGCGCAATGCTAAATGGGAGTTTATACAGAATGCTTTTGATAATAACAACATCACTGATCCTACTAGGGATCGCATTCACATCAAAGTCACAACAAACCATAATAACCTGTTATCTGATATGCAGAGGGTTATTGATATGGACGACTCTCATATATGCTTTCAGTTTATACGGGATAGGAGGATTCCTCTTCACTATCGCGGCCTCTTTTACTATACTAAAAATCTTGGAAAACTCGTTAATCGGTACGGGTACAATTTCAAAGATGACCAAGAAAAAGTAATTATTCCATTCTTTGATGAAGATGGAAAGTTATTTGCTCTTCAAGCAAGAGCATTAGATAATACATTACCAAAATATATTACTGTATTATTGGATAAAGATAGAGGTAAGATCTTTGGTCTTGAAAGATGGAACAAAGATGATATAACTTACCTTGTTGAAGGTCCTATTGACAGTTTATTTTTACCTAATGCTCTTGCAATGGCTGGTTCAGACATCAGCAAAAATAAATATAGTAATTCAGACATGATAATATGTCTAGATAATGAACAGCGTAATGCAGAAGTAATTTCCAAATATAGCAAGTTCATCGATAGGGGTTTCAAAATCGTAATTTGGCCTGATAATATAAAAGAAAAAGATATAAATGATATGATACTACAAGACCTCAACCCCCTAAAAATAATTCAAGAAAATACATACGAAGGCTTAACAGCCAAAATTAAACTAGACAACTGGAAGCGAGTATAAGATGGTATCTATCAATAAAAAACAGGATCAGTTGTTAGCTGATTATGCCGTTGGCATGCTCAAAGATTTCTATATGAGACCGAGTGAAAAGTCTCCACAAGAAGCTTATGCTAGAGCAGCAGAAGCATGGTCAAAATTCAATGGTAAATTAGATAAAGATCTTGCACAAAGAATTTATGATTATGCAAGTAAGAAATGGTTTATGTTTGCTTCACCTGTATTATCAAATGCACCTAATGGTAAACCTAATGAAGATAAAGGTATGCCTATTAGTTGCTTTCTTACATATGTTCCTGATACGCTTGAAGGTTTAATTAGTCATTCATCTGAATTGAGGTGGTTATCTGTTTATGGTGGTGGTGTAGGTGGACACTGGTCAGATGTAAGAACAATATCTGATGTAGCTCCTGGTCCTATTCCATTTTTACATACCGTAGATGCTGATATGATTGCATACAGACAAGGTAAAACACGTAAAGGTTCTTATGCTGCTTATATGGATATAAGACATCCAGACATTTTAGAATTTATGCAACTTAGAATTCCTACTGGTGATGTTCAAAGAAAAGCATTAAATATACATAATGCAGTTAATATTTCAGATGACTTTATGCAGGCAGTCATGGAAAATAAAGATTGGGAATTTAAAGATCCTCATGATAAAAGAATTACAGATACTATGCCTGCAAGAAAAGTTTGGCAACAACTTTTAGAAACAAGATTTAGAACAGGTGAACCATATCTAAACTTTATTGATACTGCTAATAAAGATTTACCTGAACCATTAAAGAAAAAAGGTTTAAAGATTAATGGTTCTAATCTATGTAATGAAATACATCTGCCAACAAGCGATGATAGAACAGCCGTATGTTGTTTATCATCTTTGAATTTAGAATATTATGATGATTGGAAAGATACTACTATTGTACAAGATCTAATCACCATGCTAGATAATGTATTAGAGTACTTTATACAAAATGCACCTGATACAATTACAAGAGCTAAATATTCTGCATCACGAGAGAGATCATTAGGTCTTGGTGCTATGGGTTTCCATTCTTACTTACAAAGAAAGGGATGTTCTTGGCAAACGGAGGTAGCTCGTGAGTATAATACTAATATATTTAAGGTAATAAAGGAGAGAGCAAATGAACAAACAGAAAAACTTGCAAAAGCAAGAGGCGAATACTTAGACGGTCATGGAAGTGGTAAACGTAATTCTCACTTATTGGCAATCGCTCCCAACGCTTCTTCTGGTATCATTCTTTCTACTTCTCCTAGTATTGAACCGTTAAAAGCAAATGCTTATACACATAGAACAAGAGCTGGTAGCTTCCTAGTAAAAAACAAATACTTAGATAAACTCTTAGAAAGTAAGAATGAGAATAAAAAAGGCGTATGGAAGAGTATTATTACTAATAAGGGTTCTGTACAACACCTAACATTTTTATCAGATGAAGAAAAAACATTATTCAAAACAGCCGATGAACTCGATCAAAGATGGGTTGTTCAACACGCAGCTGATAGACAAAAGTTTATTTGTCAAGGCCAAAGCGTGAATTTATTCTTTCCATCTGGTTGTGATAGATCCTATGTAAATGATGTACATTTAAAAGCATGGGAAGGTGGATTAAAAGGTTTATATTACTTAAGAACAGAATCTAAAGTAAGAGCTGAAACAATAGCTAATTCAGTTGCAAGAGTAGCTCTTGTTGATGACTCAAGGAACATTATCTATGGTAAAGATGATTGTCCATTTTGTCATATGGCTAAAGAAGAATTCAGAATTCTAGGAATTCCTTATGACTTTATCGATATTGAAAAACTCGGTAAGTCAGCAGCGGAAGTGACTGGAAGGAAGGATGTCAAAACTGTCCCACAAATTTACTTAAAAGGTGAATATGTAGGTGGTTATGATGAGTTTATGTCTCATATAAATAAAGGACATGAAGATAATAACGATGATGAATGTCGAGCCTGTGAGGGTTAGACCAAGCGAAGGAGGATATTATGGCTAAAAGCAAAGCAATTAGTTATACTGACGAGCTTCAAAAGATGCTTGATCGTACAATCGCTAGAGGTAATCCGAATGCACAAGATATTAAATCTTTGTGTTCTGTTATTTTTAGAATGAATGAACGTATCAAGAATCTTGAAGAGCAAATCGTCTTAGACGAAAAAAAATAAACAGGAGGATAAAATGACTGTATTAGAAGACAGTAAAGCATACAAACCTTTCCATTATCCGTGGGCTGTAGAGCTTACGAAGAAACATGAAGAGGTACATTGGGTTGAGGATGAAGCTGAGCTATCTGAGGATGTTCAAGATTGGCGTACTAAATTATCAAAACAAGAAAAAGACTTTATTGTGAATGTATTGCGGTTATTTACTCAGTCAGATGTCCAGGTAGGTGCTAACTATCATGACTTTCTTATTCCAAAGATGAGAAACAATGAAGTTAGAACTATGCTTGCATCATTTGCTGGTAGAGAAGGTGTTCATCAAAGAGCTTATGCTCTTTTAAATGATACACTAGGTTTACCTGAATCAGAATTTCATAAATTCTTAGAGTTCAGTGAGATGTCAGATAAGTTAGACTTTATGGCTAACAACAATATCACATCTCATACTGGTCTAGCATTAGCGCTAGCACAGTCTGTATTCAATGAAGGTATGAGTCTGTTTGCATCTTTCGTAATGCTACTTAATTTCCAACGTTTCGGTAAAATGAAAGGTATGGGTACAATTGTTGAGTGGTCTATTAGAGATGAAACACTTCACGTTCAAGGTAATGCTAAATTATTTAGAACATTCTGTGAAGAGCATCCACGTATTGTGAATGATGAACTAAAATCTAAAATTTATCAAATGGCAAGAAATGCTGTTAAGTTAGAAGATAGATTTATTGATCTTGCTTATGATAATAACAAAGTCGAAGGACTTGCTATTGATGAAGTAAAACAATACATCAGGCACATCGCTGATAGAAGACTATTACAATTAGGATTAAAGGCTAAATTCAAAGCTAAAGAAAATCCACTTCCATGGTTAGATTGGGTACTCAATGGAGTATCTCATGATAATTTCTTTGAGAAAAGAGTGACTGAATATTCAGTTAACGGTATGGACGGTGATTGGGGTTGGAAAGAAAGAGCTGCTTAAATATAATCTGTCAGATCTTGATCTGTAGTTATAGTAGCCGCCAATCTTGGCATTCTCCAACCATCATTCAATACTTGATGTGGAATATCTACTCTTAGCAAGGTGGCCTTATCCAAGGTCATCTCTGCTATTTTATCACACTCATTCGGTGTATAAGTTCTAAACATTTTCTGTTGAGGTTCTTTTTCTTTATGTGGTTTCCACCATATAGTTCTTGATTTTTCACAATTAAAGATAGGTATATTAATACGAGTCTTGATAGGCCAAGGTGGAAAGTCTTCATAATAAAATTCATGTTTAGGATCCATTCTAAATCTTTGTGATTTTAAATCCATTACAATATCATCAGAATGTATAGGTGAATCTTTTTGCCATAAACAAAAGAATGCTACATTAACAACTTTACCATATTCTTGTAATGATTTTTGTAGTGTAGGACATTCATCTAACATATCTTGATAAACATCTGGATATGAGTTTCTCCAGAATCCAGCATTCTCCTGTAATTCCTTAACAAACTTATCAACCATTATTGCCTTAGCAATTGATTGTGCAGTATTCACTGCTCGGTACAAACCTGGATGTAAATTCTGTGTATAGTTCTGTAGCTCAGATATGACTTTATCTAAATCTGGTATATCTATTTTTTTATATGGTAAGTCTGTCTTCATCTTTGAATCCAATTGTTGCTGCTACTCTTGGAAATCTCCATTTATCTTCATCAATAACCACCTGATGTGGTTCATTTACTCTTATGATTGTAGGTCTTTTTAATTCTACTCTTGATACTTCAGTCACATCTTTCTCATCAAAAGTATTATAATGTGTACCATCTGGTACAAATACTTTTTTACCATCAGCAGTTTTTAAACCTGCATATTCTGGTATGTGTGATTTGCCGCTTACAGTTTGTTTTTCACCTGTAAGATGTTCACCATACATTGTACCCATTACCATTCTTAATGATTCAGCATTTTCCATCTTCTTTAAATCTATTGGCTTAGCGATAGGTAAGATTTTATTTACTCCATCGTATGAAGCAATACTTGGTACGTCATGAGCTACAAACCATCTGGTGTGTGTTAAATCACAGTTCTGAATAGGAATATTAATTCTTTTAGTAGCTTCTGGTAAACCATCACCTACAGCATCATAATTATCTGTATGTATAGAACAATCTCTAGATAACATTACAAAGAAACCTACACTTCTAATCTCACCAAAGAGTGGTTCAAACATATCCCATAAAGTTGGACAAAGATTTCTTAAACCTACATACGGTTCAGGCCAACATCTTCTCCATATTGGTTTACCCATACCAAGAGAAATTTCAGGTCTTGTCTTTGTAGTAAATTCAAACATCTCATCTCTGACTTTTTCCCATCCAGGTATATCTAGTTCTCTATAATATTTGTAGTTCTTTGTATAGTCTTCAATATCTAGATTAGTCTTAAGATCTTCATATTCTTTCATAGTCTATTTCCTCATCTAATGATTTATTTAATTCTGTATTGGCACCTTTACATTCAGGTAAACCGACTCTTTCTCTTTCCATATCCATCATCCATATAACTCTATATTCATCAGTCAAATTACAAGCACTATGAACATATTCATCATTAAATCCAAACGGTCCATCTTTCCAATAAATTGGCTTGCCATTAATTTCTAAAAAGCATCTACCTTCAGGAATAAAAATAGGTAGATGTATTCTTACTCTATTAGAACCTATATTTGTAGCACCAGTATGTCTTGATAGTATTGCACCTGGTTTTAACATAACATAATCCATAATTGGGCAATCATCACCAAACTTTTTAAGTAGGCTAGCTGCGGTAGGAAATCTTTTGTTTACCCATATCATTGGTGCAGGATCACTTATCTTATCTGGTCCATCAGAAAAATATTTTATCTGTGTACTAGTCCAACCACTATAATCTGTTTCACCATTTACTTTAACAGCATCTTTTAAAGCATACCTAGCTTCTTTTGGCGGTGCCCATCTTTCATTTTGAAAATTATATTGTTGTATAGTTCTAGGTTTAGCATTTTCAAATCCTTCTTGTTTAACTACATCGGCTATAGTTTGATTTTCATTTCTCAAGAAATCCTCTCTTAAAGCTTCTTGAAATGTTAGTAGATAATCTAAAAAATTATCAAACTCAGTCTTAGTATCATACTGATTGTGTAAGAAGTATTGATCCTCAGGCTGGTACATCTCTTGGTTTCCAATCAATTGGTTTAAATTCACTAAGATGCTTTAATCTTAATCTCAAATGTATCATATCATTTATACAATCAGGGCAATTTCTCTGTTGCCATTGTAATAGGAATTCCTGCATCTTAGCTTCATTCTTCTTTACACTTTCAAAGATAACATCTTTGTGTAAGTCATTCTCTTTATATTCTTTTATAAGAGTGGATGAGCCGTAATACTTTTTGAATTGCTTATCTGGTTTACCTGAATAGCCGATATAATACCTGCCATCTGGAAAATAGGTGCAATAAACTCTGTGAATTTTTTTAGTCGCCATTTGAAATAATCTCCATAATATAGTATTATATTTATATGAGTATCAAAGCTGGAAAAATTTGGGGTCAAACAGAGCTAATTCATGCGAATGGCGTGCTTGAATTCCACCGCATAGAATACAAAGCGGGATATAAATGTAGTGAACATGAACATCAATTCAAATGGAATGGCTTCTTTGTTGAGTCAGGAAAAATGTTGATAAGAGTTTGGCAAGAAGATCAAGAAGGTCTTGTTGATGAAACTATCTTAGGTCCAGGAGAATTTACGCAAGTAAAACCTGGTAAGATACACCAATTTGAAGGTATTGAAGATGGTGTAGCTTTTGAGTTATATTGGGCAGAGTTCAATCATAATGATATTATAAGAAGAACTGTAGGAACTAAAACATAATGGGTAAATTTTTAAAAACATCTATGGATGAAAAAGTAATTCACTATCTAGCAATTGAACTACACAAGCTAGATCCTGATAACGATACATTAAATAGATTAAAGTCAATGCAAAATGACAATGGCTTTGAATTAGATAAAGTACTAAAAGAATATGACAAAACGAAAACCTATCCAACGCATTACAATACCGATGGTACATGGAAAAACCCGCCAGGCAAAAGTACTATTTGGCCAGGATAGTCCATACGGTCATAAAGTAGAAAAAGACAAAACAAAAGTAATACCACGAAAATCTAAATATAACAAAAAGTTATAAAAGGAATAATCTTTAGATCAATGCCAGTTTGTCACACTATATAAGTGATAAATTATTTTAACCCGATTATATATCTAGTAAATGACAATGACCTTTAAAAAATACAAAGCTGAACATCCGAAAATTTGCCGATTCTGTGAAGTAGCTCGCGATATTAGTATCCTAGTTGGTACTATATTCATGCCACTTCTACTCGCAATGATCGGACACTACAGCTACTACTGACCAAGCTATACTGAATAGCTAACAAAAAAATAGGGGCACATAGGTATAAATATAATAGACTTGCTGATAATCAGGAGTCTTTTGTAAACTTGCTTTAATAAGGAGGAAACTATGAACGCAATTACATTCCCACGATCGGCCTTTATCGGATTCGATCAACTCTTCAACGAACTAGAATCATCTGTATGGAAAGACACACAGTCTTATCCACCACACAACATCATTAAGATTAGTGAAGAAAAATTTGCTATCGAATTGGCTGTTGCTGGATTTAGTATGGATGCAATCGATATTACTGTCAAAGACGGTGAGTTGTTTGTTGCAGGCAAAGCTGAAAAGAAAGATAAGAACTATGTACACAAAGGTATTAGTTCAAGACACTTTCAAAAAGCTTTTAAACTTCAAGAACATGTTGAAGTCACTGATGCCAATTTATCTGATGGTATTTTAAGCATCTCTTTGGAACTAAAAGTTCCTGAAGAGAAGAAGCCAAAGTCTATTAAGATTAATAAAGGCGAGCCTGAATATCTGAAAGGATAATCAAAAAAAAATCTCTAGTAGTGGTATAAATATATCATGGAGTTGGTATACTCTTCATAAAACAACCAACAAAGGAATATTATGTCACTACTAGAAAAACTCAAAAAAACGTCAACGGTAAAATCAACAGCCGTTCTTGCTGAATCAGCATTATTCAACAAAAAAGATATGGTCCCAACAGATATACCTGTTGTTAACATTGCACTATCTGGAAAAGTTGAAGGTGGTCTTACTTCAGGCCTTACAATACTTGCTGGTCCATCAAAACATTTCAAATCAAACTTAGCTTTACTTATGGCTTCTGCATATCTTAGAAAATATGAAGATGCTGTATGTCTATTATATGATACAGAATTCGGTATCACACCTGAATATCTTCAAAGTATGAATGTAGATCCTAAAAGATGTATGCATACACCAATAGAACATGTAGAACAACTTAAGTTTGATATTACAAAACAATTAGAACAAATTGACAAAGGCGATAAGGTCATTATACTTATTGATTCAGTTGGTAATTTAGCTTCAAAGAAAGAACTTGAAGATGCACTTGATGGTAAGTCAGTTGCTGATATGTCAAGAGCTAAAGCAATTAAATCTTTATTTAGAATAATTACACCTTACCTAACAACAAGAGATATACCATTAGTTGCGGTAAATCATACATATAAAGAGATTGGCATGTTCCCTAAAGACATTATGTCTGGTGGTTCAGGTATTTACTACTCAGCCAATCAAATATTATTTATGGGTAGGCAACAAGAAAAAGATGGTACAGAAATCTCAGGTTATAACTTTATGATGGGTGTTGAAAAATCTAGATTTGTAAGAGAAAAAACAAGACTTCCATTATCAATATCATGGGAAGGTGGCATTAACAAATGGTCAGGCCTTCTTGATATCGGACTAGAACTTGGATGGATTACTAAACCATCTGTTGGTTGGTTCGAAGGTACTAATCCTAATACAGGTGAAGTATTTTTAAAGAAAAGACGAGCAGAAACTAATTCATCAGAGTATTGGCTACCATTACTTAAGTCTGGTTTTAGTGATGCTATTGAAAAAAGATATGCAATTGGTTCTATTCAATCAGTAGTGGAGGAAAATGTCGAAGTTGTCGAAGAAGATTCAACCGTTGATAACGATCAATGATCAGCCGTATCTTCATATAGATCTATTAGATAATAATACTGCAAGTGAAATTCATCAAGAAGTAGTATGGGGTATGTCAATGACTGACAATACTATATTTAGTGTTGGTGATGACTATAGTCGTGGTGATGCATATACCAAATATTTTGATTCAGATTTTTTAGATGTAAAATATGCTAGGCAGGCATTATCAGAAGATGAAGAACAAAGAATCAAGTCATTACCAGTTGATGATTTTAAAAAGCAAAAGATTATGGAAAGGTATCTTAAGTTCTCTAAAGGTGCTTATTACCCATGGAGAGATGTATATCCAATCATGTGGTCTCAATGGAATGAACAAGAACATATTCATGGTAAGTATATTCCAGATGAAGCAAAGAAATTATTTCCTGGTACAATTAAATGGATATGGTCAAAGCTACCATTTAAGCAAATTGGTAGAGTGAATATATTTGGTGTAGATAGTTCTCAACATATTACGGTACATAGAGATAATAATCCATTTGTAATGGGTAGTGATCATCATTCAATTATGTTAAGTCCAGCAAAAAACAAAAGGAGTTTTATATACGACCAAGAAAATGATAAGAAACATTATGTAGATAGCAACTGTTATGTATTTCATGATCTTAATTATCATGGTGTTGATCCTAATCCACAATGGACATACACTATTAGAGTAGATGGAATATTTACAGACACATTTTTAAACAACTTAGAATATAGGAGGCCATGGAATGTCAAAAAACAATCCTAAGAATTTTAAATCATATATAGACCCTGAAGGTGGTGAATGGATAGAAGTCACCGGTAAAGGTCATAAATATAATGGTGTTATATGGAGACCAGTAGATATGGATCTTAAAGAAGATAAGATTAAATTTCAAGTAGAGTTTCTCACTATCGAAGATGCTGAGAAATATGCTAAAGAATCAAAGTTTGAACAAATGGCATCTGATATTATAGCAGACATATTAAACGTGAAAAAGAATGATGCACCGAGTATAATTATTCCATGAGTGTTGATTCAACAGAACTTAGAAAAGGTATCTTATACAATATGATGGTCAACGAAGACTATTGTAGAAAAGTTGCACCATTTCTTAAAGATGATTATTTTACAGAAAAGCATGAGAAAGTTATTCTCGAAGAAGTTGTAAGATACTTTAATAAGAACAATGCATTACCTAGTTCTGCTGCACTTAAAATTGAAGTTGAATCAAGAACTGATTTGACTGAGCCAATTTATAACTCTATTCAAGATTTTCTAAATAAAGATATACAGCCAATTAATAAAACTGATTGGTTAGTTGATAAAACAGAAATGTGGTGTCAAGAGCGTGCAATAGTAAATGCAGTATATAAAGCTGTTAATGTTATTGGTGGTGATGATAAGAAAACTCCAATGACAGCATTACCTGAATTATTACATGATGCTATTGGTACTTCATTTGATAAATCTGTAGGTCATGATTATACAGAACAAGTTGAAGAAAGATGGGATTACTATAATAAGAAAGAAAACAAATTAGAAACTGGTCTTGAACATTTAGATTATATCTTACGTGGTGGTATTCCTGAAAAAACACTTGGTGTTATTATGGCTGGTACTGGTGTAGGTAAATCTTTATTTATGTGTTCAGTATCATCAAGTTTACTTGAACGTGGTAAAAATATTCTTTATATTACTATGGAAATGGCAGAAGAAAAGATTGCACAAAGAATTGATCAGAATTTACTTGACATGACTCAAGAAGAATTAGATTCTGTTGGTAAAGATAACTTCTTAAAAAGATTCCAAACATTAAGAACAAAAACACAAGGTAGATTAGTTGTAAAAGAATATCCTACTGGTATGGCTACTGCAGCACACTTCAGATCTTTACTTAAAGAACTTGATATGAAGAAAACATTTGTACCTGATTTAATATGTATTGATTATCTTAATATTTGTAATTCTCTTAGTATAGGTAAAAATGCAAACAGCTATGAAAAGATAAAAGCTATTGCTGAAGAACTTCGTGCATTAGCTATGGAATACAATGTTCCTGTATTAACTGCTACACAAACAAATAGACAAGGCATGAATGATGCTGATGTTGGTATGACTGATGTTTCAGAATCATTTGGTTTACCTATGACAGCGGATTACTTCTTTGCTATGACTACAAATGATCAACTTAGAAATGATATGATGATTAGATTCAGTCAACTTAAGAATCGTTATGGTGATCCAGCAGATAGAAAAAACTGGCTACTCGGTGTTGATTATGAACATATGAAAGTCACTGATATAAAAGATCAACCTACACATATAGAAGCACAAAATCATGCAGCCAAAAATCCACAAACTGCTCAGCCTACCCTCAATATTGATTGGACCTAAACCATTCTCTTAGAGTATAAAAAATATACTCAGAACTAGTATAATATTAATAGCAAAAGGAGATAATATGATTTTATTAGATTTTAGTTCAATAGCCATGTCAGCCATGTTCCCACGTATCGAGGAGTTTGATGAGGAAAAAGAACTTATAAGACACACGATGATTAACATTATTCGTAAGTATAATGTAGAACATAGAGATGAATATGGTGAAACAATAGTATGTATGGATGCTGCTAATTCATGGCGTAGACAATACTTTACACCATATAAAGCTAATCGTAGAAAGAATAGAAGTAATAGTATACACGATTGGGATGGTATCTTTAAGATGATCAATCAGGTACGTGATGATATTATACAGTATAGTCCATTTAAATGTGTATGGGTAGACACATGTGAAGCAGATGATGCTATAGGAACTATTGTAGAAAAGAATAATACACCTCAGCCAGTACTTATTGTATCTCCTGATGGTGATTTCAAACAATTACAGAAATATCCTAATGTAAAACAATGGTCAAATATACAGAAAAAATGGGTAAAATCAGATAATCCTGAAGAAGAACTATTTGAAAAGATATGTAGAGGTGACACTGGTGATGGTGTTCCTAATGTATTATCTGATGATGAAGTACTTATTACTGAAGGTGCAAGACAAACACCTGTCACAAAGAAACAAATGACAATGTTAAAAGGTGATCCATTAGAATGGCCACTACAAGTACAACGTAGATTTATTAGAAATAAACAACTTATTGATCTAACTCAGACTCCAGAGCTGAAAAAAGATGAAATCATGAAGCAATATAATGGTGATACGCGTGGTTCTATACAGAAATGGATGAGTTATCTCATGAAACACCAAATGAAGCTTCATTTAGAGTCATTGACTGATTTCGAAGTTCGAAAATAATAAATACTATGTCGACAATTTAACATTATTTAAGGAGACTCCAAATGGCATATAAAGGTTATAGAAAACCAATCGTATTTCGAGGTACAGATTCAGAGACATCTCTGCAATATGTAGGTTCGGTAGATACGACTACCACTGGAACTACTGATTCTGACGATAATACACTTGCTACGGTCGGCGGATTTGGAGTCACTCATGCAGTCACTTCTAGAAAAGCATCCGGTAATACTGTAGCAACTGCCGATTCCGATGGAAACAAAGGAACAGTCAAATCATTAGAGATATTGGAAGCGCTGCCAGGTTGGTACATGAAAGGTGATTCATCAAAAGGAAATACAGCAATACTGGATTCCGATGCTGAAGGCAACTTTGGTACAGACCTAGGTACTTCTACTGATGTTCAGGTTGAAAATGGTATATACACATTAAGTTTCGCTACTAGAGATTCAGACTGTGGTGTAGGTGACTACATCGTAGCTGTTCAAGGTGGTGGAGTTTACTATGAAGGCTATGTCACTGGCAAAACAACAGGAAACAATGATATCCAGATTCGTCCGGTATCAGGAAACTGGAAAGGTTTTGACGGTACAGCAGCTTGGAAATATACCACTTCAAACAAACAGCATAAAGGTCAAGATATCGAATTTGCTGGAACAGTAGTAGATGCACCAACAGCTAAATTCAAAATTTAGAGGTAGTTAATTATGGCAACAGCGGTTATTACATGGGGCAGAATGAACCCACCAACCGCTGGTCATGAAAAACTGGTAAACAAATTAAGAAAGGCTTCTCGCTTTCACGGTGGGAAGCCTTTCGTGTTTCTAACGAAGACATTCAAAAAACCAAAAGACCCACTTCCATATAGAGATAAAGTCAAGCTTGCAAAGAAAGCATTTGGTAATATTGTAAAAGATCATAAAGGTAAAACACTTATTGATCTTATGAAAGAACTAGAAAAGAAGTATGATGACCTATATGTAGTTGTAGGCTCTGATAGAGTAAGTGAATTCGAAACACTCTTAAACAAATATAATGGAAAAGATTATACATTTTCTAGTATAACTATATTATCTGCAGGAGAAAGAGACCCTGATGCAGAAGGTGTTTCTGGTATATCTGCAAGTAAGATGAGAAAATTTGCAGCTGATGATGATTATGATTCATTTGCTAAAGGTTTACCATCATTAATAAGAGGATCAACTGCTAAAAAAGCATTTGATTTAGTAAGAAAAAATTTATAAAAAAAAGGTTATATTATGACTATAAAAACTCAAGACATGCAAGTCTTTGAAATCTTAAATGAACTAGATGCTTGCACAACAAAACAACGTAAAGTTGATCTCATAAACACTAAGTATAATTCACATACTCCATTACAATATATTCTGAGATGGAACTATGATGATAGCATTAAATCAATGATGCCTGAAGGTGAACCACCATTTGATAAAGAAAGAAAAGATGGATCATCTCCACAATCATTATGGACATACTTAAAGATGTTTCCTAATTTTGTTGAGTCAGCTCAATCTAAACAACTACCTGAATTGAAAAGAGAAAATCTATTCATTGAAATGCTTGATGCCTTGGATGTAGAAGAATCCGTAACGGTATGTCTTGCTAAAGACGGTAAGCTTGAGGATAAGTATAATATATCTTTAGATGTAGTAAATGCTGCATACCCTGATATTGGTTTAGTATCAGAACCCCTACCTGAACCAACTCCAAAAGAACAAAAAGATGACCTTTTATCGCAAGCAAAGGCAGTAAAGGAACAAGTAAAAGAATTAAATAGTTTAGCAAAAGAGCTAACTGATAAAGCAAAAGCGATAACGGAGTAAAATATGGCATTATTAGAATGCGTGAAATTTGGTCACGATATAGGCCAATTAAAGCCTGCAATAAATGAAGTAGGTTTTGATATACATTATAACAAAATCTACATGAAGTTAGTGGAAGATTTTAATAAAGGTATTGGCGATTTTGCTTTTAACAAAGCCGGAGCACACCTTCACGGGTTGTACTTCGAAAATTTAAGGGAACGAAGAGAAAACAATATCCCTATTGGAAAAGCGGAACATATCATTACACAAAGGTATGGGAATTTTGATAATTTTAAGAAGCAAGTTCAAGAACAAGCTTCGAGATTACAAGGTTCTGGTTGGGTATTTATGAACATGCAAGGTTATGTGAATATTATACCTAATTATAGAATTGTAGATAATGTTGGAATGATTATAAACTGTTGGGAACATGCTTACGCATATACTTTCGGTCATGATCGAGCAGCATTTGTTGATTCTATATTTGATATTATTGATTGGGATAAAGTTAACTCACGTTTGAATGGTGAGTAAATGTGTGTTGTTGCTGCAAAGCACTTCAAAGGACATGGTTGGATTTTAGTAAAAAATCGTGACCGTAATTATCCTACTGAGGTAAAATTAGTTCAATCAAAACGTTCAGGCATTGAACGCTTATTCCTACGTGATACAACTACGGGTTATAGTGAAGGTCTAAATGAAACAGGCTTATCAATAGTATCTGCTTCAGTGATGGTTAAAAAAGATGAGAAAGAAGGTGGTGGTAGAGCATCTGATTCTCAAAACTGGACATCACCTGATGGACAAAGAATAAGAAGAGCACTATATCAAAAGACTGTAAAAGGTGCAGTCAAATCATTATTAGATTCACAGATTCCTGGAAACACTATTATTTCTGATGGTAAAGAATGCTATCTTATTGAAGCTGCATTTACTAATTACGAAAAACCTGATCAAAAATATCACAGCATAGTTAAAAAGATTCAACCAAAAGATATTTGTGTAAGAACAAATCATGGTATAGCATTACCATGGACAGGTTATGATATAAAAGACCCTGAACAAAAACCTGATAGGTTATCTTCAGAAAGCAGATTGAAAATAGCAACTGCAGAAATTAAAAAAGCTAAGGATCCACAAGCATTATTGAACGCCTTAGGTGTAGCACCTGAAAAAGACCCACAAATGAATCCTATAAGAATCAATAAAGGTAAAGGTGTTATGAGAACTACAGGTCAAATCATGTTAAATCCATTAGAAAGAGTATTTACATATAGACCTACAATGTCAGAAGTAGAATTAAGCAACTACAATAAGATCAATGCAGAAACATCTAAGACTTTCTTTGAGATCATATCAAACAGAGAACTAATTAGCTTTGGTTCTTTTAGTGAAGGTACAGAATCATGGGAAGCAGGATATAAAAGACGTGTAGTAAAGACTACTAAAGCAGAGCATAAAGACAAAGGTCTTATGTGGAGAATTAAAGGTAAAGACAGACCAGAAATTAGTATCAAACTATATAAAGACAAACCATCTTTTGCAGAATTCAAAAAACAAATGAAAAGAGTGGCTGGACATGAATTTGGCTAGTTTCTTATCTGAAGCTGCTGACAGCTCACAGAATCTACATCTTACACATGTAGATGAAGACCTATTTGAAAGAGGAGATGAAGGTGCTAAGGCATCTATTGAATCTTGTAGAAATGTATTGGATGGCATTGGTACGGGTGAGACAGCACTTACAATCAAATGGGATGGTGCACCTGCTATATTTGCTGGTGTAGATCCTGCTGATGGTAAATTCTTTGTATCAACAAAATCAGCATTCAACAAAACACCAATACTATATAAGAGTGCATCTGATAAGAAAAAATTTAAAACAGGTGATAAGCTTGCAATTGCTCATAAAGAGTTTCAAAAGATTGGTATACCATCAGGAGTTGTATTACAAGGTGACCTTATGTTTACTAAAGGTGATCAGAAATATGAGACTATTGATGATAAAAGATACATAACAGCTCATCCGAATACTATTGTTTATGCTTGGGATGCTGAAAGTGATGTAGGTAAACAAATAAGAAATGCAAACATAGGTGTTGTTTGGCATACTACATATTCAGGTAAAGACTTACAAAGTATGAAAGCAAGATTCGGAGTAAACGTAAATAAATTAAAAAGCTCACGTTCTATATGGATGGATGATGCATATTTTAAAGGTGCTAATGTTGCCTTTACTGATGCTGAGAAAATTAAAGTAGAAAAAATCTTATCATCAGCAGAAAGTAAAATTGGCAAGTTTGATAAGCTTAAAGAAATAATGGCAATGATACCATCAGCTGCTGTTGGTGCTGGAATAAAAACATTTATAAACTCTAATATTAGAAAAGGTCAATTGCCTACAGCAAGAAAAAATCCAGTAAAAGATTATATTGAATATGTAGATACATATTACGAAGATAAGATTATCAGTAAGTTAAAGACAGATAAAGCTATAGACTCTAAGAGAGCTGCAAAGAGACAATTAAGATCTGATCTTGGTAAGAATGCTGCTATTTTAAAAGCTGCATTTGAATATGTAGATCTCATTACTCAAGCTAAAGTACAAATAATTAAAAAACTAGTATCGTTGGATAAACAAAAGCAATTTGTTAAAACAAGTAGTGGTTTTAAAGTGACTAATCCAGAAGGTTATGTAGCTATAAATTCTAAAAAAGGTGAAGCTGTTAAATTTGTAGACAGATTAGAATTTAGCTATAATAATTTTTCTGACAGTGTAATCAAAGGATGGCAAAAATGAAAACTATTGTAGTAATAACTGCTTTGTTATGGTATGCAAATAATCCTGTCCAAATGCAAACAGACTGGCCAGGTGGTGAATTTGAAACGTTATATGAATGTAGAGAGTTTCTGCACTCTAATAAAGTAATGCTTACATTAGGCTTATTTGAAAAGCACATAGAAGATGAAGAAGGTAATCATCTGTTAAGTTGGGAGTACTTCTGCGAATCTAGATCTTTTACTGATACATAGGAATTAAATATAGTATGAGTATATTAGATGGCCTTACAAAAGAATACATCATGGAAAATAGCTCCTTATTAGGAGATTATAAACATGTGATACACAACCTTGATATTCCATTATTTTTCAATCCAGCCAATACAGATCCTATTAACTTTGGTTTGGCTTTTGATCTAGTGGTAGCTGGTTGGATTAATTCATTTCCAGCAGTAAGAGGTGTAAATGTCTTTCACCCTGTTCAAGAAGGAAAAACATTAATGAGATTTGATGAAACCCAAGAAAACTTTGAGAATCAAAAATATATTAGATTTCCACCACATTCACCTATTAATTATGAACCCTATATACATGTCTCTGAAAATGGTATTGATTTTAAGTCAAAAGCTAAAGCCGCTAGAGGTGAAACAACTAAAGACACAGTAGATTTTGAATTAGAGAATGTTATGGTTGGATTTAATAATGAAATAGTCAGAAGTCATGAACATTCAGGTGATGATAATAATGCACGTATATTTTTAGGTCCACAAAGATGTCTAGATACTAACTGGAGATTACCTGAAGCATCATATAAACGCAGATTAGTAAAAGATAAAGATATATTTGATATAGGTTATCATTTTAGTTCTACTGATGGTGATAAACAAATGTCAGGTAGATATGAAGAAAAATGTTTTGCAGGTAAAAACACATTTAACTTTATGAATTGGCATAACAAATATCTTGGTTCGCCTAAACTTGATAAGGTTATAAGAAGAATGGCACAATGTAAAGAATTCCATGGTACACTCGGAGGTTTATCCTTCTTAGCATTATCAATGAAGATACCTACAACAATACACACAAATCCAAGAATGACTTGGACACCACAAAAGAAAGTTATGAAAACATTAGCACGTAGAAGTGGTGCAACATTTATGGAGGCAACAGCATAATGTCATCAGGTAAACTAGACAATCTAATAATTCAAATGGGTTGGAGATCAGCTCAAAAAGGTTTTGCACGTAGACGTAATGGAACACAAAGAGAAATTGCAGATACATACAATTTTGGTTTAGGTCATACATTATTAGCCATGACATTTATTGGTGAAACATATCCGACTAAAGCACAAAGAGATGCAGGTGTATATAACCCACATATTGAAGTACTATATCCTGATTCAGACACATCAGGTAATATCATGTTTAGATACCACGATGTTAAGTCTATATTAGATTCAGATCTAATGAATGCACCTAACTTAGTATTCGAAGCATATACACCACTTACTGGTGATCCTGACTCAAGATTTTTAGGATTAAATGATGGTACTGCTGTTTACAATGTAGACTCAGATAAGGAATTGGTAGCTAACCTAGTAGAGTATAACTGGGAACAAATATCAAGCTTTGGTGGTACAGATAAAAATATTGACATGTACTCATATGATATATTTCAATCACAATTTTCTAGAGCTGGTACACCAGCATTAAACTTCCCTAAATTAAGATCAGATCTTATTCCACGCTATCGAAGTGGAGAAGATCATTATACACATTGCTTTAAATTCAGTAATGATAGCGATGGTATGGGTGTATCAGATGAGATGATTGCTAAATGGAAAACTGAGAATGAGTCGACTGCATGGAATTTTGACTCAGATACATCCTCGACACTCGAGAATGTAGTCAAAAAAATGAAGAATAGTAGATATTATCATGGTACCTTGAATGGTTTAGCCATCCTAGCATTAGTCTGTGGTGTTCCTGCAACTGTTTATATGCCAACTGCAGTATCTCTCAGCCAAGAACAGAAAGCTCTTAAAAAGATATTCCTTAATAATGGTGGCACCATAATGACTCAAGAGAATTTCATGCTGGCAAATCAGTCTATTGGATTTACTGAAGGTAATTTATAGAAAAAACTAGTATAATACTAGTATGACAATGCATTTATTAAGAGGTACACCTGGCCTCAACACCAAAAAAGCTAATGTAAAATACACAAAGGCTAAACTGGCCTCTCTAAGAGTATCACATAGAAATCATAACAAATGGGCTAAAGCTAATCGCATGCCTGATCTTATATTAGACTTCGAAGATTATAAGTTATACACTCGTGGTCTATGGAAACCTAAAACTAACACTGATATTGTCATTAACAAACTTCCCACGTTATCAAGAGATAAGGGTCCAGAATATCCATCACTTAACAGCGGTAAATACAATGCTTTTAAGAAAGAACCAATGAAATATACTGGTACCCTTATCAAGGGAATTGCACAAATGCATAAGTCTAATGCTGTGCCTATAATTAATAAACAACAAGCAATTGATGTTGCTAAGATGAGAAGAGGATAAGATGATGATGAAAGAAGATTTATACAGAGTATATGCAGATGTAGTCAGGTCAGATCAAATGCAAGCTTCTGAAGTAATAGCATTATTTAAAGATGAACCAGGATTTGCTGATTGGTATCGCAAAAAATATTTAGATGAAAAGTCATCAGTTCAGAAGATTGAAAGATGGGCTGAAAGAAATCCAAAAAACTCTTGGGTACAAGACACTGCTTTATTACTAATTAGAAAATTGACCAGTGTCACTAATTGCAGAAAGTAATTCCACACAAAGAAACTGGAATTTAGATAAAGATTTAGATGCAGACATTGATCTACTTCTAATAGATGCATTACAAAATGCACCATCCAAACAAAATCTACCATTCTATATTGCTCACTTATGTAGTGACAGAGATCTTATTGAAAAGATACATGCTAATACCATGGGTTATAGTGATGCAAGTAATATAATAAGACCTAATGATCAAGTTCTTGCTCATAGATTGATCGCTTTCGAAGCATACGAAGAGCCAAATAAGTATTATGAAAATATGGATGTTGAGCAGTATAATACTTTAGTAAGGAGAGATCAATTGATGGCAGTAGGCATTGCTTCTGGTTATGTAAATTTAGTAGCACACCAACATGGTTTGAAAACAGGATATTGTGCATGCCATAATGACACTGCTGTACGTGATTTGTTAGAAGCTGATGGTGAAATAATTACAATGATTGGTGTAGGTTATCCTGACACAAGTAAAGATAAGAATGATTCTATGTATGGTGACTATAAGTATAAATCAAGACCAAAGAAAAAAATAGAGGTATTAATTAAATGACACAAATTGTAATTGTTGGTCATTCACCTGGTAAGGTAGATGCAGAGAAATCTATGACACTTAAACGTGTAAAAGATTGGATGGAATCATGCGATATATTAATGTATGATTGGTATAATCTTGTAGATCATCATGCACCTGATTTAAAGTTAAAAGAAGCTACACTGAAACCAGAAACACTAAAAAAATATAGTGTAATTATATCAATTGGCAATTTAGCTGATGATTGGTGTAAGAAGAATGACATAAATAACTATAAGATGCCACATCCATCAGGACTGAATAGAATATGGAATGATAAGAGAAGAGCTAATAAGATTATAAGAGAATTAAAGAGACATATATATGCAAACTACGCAGCTATCTAGTATATTTTCAGATGAAGAAAGACAAGCTCTATTAGAGATATACTACTCACATAAAGAGTATGATACTGAAGCTATGAAGAAAGCACCAGTATGTGATCATACATTAGATATAGTACAGGACAGAATCAGGCAGCTCATAGGCACTGATTATGAATACGTTTCTGGTAATTACTATGAACATACTAAACCGTTTTATCCTCACACTGACTTCAGAAAAGAATGGGTAGAAAGTATTAATATGGTAATACCATTAAAGAATAGAACAGAAAACTATAATGGTAAGCTTGTTATATTTGATCAGATGTGGGAAGATGATAGTCAGACATGGATGATGACACATCCAACAACTCAGTTTACAGTAAATACAGCACTAAGCGGATGTCCATTTGATTATCCTATTACAAACAAAACAGGCGAGAAGATGGATCAAATGTTTTGGGAAACTCATCTTAAACAATTCCCTTCATGGTGTTGGAATGAATTATCAGGTCATACTTATAGATACGAAGAGAACAGCATAATAATATTCAATAATAAGAAAATACACTGCACTAATAATTTTAAAGGCAGTAAGACTGGTCTTACATTAAGATATAAGAAGAGACATACAAATCCATTATTTAAGGAGTATGCAAATGTTAGTTGATATACAAGGTGTTGGTACGGTAGGTATGGCAATGAGACATATCTTTAGGCATTGCTTTCATGAAAGTTTAACTGATGTAGATGCAGTGATCATTACAAATCATGAAGATTACTTGTATGATGTACTTACTGATGTATTGAAATGGCATACAGGTTTAGTCATAATCAAATGTACTGTAAGACCTGATATATTAAAAAAGATTATGGGTCTACATGACAAGATATGTTATGTACCTGAATTTCTTAGAGAAAAGCATTCACTTACAGATGCTACATTACCAGAGTTCAGAATATTTGGTGGTACCAAAGAAAATATTGCATTAGCAGAAAAAGTGTTTGCTGATTCACACTCACATGCACATAGAATATTCCACATGTCCGCAGAAGAAGCTGCGTTTGTCAAGTATAGCATTAACTCTTATCTTGCTCTTAAAGTAGGTTTCTTTAATGATCTATATGATAAGGCTAAAAAAGAAAATTTGAATTGGTATAATATTAGTCAAGCAATTATAGCAGATGAAAGAATTGGTTCATCACATTCAGAAGTACCTGGTCATGATGGTGAGTTTGGTTTTGGTGGTAAATGTTTACCTAAAGACTTAGAAGCTTTTATAGATTATACAAAGTCTGATTTGCTTAAAGAAGTAAGAAATAGTAATGAAGGCAGGAGAGCATTAAACAAATGAAGAGAGATATATTAGAGAGTATGATGGATATTGGTAGTGGTTTCATTATAGCCATTATAATTCAATTAACAATATTTCCTTTCTATGGTATTACAGTTTCAATATTTGAGAATTTTCAAATTGCACTAATATTCTTAATAGTGTCAATGACAAGATCAGCTTTATGGAGAAGATTTTTTAGAAGGAGAAAAGACTATGATGATAGACTTAAATATAGTAGGTATCAATGATCCAAGACAAGGTGTAGCAATCAAAGACGCAGTTGAAAATGCTATGCTTACATTAATGCCTAAACGTGAGAAGCCAATATACATCAATGTAGAAATTGGTTTAGATGAAGATATGGGTGCAGCTGTAGGTTTTATGATTGAAGGTGGTGAACCTGATGAATTTGACATGTTCTTACGTAAAGATATATTAAATGATATGGAAGAGTTGATAGTCACAGTGACACATGAATGTGTACATATAAAACAATATTTACGTAAAGAGTTAAGAGATATTAGTGCTGATAAAAAGATTTGGCATGGTGTTGAATACAATACGTCAGAAGAAGATTATAATAAATGTCCATGGGAAGTAGAAGCATATTTTCTACAATTACCAGTGGCTAATAGTATACTAAAGGAGTATGAAAAGATATGGCATTCAGGACAAACAGCAGTAGCACAGCAGTAAGCTGGGAAGAAATGATGGATTGGTCAAGACAATTGGCCGATAAAATTAAACAATCAGATGACAAAGATGTCAAGTCAATATTTCCTGTTGATCATGAGGATATCATACCTGCTTGGATGGTTGCAAAAAACCTAGGTATTGGTATCCTTCCAGGTCATGCAGATTTGAATGCAAAGTATTTAGCATTTCATGTAGATAACAGTGTGTTCTCTGATATTGCATTTGTCAATTACCATTTAGAAGGTGCAGATACACAGATCTTATCTGTTCCAAAGCATTTCGTTCTCAATGAAAGTTATATTGATGAAGAACCTAAGAAAACTTATCAGTATCCATGGTATAATATCTAGTATATGAATATTTTTATTCTTGATGAAAGTCCAGTAATTGCAGCACAAATGCATTGTGACAAGCATGTACCTAAAATGATAGTTGAATCTGCACAAATGATATGCACAGCTCATCGTATGCTTGATGGTTCTACAATAAGAAAGCCATCTAAATCAGGTAAGCGTATTATAAACTATTGGCAACACCCTGATCCAAATGATGAAGAGTTGCTATATAAAGCTGTTCATCATAATCATCCATGTACCGTATGGGCTAGACAAACTACAGGTAATTATGATTGGCACTATGAATTGTTTGCTGAATTATGCAATGAATTTACCAAACGATTTGGTAAAACCCATCTAACAGAATCCCTTCTCTTAGAGCGACTAAAGAAATATCCAGTCAATTTACCTAAAGGTGATATTACACCATTTGCACTAGCAATGAGTAATAAACCAGAATGCGTAGTTGAAGGTGATGCTATACAATCATACAAAAACTACTACAAGTCTAAGCTTGAGTATATGCCAATGGATTGGACACGTGCTCAAATGAAACCTGAGTGGTTTGATGCAATCGCAATATAAGATAGTACCTGCATTCACAGGTGGATACAACATAATAGCAATAAATAATAGTAGCTGGCAAGAAGTGGCAGGTCCATACTTGACAGAGAAAGAAGCTCTAACTGATTTAACATTGTATGAGCAAGGCGAAGTAGTAGATAATGACAAACAAAACAAGAACTATAATAGATCTTAGAAAACTTCCAGTTAAAGACTTGACTGATATAAGTTATGGTGGTAAGTCATCATCTCTTGAAGAGATTGATACTGAAACATTTGCTACAGCAATAAACAAAATATCCAATACATTCTGTATAGCTAAATGGAAGCAAACAACATTACACCTACAAAATGGTCATACACATTCGTGTCACCATCCACAAACACATAAGATACCATGGCAAGAGTTGCAAACAAGACCATCAGCATTACATAATACTACTAAGAAGATGATGATGCGTGATCAGATGAAGAACAATGTAAGACCACGTGAATGTGAGTATTGTTGGAGAGTAGAAGATGCTCGTAAAAAGAAAGGTGATCCTTGGTCAGATAGAATACATAAGAGTAGAGATCATTGGGCATTAAAACATTTACCTGAGATATTAAAGAATGATTCTACTTATGATGTACCACCTTCATATCTTGAAGTATCATTCAGTAATGTATGTAATTTTAAATGTGCGTATTGTGCACCACATATATCATCTCAATGGATGCAGGAAATTAAAGCGAAAGGTGCATATCCAACATCAGCAAAATTCAACAACTTAGATTGGATTCAAAAAGAAGGTCTAATGCCAATACCAAACAATAAGCCAAATGTATATGTTGAAGCATTTTGGAAATGGTTCCCTGAAATATACAAACACCTTGAAGTATTTCGTATTACAGGTGGTGAACCGTTTATGTCTAAAGATACTATCAAGGTACTAGACTTTTTAACAGATAATCCTGCACCTAACATGTCATTTGCTATCAATACTAATCTATGCATACCTGATAAGTTATTTGAACAAGTCATGGGTAAATTAAAAAGACTTGTGGTTGAGAAGAAGATCAAGAATTTACACCTATTCACAAGTGCAGAAGCATACGGTAAGGCATCAGACTATATACGATTTGGTATGGACTATGAGCTATGGTACAGAAATTGTCAATGGGTTATAAACAACATACCTGATGTAGATGAAAACAATCCTACAGTATTGACTATAATGTCTACAGTAAACCTATTGAGTCTACCATCATATGTAAAGTTTATTCAAGATGTAAGTATGCTAAAGAAAGAAGCTAGTGTAAACATGAAGAATCCTAAGCTCTATGAAAGAGACTTAAAAAACATGTGTCCAGTAAGAGTTGACTTTCCATATCTTAGAAATCCTGAATTCTTGACTATGTTCCTATATCAAAATCCTAAGTTTAAGCTAGAAGGTAAGAAATGGATAGACAATGCCATATTTGCAGCTAAAATGGGTGGCTTTAATGAATATGAAATAGACAGAATGACTAGGCTCCTAAACACCTATATGGGTGACCAAAGATGGACTGAGGTACAACGTACCAAGCATGAAAGAGACTTTAAAAAGTACATTATTGAATACGATAAGAGAAGAAGTGTTGATTTTGATACTGTTTTTCCTGAGTTAAAAACCTTTAAAGATAGTATAATACTATAGTAAAACAATTTAAAGTGAGGTAAATTATGGAAGCACATCCAGAAGTAGAATCGCTGAAGCATAGAATACAAGAACTTGAGCGTGATATTGGCAATTACAGAGTTCAGATTGCCGAATACAGGCAAATCGTACATGAACTATCTAACAAAAATAAAAAAGAATATTGGAGAACACCATGAGAGAACATTATGATTCTATAATGAATGATAAGGTAAATGCACTTAAAGATTTACCTTTTCAAGTCAAGTTCATGTCTATGCAGATATTAGCATGGATGTGGTCTGCTGTTTTTGGTATCTACATCATAGAGAGTATATATGCATTTGGCATATCAGCTCTTGCACATGCACTGTTTATTGCAATGACTGGCCTAACGGCTATATACTTTAAGCAAGTACAAAGAGAAAGAGTAGATGGTATACTAACAAGAGGTAAAGGCGGAGAACATGAGTAGTAAAGAAAGATTACTTTGGTTTATATTTGGTTTTATGCCTTTCATATTTTTAATAATAGCATTAGCTGAAGGATGGATAGTTATATGAGTGATGAAAAAATCTATATATCACCTGATGGTGGTAAAACAATATATGAACAAATAGATGGTAAGCGTGGTCCATTAGTAGATAAAAAGAGTGATGACTTTGATGTACCAAGCTGGAAGTACATTCGAGTAGAGTACGAGGAAAGTATCATACAAATAAATAAATTAATAGAACTTCACGAAATGAAATACAACAAGACTCGTGAAGAGTTTCATAAAAAGGCTTATGAATCTTTAATCTCGTACATGCATGAATTAAAAGCTTACATTGTAAAGAAAGAGGAGGATTACTTTAAATGAAAATGTTCAAAGACGGCACATGGTTGATGTGGTTGGCACTTACCATGATGTTTATGTTTTTTGTTATGTTGCCTACAGGTGCAGCAACCGAGCCAAAACAACCCATCATAGAATATACTAATCAAGATGAATTCATAACATCAGTCCAGTCATGTGCTACATTTGAGAATTCACTCTTAAATGAAAATGATCATGTACCAGTAGAGATCATTACTGCAATGGCAGTATTAGAAACCGGTTATGGTAAGAGTAGATTCGCTAATGTTGCAAACAACTTGTTTGGTATCAGAACATGGGATCTATCAACACCACATGTCAAGCCACTTGGTTATGAAGGTAATGAAATAAAGTGGGCTGTAAAGAAGTACGATACTAAATGTGATAGTGTCAAGCACATGATCAGTATACTAAATAACCTACATTTCTATGAGAAGTTTAGAGAAGCAAGAGAACAGTTCTTTAATTTCAGAGGTGTAAGTCTATATGACATGGTCCATACATTACATCCATGGAGCACCAATCCAGAATATACCAACCTTATAAACAATAGAGTCAAGCACATCGAAGTCGCATTTTCTGACTAAAACTCACATTTTACTGTGATATATTTGTCACAGTTGTCAATAAAAACACTCTTAAAGTACTAAGTAGTTGTTTTCTAATAACAAAATAATCTAAAAAAACTGCAGTTTAATGTAAAAAACGTTGTACATTACCGTATAACCTGTATAGAATAGTACATATAACTGATTAACAAAGGAGAATATATGACAATTAATATAACTACAGGATATGAATACACTGGTTCAAATGCAGATGCATGCGGTGATATTGAAGAAGTTTGTACATTTAAACAAGGTATCAAACACTTTGGCATTAGCGGTGGACAAGTTAAAGGCATGAAAGCAGTTGCTAGATTGGTAAGATACAGAATAGAAGAAGATGATGACGGTAAAGAAATCAAACGTCCAGTATACTTCTCAGTATTTGATGCTAATGAGTTTGCTGCTAGAAAAGCTTTACTTAAACCAACTAAGAGGGTAGCATAATGCATGAAACATTTGAAACAACTGTTGATACTTATCATCATATGACTAAGATGGTAATAGACAAATTTAAAGTGAAATATAGAAGCCCATACTGCGAGAGCTCATTATGGAAAGGTATACCTATTGAGTTCTTACCCACATTCAAACAATTGTTTGGTACTGGGTACTTAATCAAGTATAGAGGCACCTCTAAAGACTATTACAGCAGACCACAAGCACATTGTCATAAACAATATGCAGATACATTTGCAGTATACAGAAAATAATTCGCTTTAAGAGTATAATATTAATAACAATCAAGCAAGGGAGACATCATGCAACTTATAATAGAAACACAATATATGGAAAACTACAATGTAGAAAATCCTGGCCAAGGTCAAGATAGATGGAAATATAAAGGTGGTTCCACTTATAAGGTGCAGGATGTTGACATTAACATGGACTTTAAGAAATACATTAAGACACATCTAGCTCCGAAGATAGAGTATGAGTCAGATATGTCTCAAGAATATATTCTTGACTGGTCCATCGTGTCAGATGACTATCTGTCAGACTTTGAAAAGTCTCAACTTGAATATGAAGGTTTTAAGGGCTATCAAGAACCTAAGATCTATATTGAAGATGATAAGATGACTAAGATCAAAGAGTTTGAGGGTCATCGTGGTAGAAATAGACACGTGTGGGAATGGTTTGCTGATGGTTCTGAATGGGTATACAATAAAGCATTATCATTTGAACTAACAAGAAGGGTAGCATAATGGGCGATTACGTAATATTCGATGTAGATGGTACATTGATGGACATTACTCACAGACGTAAGTTTGTACAGAGTAGTCCAAAAGACTGGGATTCATTCAATGATCCTAAGAATGTAGAGAAAGATACACCTATTGAAGAGGTGTTTGAGCTTGCTAGACTATTATCTAAGCGAAACTATATAGTCATATCAAGTGGTAGAAAGAAGAAGCTAAGGGATCTGACTATGAAGCAGATAAGAGCCAATGGACTTGACCCTGAACTAGCACTCTTTCGAAGTGATACAGACTTTAGGCCAGATCATGAGCTTAAACGTGATCATCTGCAGAAGATGATACTTCACTTTAATGACGAGTTCCCACGTATGGCCTTTGATGATAGAGATTCAGTGGTAGATATGTGGCGAGAGAATGGTATCAAGACCTTTCAGCCTGAAAGAGGTAATTTTTAACACAATAAGGTATAATAATAATACAGGAGAAAACACACATGATTGACGTACTTAATGAGATAGAATATCTAGAAAAGATCAAAGACGCTGCAGAAGATAAAGACTTCGCAAAGGTTATAGAGCTATGTAGAGACAAGATACATGATAATGTCAAGGTAGTAAAAGACTTTGAATTTGCAAATCACCTAGATGAAAACAGCAACTAATAGAGAGATAATGGGTAGGCTAGGTGAAGAAGCCCTAGCCGCCAAGTACAATTTTACCCTGTCGGATGACAAGTACGATATGGAAAAAGATGCGATAGATGAGAGTGGTAATCGAGTAGAGATTAAGACTCAGAATCGTCATCCTGCCGGGTATTTTACGGTCAACCTTGCCAATGTTAATCAGTTGAAGAAGTGTGTAGAGGTTGACCGTCTTTTGTTTCTCGAGTATGACAACAGTGATACTCTTAAAGTATGGGAATGTCCAAAGAATGATAAGGCCAGAAGAGCTAAGACAATCAGAACACGTGATGGTAGAGCCATGGCTGGATTCCCAATAGATGAGATGGAGATGATCGAGGAGATGCAAGATAAGGAACTATCACGCATGTTTAAGCAACTATCACAGTCAAAGGTCATTGATGTATAATCCACTTCCACAGTTTCTTACTCTTAAAGAGTCAGTAATACATGGTCTTGGATGCTTTGCACGAGAGAGTATACCATCACAGTTCATTATCGGTGTGACACATGTATACCTTGATCATAAGATCATAAGAACACCACTTGGTGGTTTTATCAACCATGCCGTACTCTCAAACTGTGTACTCGAAGATGGATATCTCAACCAGGATGATGAGATTATCAACATGTACAAGTGTAAACGAATCATGACAACAAGATTAATTAACCCCGGTGAGGAGCTAACACTCACCTACAAGATGTACGACCCGACATGACACCATTAGAAACACTCTTAATTCTATATCTCGGCACACTCATACTTTTCAGTGGTACGCCGAAGATCTAACAAGCTCGGTAAGGCCTATGTAAGACTCTTTTGTTTTGCAGGGATAGGCGTTAAACAGAGTAAAGATCAGAAGAATTCACATGAACACGAGGTTCGCGCCAGAAACATATACCCAGGAGAGTACGTAGGTGGTCCCATTGACCCCATTCATAACGATTCTGACCTGTATCCACAGATACTATACAACTATAACAACAAGAAAGATAGTAAACCAATCGTGTATATACCATTAGATGATACACCGATACACTTAGAACCATTCAAATCATTATGTCTATATCTACTACTCAGCACTATATCAATACTGTTTATAGGTGGTCTGATGTACCTCCTAAGTGTTCTGATCACTCCCTGAGCTCCCGTGCATTGGTGCTCGGTGTTCAATGTGTATTTAAAAATACAGCTGAAAATAGCCGGTACGAGGGCTCTATAGACCCTTCTAAACACCACCGAGAGATGCCGACTAAATCCACAGGGAGCCTCGGAATATCACGGCCGACACCCCTCTATAGCACACGAGTACAAAAAACTCATAAAAACAGTGATAAAAATGTCACAGTAGGGAATAAAAATGACGGCTGTGGTCTAAGTGGTTGATTTCTAATAACAAAATAATCTAAAAAAATGCATAAAGTTGTTTACATGCTCGCCGAACTGTATAGAATAGGCTATATCAATGATTAACAAAGGTAAATATATGACAGAAAAAATGAAAGCGGCATTTCAAAAAGCCGTAACCAACCCAGAAAACTTGAATCTTGATGGTTCAATTAACTGGAACTTTGTAGATGCAGATGTGTATCATGAAGTAGACCCTGATGAAACTACTGTACATTACAATAAGTTTCATATGCTTTGTAATTCTTTTAAACTTTAACAGCGAGGACAATAACCATGAGTAAAATGAATCAACTATACCTAGAACTAAGCGAACGTGCACAGGACTATATCAGCGACTTTGCTGATAAGAAGTACTTCACATTATTAGATGCCAAGGATGCCTACCTTGATATATACGGCGAGTCAGCTGCTCCCATCTTTGAACAAGAATGCGAAACAGCTAGCGAGATAGGTATCATATAATGCTTGAAACAATCTTATACTGGGTAATATTCCCAACTATGGGCTTCACATTCTATTGTGCATGTGTAGCCCTATACCTACATACAAAAGAAATCTTTAAGGAGGATATATAATGGCTAAATCAGGCTACAAACAACCAAATACAATCGAAGAAGCTGTCAAGGGTCTTACCCCTGTGGTAAAGAAATTTGCAAGACAGTATACCCGTAATCACTATCACCTGTACGAAGACCTCATGCAGGATGGTTTTATGGGTATCTGTGAGGCATGGGAAAAGTTTGACCATACCAAGGGTGCCAGCTTTACCACCTACGCATGGTTCTATATCCGTAAGAAGATGCAGACCACGGTAGATCCCTTTTGGAAATGGGATAATAAGACGGTGCCAGAAGACTGGGCTCCCGATAGTGGCTATGAGCATAGCTTCGATGGCTTCGCCGCAGTACAGGCATTCCATCAGTTAAATGAGTATGAGCAGAAGCTTATCATGCTCAGAACCGAGGGCTATACCTTTAGTGAGATAGCTAAGACCCTTAATAAAGAATCACCTAAGAAGCGATCTCTGAATAAGATCAGGTCTGAAATACTTGAGATACAAGATCGCCTGGTAGCAGAAGAATAGTACTAGGTAGGTAATCCCATCAAATACCCGAGACCGTTAGGTATTTGGTGGGGCAAAAGTCCCGGGAAGGTCGTCCGTGCTTAGCTCCGAAGAGATTTTTTTTCACCAGGATTTTTTTACCCGAGTATTGGTGGTAATGGTAGAGAGGATTCGTTATCACTTGCCCTCTGGGGATGTTCGGCTAGTATTGGTTTAGCTCCCTCTATATAGGGTGGAGGTGGTGGATTCAATATGATCTTCTTCGGTGGTTCTATACCCATAGATTGAAAGTTATTCGGTATCTGTTGTAGTGTATCATTTGAACCGGTAATAGCATGTCTCATTGCATTTCTTTCATTCATTTCCTTCTCGAATTGTTGTCTCTGCTGCTCATCTGTTGGATATACTGTATTACCTCCCTGGTCGAATAGACCCATCCAAGGTATATGTATCCTTACCGGACCGATAGGAGTATCAATATCGCATTCTAATACCGTGTCTTTACCCTTCGGACCGGCCTTGATCTGTTCGTGCTTCGCCTGTATTCGAAGCTGCAGTACATCTTTCGGATGCATAAGATCGGGGTAGATGATATTCTCCTGACCCGCCAGCTGTCTCTCGATACTCGCCCGGATATCATCCGGATTATCCTCATAGGCGATACCTCGGACCTCGGGAGTTATCTTCTTAATATCTACGAGCTCCTCATCATTCTCTATATGTGCCATCAGGTTCTCCCATGTTATCTGATGAAAGTTATCAAATCCAATGAGTCTCGGAGGTGACTTACCATCGAGTGGATTGACGTGATAGAACTCGGTATCGGGGAACTGTTTAATAATCCACTGATATCTTCTCTGCCAGTTACGAAATGTAGGTGCTCCGTTGATTACACCTTCCTTCTTCTTGGCATAGTGCTTCATACCCTCATAGAGGTTATTCATCAGGCCATTACTATCGGGATTATTGATATCGGCATCGGACTTGATACCAAAGAAGTCATTACCGATGAGAAAGATCTTCTTATGTTCATGTACCTTACAGGCCACATAGGTGGCGGATGGTCCGGCTGCAAACTTCTCGGGTGTTGGTATCTTCTTGGCTCCGCTTCCAGGTTTAGGAAACCACGTATAGAACCAGTTCGATCTCGGCCAGTTAGGTGTAGTCTTCAATATAGTACGAGTCATAGGCTCATCAGATGCTACTAATACATGTGGTGCAAACTCTTCTCGATAGAACCAGTTGCAGGCATAGAGTATTCCATACTCTTTAAGTGTCTTAATATCCTTATCTTTTCTTGTGATACCGTTACCAATTACCCATGCGTACTGACCGGTCGGTAGTGTCTTCTTACCGGTACCCTTAATCTTTGGAAGCTTCTTCATATATACCTCTTCATAAATTTGTTAAGACCCGCATCAACATGTAGAGACCTGTTCATGTTATGTTCTCGATCCTTATTAGTATTATACCATATATCCTGCCATTCTTTATCACTCAGGTGATATAAACGACTGATCTCCTCGTTCAACCTGTTAAGTCTATTAAGTGGATTACGTTCGTTGTCGTATGAATGGTCTATATACCGATCAAAGAACTTCCATCCCTTCCTTCGTAGGTTGTTGATATGATGTTGCTGTGCCCAGTACAGAGAAAGGTTCCCTGATCTGAGAGCACGAAATGTCTTCTCACTTGCAAATGTAGTTAACGGTCCACCATTGACTCGTGTTTCCGATACGATCTCCAGTTGAAAGTTTGCTCGTGAATCATAGCTATCTACCATGGCACCATTCTCTCCCGCTATCAGGTCCTGTCCCTCATTAGTTATTCTATTCTTAATAGAACCCCAATTATCAAAGTGTTTCTTTAATGGTTCACTGATATGCGGTCTCTCGAGCTCGGTAAGTACATGTGGACATCTGATCTCCATCTGCATATTACTATTTACAAGTCTCTTTAAGAGTTCGATACGATATGTATAGTGTCTTCTCATCCAGAAGAACATACGATACTTCCTACTTACCTTCTGATCTCTTCGATTGTTAGATGGTTCAGGCTGTGACTGTGATAGATTACAATCAACGAACTTCTTCCAGTATGGAATATAGATCCAGTTCTTATCACAATTCTGAGTAAGTGGTCCTGAATTACAATGCCAGAAGTTTATGTTATCATAGTTCTTAAACTCATTCTTTACATCAAACCATTCAAGAAACCATGGTTCCATACCGACATTGACTATATAGACTACCTGATCATTACCATGCTCATCATACATCTTATTCATATAATCACGAGCTACTTTATAGTCATTAAAGCCACCCATATGTTCAAAGTATATTACCTTATGATTCTTTGAGAGAGTAGCAAGATGTGGTTGAAAGCAGGATAGAGCTTTAGGTTTGAATGGGTACATCGATGTACCCATTTCTCTGATAAATGAGTTTGCTTGTATTAGTGGAAACATTGTTCGGTTCCATACTTTATAATCTTCTTAGTTCGAGGAATATCAAGATCGACATCATCTCCCCAAGGATCAACGAGTATTGAACCATCGGCAATGGAATCTATTATAAACTGTGAAGGACCACGGCTACAGAGATATACAGCCGGTTCACTCAGATACTTCTCATAATGAATCTTTGGTTGATTAAACATATCTATCTGTGCCTCCATATCTTCAATCCATGCAGCGACTAGGAGAGAAGGAGAACCATCCGTGAGTTCAGATTCTGACTTAAAACCATTATCTAGAAATACAATCGGTAGATCAAATGTCAAAAGATACTCGGACATCTTCTTAGCTTGAAAATCTCTTGCTTCCATGACCGATGAGAAGAGATCGTACTTAAGTTTAAGTTCCTCTGATAGAGACTTTAATGCTATATTATCTCGTGGATGACATGGACCACCGTCACCAAGACCAGGCTTCATGTATTTCTCACTGATAATTCTTTTCTTTGATTTGGCCAGAGCATTACATACCATGTTAGCATCTGTATGACCAATCTCCATTGCTACATCTTGAATCATATTGACAAAGGATATTTTCATAGAGATAAAAGTATTATAGAATACCTTTATACATTCAGCCTCCTCATATGAACCAGTTTCCCATCTCACTTTCGTAGTGATAATAGGTTTATAGAATTCTTTCAGTTCTTTAATATCTTCTTCATCACCACCAGCAATCATCATCTCAGGATTTAGAAAATCTTCCTTTACGGTACCCATTGCAATCAGATATGGATTGTATGCGAGTCTATAATTTTCAGGTATGTCGATCAATCTGTTTCTAAATGTGGTAGGTAATACAGTAGAGATTACAGTAACGAGTGCGTTGGGAGCGGCATAGTCATTGAGATCTATGAGTACATCTTCAAGAGATGAGTAATCAAAATCCATTGCGGGTAAATTGTAAGTAGGTTTTTCACCACCATAGTTTTCATGATGTGGTGTAGGTACGGCAATAAAGATCATCTCAGCATCTTTACATACTTCAGCCATGTCAGTATTCATTTTTATATCATGAATATGAACATCATAGTATTCATTCATTACATCAGCAACTGGTTGACCAAGTTTGCCTGCTCCGATAAATGCTACTTTCTTATTTTTTGCCACTGTCAAAACCTTTTTTAAGAATACTTAAAACTAGGATTGTGGCTAAGGAAATGATGAAAGCATCCGCAATAGTTAATAGATCCATGATTTATTTATTTTACGAGTTTGAAGTGACGCTCGTATACATGAAGATTCTGAACTTGCCATACTATCTGGCCAATCTTAACACTAAGATCTTGGGATAAACGTGAAAGAACTTCTTGCTGCCATGCATAATCATTACGATAGCCATATATAACATCATTAGATCTCATTTGAACTACTGAATGAATGGAGTTATTACGAATATAATATGTCACAGCATTAGTACAGATGAAATCATTCTTGCCATTTTCTCGGTATTCTTTCCATATAGATGGACGATTGTATATCATAGCAGCACGTCTGGAATCTGGATTATCAAGAAGTTCTTCGACTACATGTTCATATTGATTATGATATAGATCATCGAAGATTAACTTACCGTAATTTGAATTGATATTACCATAATGATCAGCAGACATTTGCCATGCTTTAGGTGGTAGTTTATCTTCAGGACCATAGATGTCATATATATTTGTAGAGGTTGAATCATACCATTCAATTTCAGCATCTATATACTTTTGATTAGGGATACCAAAGATCGCAGGTTCATCGGCTACAAAAGAAGCACCAATTAATTCTATAGTCTTAGAACCAGATCGATCCTTGGTAAACTTTTTTTGATTCAGTTCACTAATAAAGTGAGATCTGATATCAGAAACTTTAGGTGTTAGATCATTTTTCAAAGATCTTCGCGAGAATTCCAGTATTTCCGCCATGGTCAGGTGCCTCCCAATTTGCTGGTTTAGTTAAGTCCGGTAATCCATAAGGATTAGGACGTGATTCTTTAATTCCAATTTCTTTATTTAAGTTTGCTTTAAGTACTTCTTGCCATGCTTTATTACCATCTACTTTGAAAGCATCAAGTGTACCAGCAGCAAATACAATAAGATCAATAAGACCATCTACAATTTCTTTTGTATCACCATCATCAAGTGCTGCTTTAGTTTCATCTAATTCTTCTTGACACATTTCTAATCTAAATGCTAGGTACTTACCAAGCATATCTTTATTCATTCTATCTACTACTACAGGTACCATATATTTCATATGCATACCTTTCATATCTTCAAATATATCACTCATATCTTGCTCCATTAAAAATTGCTGAGAATATTAAAGGTTCTATATCTGTATTATACACTTTATGAAACTTATTTGCTGGTACTGGAATAGTATCACCAGGTTTAACTGCAAATGTTTCTTCATCTATTTGCATAAGTCCATTACCTTTTGTAAATACATATACTTCTTCTTGTTGTTTATCACTGTGTGTATGACCATTTGTTTCACATCCAGGTTGTAAGCAAGTAATTGATGGAACTAATATCTTTAGTTCATCATTATCTAGTACGTAGTACCTCTCGTCTTTCTTAGCTATTTTCCAGGTCATGTGTATGTAAGGCTATAAGAGCGTAATGTAATATCTTCATGATATCAGCTCTGTTTTTACCATCTTTCTTTCCATATCGTTGTGTATATTTTAAAACATTACCTAAACTAAAGCTTAGGCCATGGCCACAATCAATAATAAATTCTGTTGATTGAAACTTATTCTTAGAGTAATGACCATCATAAGTCTTATCAATATAAGATTGCAGATCATCAATCAGATTCTTTTCATTGAACTTGTATTCTATTTTACTTTGTGAATGGCCAGCCATTTTTATTTCCTTTTAAGTTTTCAATTCTTTCTTTTAAAAAAGATATAGTAGTATATATGAATCCACAATCATGTGGTTCTAATAATGTTTCGAAATATTTGATTTCATTTTCTAGTATTTCTATTTTAGCACCATCAGAATATTCCATGGTACCACTATCATTTATTTGTTTATTGTCCATCCATTTTTCCTCTCATATATGATACTGCGAATGAGCAGTAATTAATCATGTCTTTATAGGTATCTTCTAGTGATTCAAACTTTACATCACCATCAGCTTCGAGAAGAGACTGAGCTCTAAGTAGTTTCTGATGAATCATGTCATGAATAGTATCAACACCACGCCTGTAATGCATGGCTTGTTTAATATCTGATTTGGGATTTTGATAATCTTGAGACTTAGCTAATTGTAAGTCAATACATTCTTTAAGTATTTTTACTGATTCTTTTTCCATGGTGCTCGCTGTGTATGTTTATTAATCTATTAATATTATACTTTTTAATTCTAATTTTTTTCTGTACGAGATGATTCATCCATGATTTTTTATTTGTAAACTTATCTCCATAGAATATCTTTAAGAGTGTATCATCACTGATACCTTTTCTATCGAATAATCTATCAAGATCAAATGTAGTTGGTAGTACTTCATCAGCAGTATCTCTCTTATAGAGTTCATATGATTGCGGATGATAATCTTTAATGTATGATATAAAGTTTGCACTATAACCACAATTAAAGCAATGGCATACAAGACCTTGTTGTTTTGCATCTACCCAGAATCTTGCTTTACGAGTATTAGTAGCACTATCACCACATACTTGACATGACCAGTTCCATGAGTATTGAGTTTTCTTCTTATAGTTTCTTACTTCGTAAGTAAGACTGTCAGCAATTGAAATTAAGTTATGAAGCATTCTTGAATTTTATCTATTTGTCTAAGAGTTTCTTCGAACATGTTTGGTGTTAACATGTTTGGTCCATCAGAAGGTGCTACAGTAGGATTATCATGAACTTCCATAAAGAATCCATCTACACCAACGGCAGCTGCAGCTCTACATAATGGTTGAACGAATTGTCTTTTACCACCACTGACTCCATCACCAGCACCAGGTTCTTGTACTGAATGTGTAGCATCGAATATAACTTTCATATTTGGATAATCTTTTTGAAGTACCTGTCTCATATAACTTAAACCTCTCATGTCTACTACTAGATTATTATACCCGAAAGTTGTACCTCTTTCTGTAATCCATATAGGAGCATCAGGATCAGGTTTAGATAGTATACCTTTAACTTCTTTATATGATAGGAATTGACCTTTCTTTATATTAACAGGTTTCCATGTAGAACATGCTTCTACAATAAGATCTGTTTGTCTGCAAAGAAAAGCTGGGATTTGGAATACATCTATAATGTCTTGAAGATATTCCACTTGATAGCACTCATGAACATCCGTCAAAAGTTTCATGTCTGGATTTTCATTCTTTAGAAACTCAAAGTCCTCAACGAATTGTTTTAATCCAACACCTCGTTTACCTTTAACTGAACTTCGGTTTGCCTTATCAAAAGAAGCTTTATAATAAAATTCACCACTTACAATCTCTTTGATAGCGTCAAACATTTTCTGTGAATGTTCAATACTTTCATGTTGACATGGTCCCGCAATTAAAATCATAATTTAGTTTCTATCGTAAAAATCGTCTAAAGGGTTATCAGGTAGATTATACTTCTTTTTACGATCTTTTTCCGCTTGTTCTTTTTCTTCTTTAGTTAGGCCGCGATCTTTCAGAGGTCTAGCCTCCATAAATCGGTCTGTCATACTATATTTATTACCCGATATTATCAAGTGCATCTCTGACAAATTTGATATTATCAGCATTATTATCTAACACTTTAATAGCATCATCCATATAAGTTATGTAGTCTGTTTCTTGTTCTATCTCTCTAACAATCACATCAACTTTATCATGTATAGGATCATCGTGATCTACTAGGTCCCATATCTTATAGCCAATAGATTCAATCTCACTTACTTTTTCTTTGAAAAATTTTTGAGCCTGTTCTTTATTGTAGCTATCCATAATAGTATCATAATCTCTGCTACCTTTTTCAGCAACTGAGAGTACTAGCTCATCATCACTTGACCAAGCTTCGTACAGTACATACTCTTTGCCATCTCTGACACCTTGAACACGAATGATCTTTTCTTCATCAGTATAGTTATCTTCAATAACATTTTTTAAATTTTCTAGTTTCATATTTACCTACTTTCTTGGATTAATCTTGGAGTGTGAGCATTTCTTTCCATTTTTGAAAAGTATTCTGACCACCATTTATCAGTACTAGTTTCTCTGACTTCAGAGGTCTTGATTACTTGTTTTAAAGTAATAAGATCTGCTTCATAAAAATCTAATAACATATCAGTGAATGGATTTCTGTCATTTGATTTCCATTTGATTTCATTGCCATCAGCATAAAAATCATCTTTATATGTTTCTACTGCATTTTGTGTAGTAGACCATTGATAATTGTAGAACTCATCATTTCTCTTATAGTCTCTACCAGCGATAGTCACTTCATTAAATAATTTTTTATCTTTCATATATTCTCCTTTGTTAATCATTTATATGTACCATTCTATACAGGTTATACAGTAATGTACAACGTTTTATGCGTTTCTTTAAGATTAAATTGTTATAAGAAAACAACTACTTAGACCTAAACTGTTAATAACTTTTAGATTATACTTTAAAATCAACAACTTAAACTTTCGTTTGTTATCAACCACTTAAAGTTTTTTCCTCATAGCAGCCATTTTTTGTCTAGCGGTGTGCCATCTTGAAAAGGAATAAGGTGTAGGATGCTTACCTAGCTTGAGACCTTCTTTTCTAAATTCTGATTTAAGAACATCATGACATTCTCTACCCATAAATGCTGATACTAGTTTTAAGAGTACATTACGGTATTCACGACCATGATGCATCTGACCTGCGGCATGAGATAATTCATGAAGTAGAACATATAGATTATAACCATGTTTCTGATCAAGTGTAATCTCATATATGTATGCCCAGCCATGACAACCACGACCATTGTAGTTTGCCTTATCTCTAAGCTTTACTTTATGACCACCCTTAGCGTCAGCTTTTATAAATGCTGAGGACTTACAAATCCTATTGCATCTTTGCTGAGCCTCTTTAAGAGTCTTATAATATTCTTGTTTGTGTTTAAATGCTGGTGTTCTGTATAGTGCTCTTTCTGCTCTATATACTTTACCAGCTTCGGTATCTCGTTTATTTTCCATACGAGACATGCTGTGTTTTTTCTTATGCTGATTGAGATATCTGATATAAGCTCGTTGCTCGCCAACAAGGATATCCTCCCTCTCATTGACATCGTTTTTAAACGACTGATAGTCCATACTTAAGTTGTCCTCTCTGTTAGTATTTATTTCATGTCATTCAAAGTCGTATCGTCAGTAGAGTCTTTATTAGACTGGCGCTTAGATTGCCAGTTATTGATATGATTTTGAATTTGTTTCTGAGTAAGTTTGATTTTGAAATTCTCAGGAAAGTCTTTTCTTTCTTGAAGTAGGTTTTCAAGAAATTTGATTTTAGCTTTTTTAGTAGGTAAAGCTTGGAATGGTTGATATAAAGTTTCTGTTTTGTTTTGTTGAGTGTATTTTGTCATAATTGTAATTGGTACTTTCTTTGTTGATTATTAAAATTATACTCATTTTATCAAATTTTTATACGTTTGTAAAACAGTTTGTTTCGTTTGGAATCAACCACTTAGAAAAAAGGCTTTAGAAACAATCACTTATAGTTTCGTTTGGAATCAACTACTTATGCGAAGACGTGTAAATTAATCCAGTCACAGGTCATAGCGGGCTTCTTTTCTCCCTCTATTTCAATAACTATATCTATTGTTGTTCTAAACTTATTACCTAGTTTCTTATATGATTTAAGAGTAAAGTGAGCTCTGATTTTCTGATCAGCTTTTACTGCTTGTCTAAATTTTAGATTCTCTACTCCAACATTAGTAGCAAAGACCTGACCAGCAAAAGGTTTAATAATCTCATAACTAAATTTTGGTAGTAGGGAAACAATGAGAAATCCATGAGATATGATACCACCAAATGGTGTAGCCTTAGCATAGTTCTCATCAGTATGGATTGGTTGATCATCACCAATCAATGCACCATATAATTGTATTAGTTCTCTATCAATGGTTTCCCATGATGAAGTTAACTTTACTCCAATATGTTCTTTATATTTTTTGTCAGCTGCATCAATGGTGTTCAAAGTTTTTTCTCATCCAATTGTTTTTTGAATTGATCATATCCACCAATATTATTATCATCAACAAAGATCTGTGGAAATGTTCTTGCATTTGGTTGTAGTTCTAATAACTCTTCCATTGTAAAATCTTTATTCAACATTAGCTTCTCATAAGTATGTTCAGTTAATTTCTTTGCTTCTCTCTCAGCCATATCACAGTATGGACATGGAGTTTTACTATAAATTTTTATATGCATGATTAAGCCTGTAAATATGTTAGCATTGTCTTAGCATCAGAACATTCAAATGGATCAGCATCTACTTCACATTCATTGCATTTACCTTCTTCAACAAACATCTTTACAACTTGACCGTCATGTAATAAAGATGAATAACGCCATGATCTTGAACCAAATCCTTTATTCTTCTTAGTCACTAACATGTTTAGTTTGTTTGTTAGGTCACCATTGCCATCGGCAATATATTTTACTTTAGTAATTTCTTGCTTTTCAAACCAAGCTTTCATTACGAATTCATCATTTACTGAGATACAATATACCTCATCAATACCACACTTTTTAATCTCGTCATATAGTTCTTCATAACCTGGTAAATGTTGTGTAGAACAAGTTGGTGTAAATGCACCAGGCAATCCAAAGATTACCACTTTCTTATTATCGAATAGCTCTTTAAACTGAGACATACTTTCTCCTTTACTTTAGTTTCTATAGGTATTATACTTATTATGCGAAAAAACTTTCAAGATCAGAAGCTTTTTCTTTTTGATGTACAGCTTTAGTTTTACTTACTATATCTGAATACACATCGATAGCATCACAGTGAGACTTCCAAAACTCAAAAGCTTTATGTCTTTCTTCATCTCTCTTAGAATGATTAGTACTTAACATTGATAATGTATCAGCAACCGCTGTATACTCATGATTAATCAAAGCTACCTTATGAGCATCTGCACCATAATTTCTTTGTTTAAAATTATCTGTAAGGAACACTGTACCACTATTTTCACATGCAATAACTGGATCACCAATCTTATTGTGAATAATATGAGCACCAAAATGTTCATGGAATATAGGAACTGTACCAGCACCTAAACAATCTGCATGACAGTATTCTATATTTGCACCATATTGTTCTGGCTTGAGATGATATAGATCAGAACCAAACATAGACTTTGCCATTCTTAACATCATATCATGGTGTTGATAGCCAGGATAAAGATAAGCACCTTTATTTAGTTCTTCTTCACCATATTCAAACTTACCAGTTTCATCATATTCTTTTTCAGGCCTAAACTTATTTACTACATTCCATCTTGTTGATGGATCCTTATCATTTTTATATAAGATACCTTTATAACCTATTGATGCTTCTAATCCTTCAAGTATTGTAATGAATCCTCTATCCATCATTTTTTCTTGATGAAAATCAATTAGTTGCTGTGGACCTTTCCATCCAGCAGATCTACCAACCCATCTAATAATCTTTTCTTGTTCTTCAATTGGTTGCCAATACTTTTCTTTACCTTCATCAAAGTTATAACCTACACCTGCAGTTGTAATAGGAACTGAAATGTTTTCTTTCTCACACCATTTAGAAAATGGATTAGTTGTAGCATGAGTCATAATAACATCTAAACATTCTAATACTTCTTTAAGTTTAGCATTACGATGAATTGATTGAATATTATGATCAACCTGAACAATGCTTTTCTTAACATTAATTTTTTTTAATAACTCTATGAAGTTGTCAACACATTGTTCAGGGTGATTTTTAGATGGAACAGAAAAGACAATCAAAGCTTCACACTCATTTATCTCATCAATGACCTCAGTACAAGTCATTAGATCTGGAAACTTCTTAGTTGATTTACTAATATCTGACCAGTCTGCTCCTCTAAAATAGTTTACATCAAACTCCATGGAGTTTTGTCTTGGCCATACTTTATCCATAGTGGCATAGACTTTTACACCCATTAGTTTTTGGAATTCTACTACATTCTTTGTGACACCGCAACCTTCGACACCACGACCCATAAGTACTGCTACAGTCATTTGTTTTTACCTCTCTCTAAATTATACTGATCCATACACATATCTTCTAAACTCTTTGTTAGTGTAATCTTTTCTGATAATGTATCTACAGTTGAAGATTCAGCATCGCCTTCACGTCTACCACTTATCTTTATTGCTACACCTTTACCAGTGACTTTTCTCATTGTTTCAATAACTTCATTTACTGAATAACCTTCATTAGAACCTAAACATTCGTATGGTGTATTTGATGGTCCATCATCAACAGCATTACATATTGCATTTGCTAGGTCAACCACATGTACATAATCTCGTATGCATGTACCGTCTTTAGTATTATAATCAGTACCATATACTTCCATCCAATCTCGTTTACCGCATGCAACCTCAGCAGCTACCCTTATTAAATGAGTTGATGGACCTATTTGTTTGTGTACACCATCTGAACCTGATACATTGAAGAATCTAAATATTGTATATCCACCAGCTTTTTCTTTAATAACATCTTCAGCAGCTACTTTTGATTTGGCATAAGGTGATGCCATTTCCCATGCGGCTGATGTAGATGCAAATAAGATATGAGCCTTTGGAAACATTTCACATACACTTAATGTACCCATTACATTACTCACATAATAATCTGATGGTCTCTTCATACTTTCAGGTACTACTGACAATCCACCTAAATGAACTACTGCTTCATAGTCCGGATATAATTGAGATTTTCTATAGTCTCTTACATTATTATTATAATAATTCTTTAAGTATTGGTTTACATCATTCTTATCTTCTCCATGAATATTAATATCCATGCCATCAATAATATGACCACGTTCATTTAGTATCTTACATACATGTGAACCAATATATCCATTACAACCTGTGACTAAGACTCGCATACTCTTCTCCTTAAATCTGACGATGAGAATCTATGTTCTCGTTTATTAAAATACAAAGATATACCACGCTTCTTACATACATCTTTACCAGTAAAATCTTTTTCTCTATACTCATCACCAAGAATTCTAACATCAATAGTATATAGTTCTAATATATCTTCTAAATCTTTTTCAGTAGCATAAGGAATAATCTCATCAACATACTTTACTGCTTTGAGTTGTGTATATCTTTCTACTAAAGTTTGAATGGGTGAGTTCTTTTCTTTTCTATCAATCGATGGATCCACTTGCAAAGCACATATAAGATAATCACATTGTGACTTTGCATCTCTTAACATTTGTACATGACCTGCATGTAGCAAATCAAATGATGAACAGCTGAATCCAATCTTCATAGTAGTATTATACCCCGAAATGGGAGGAATATTTCTACTCCTCCCATAACAATAACAAATAAGGTTAGTTTATACTAAGCCTTGCGCAATTGCTTGGTAGCCCGCTGCTACAACAGCTCGTGTTGGAGTACCTAAACGATACCTTAATGCACGAAGACTGCTAGATTTAGCAGGTCTGTTGCCGTAGATAGCATAACCTTTATTTCTAAGGTTTGCAACCACTGCAGTTGGGTTAGCCATGTTAAATCTGTCTCTCATTTGAGCAACAGTTAACTCAGCACCATTTGATAGAGCATCAATTACTTTGCTCTCTTGGGATTTTGTTTTAGCCATTTGTATTTTCTCCTTACTTAGTCTAAAAAATATGTTAATTAATTTTAACATCACGAATAGATTATACTCTTTATCTCGATTTTTTTCATTTTCTTTTAGAGTGAGTACCCGCACCCCCGCGGGTACACACGGGTAATAAATAATGTATGATGAAATGGTTGCTACTTCCTGTAGCTTTAACAATCTCTGCGATCGCTGCTTTCTACTCAATCTATGGATTGGTAGCTATATTTGCCGCGGCCGTGATACCAATTATAATCATGGGTACAGCCCTTGAGATTGGTAAACTTGTATCCGTTGTATATCTACATCAGTACTGGGTAGAAACTAAGTTTCTCTTAAAGAGCTATCTAGTGTTGGCTGTTGCACTTCTCATGTTTATTACATCATTAGGAATATTTGGATTCCTTTCTAAGGCTCATGTTGAGCAAGCATCTTTAAGTGAAGAGCAGGTTGCTTTAATTGAAACACTTGAAGATAAAGAAATCAGATCAGAATTAAAAATTGAAAGATGGAATAAAGAGCTAACCAAGCTATTAAACAATGAAGATACACGTGTAGACACTCTTATAGGAAATGAGCAAGATCAACTCAATAGTTTATATGATAGAATTGATAAAGAAAAAACCACAGCTGCTGATAGATTTGATAATGCTAAGGCTGCAGCAAACAAGGCTTACACTCAAAAAGTAAAAACAATCAATGATACAATAACAGGCTTTGGCTCTCAAAGTAAGAAGACAGATCAAATTGAAATTGCAAATGGTGAGCTTAAAAAAGAATTAAGTAGTATTGAAAAGAAATACAATAATGAAGTAGAAGATATTGATACTAAATATAAAGACGAAATTTTAGAATTACAAAATGTAATTAAAGGTTATAGAAATCAAGTCACAGAAAAAACTGGTGATATTGATATAAAGATTGTTGAATTAGAATCTAAGATAGATGCTGAACAAAAAATAATTGATGAAGTCATTGGTGAAAAAGGAATCTATGAGAAAGAATATAGAAAGCTTGAAGCTGAAGTCGGACCAATTAAATATATTGCTGAACTTATCTATGGCGAAACTGATAGAGGTTTATTAGAAGATGCTGTAAGATGGGTTATTATTATATTAGTTATTGTATTTGATCCTCTAGCGGTTGCGTTATTAATAGCATGGAATGATATTATAAAACGTGAATATCCAAGAAGTCCATATCCAATTCCTAAAATAAGAAAACCTGAACCGGTAGAACCAGAAAAAAAAACTGAAGAACCCGAAGAAGAAGAGCATTGGTTAGAAGAAGAACCAAAGGTTGAGGTTAAAGAAGAAGTTGAAGTAGAAAAGGATTACGAAAAAAGCCATTACTATAATATGGGTGGACAAAAAGTAAAAGCAAATCCTAAAACACTAAAAGACTTTATGGAAGAAACACCTGATTTCTTCGCGCAGCTAGCGGATGAAATGGGTGGAAGAGTAGAATATGATAGTGACGCTGCACAGATAGATGTTCCTGAAGATGTATTGGAACAATTACCTGATGGTACTTATAGAAAGAAAGAACCGAAGCGTACAAGAATTTAAGGTTTTAATATGAAAGAGTTTATGATATTGCTAAGTGAATTTGGATTGCCAGTGGCTGGTGCAGTCGTAATGGCAGTATTCATTTATATTATATTAAGATATATTCTAGATTCAGTGGTTGGTCAAGCCACAACTCTCAAATCAATTATAACTCAATTAGATAATCGTGTTAAGAACATGAATAATGACATGATAAAACTCGATATACAAATAACTCATGTGTTAGGTTTAAAGCCAGATGAAGAACGTATATCAAGAGCCAATGGTAAAGAAGATGCGAGAAGAGATTAATGAAAATCGTAATTGAAATTTTAACTGTATACGGATTTCCAACTTTAGCTGCTATAGCAATGGGTTGGTTTATTTGGTTTGTCTATAATTTCACTACAAAAAATATCAAAAAGAAACTTGGTGAAACTAATGTAGTTCTTATTGCTTTGTTAGATAGAATCAGAATGCTTGATAATGATATTATAAGATTGCGTTCTAAACTAGACACAATCATTCAGATGAAAGAGAATGAAAAGCCGTCTAAATCACATACCGTAACTAAAGATTCTAATAAATAATATATGATAAAAGCACAACTAAAGATAGGTGTGCTGCGTACTTGGGTTGTTATGTTTCTTGCGGTGATAGTGGCAGCCCTACTCCCGACAAATCTCTCAGCTAGTGAACTGAACTTTGAGTTTGGCAACCCCGCATTCTCAAAGCAAGGCTACTCTTCACATGTATTATCTATCGAGCAATTACAATATTCACGAGATAAAGATAACGAGAAAGATAAAAAATCAGAAGCAGCATCGGCAGAAAGAGATCTAAATAATACAACTATTGCTAAGTTTATTAAGAACGTAGAATCAAGAATTTATGCCAACCTTTCTAAACAATTGGTTGATAATATGTTTGGTACTAACTGTGTAAATACAGATGCCATTACATGTGCAACTTCAGGTACCGCAGAAGTAGAAGGTGCCACAATATATTGGGTGAGAGACGATACTACTGATACAATAACTTTAACCGTAACTGATGATACAAATAATACTACAACAATCACTGTTCCTATCGGAGACTTTCTTTTCTAATAGAAATGTATGCAGATGAAAACAATTGCACTTTTAACATTAATGTCATTGATGATAACTGGGTGTGTAAGCACTCCAGATAAGATAGATTATTATATTGATAAACCTGTTTTTGCACACAGTACTCCGACATCTGAATTACTAGAAACTTTACCAGCTCTTGATGGTGATATTATTACTATTGCAGTATATAGTTTTTTAGATAAAACTGGTCAAAGAAAACCAAGTACAAAGTTTTCTCAATTATCAACAGCCATATCTCAAGGTGCAGATGTATGGGTTATACAAGCTTTAAAAGAAGCAGGTGATGGAACCTGGTTTAAAGTTGTTGAAAGAATGGGATTAGATAATGTAATAAAAGAAAGACAGCTTATACGTTCTACAAGAGAAGCGTATGATGGAGATCAAGCTGTAGGAAATTCTTTAAAGCCTCTAATATTTGCCGGTCTCTTATTAGAAGGTGGAGTCGTAGCCTACGATACTAATATCGATACAGGTGGAAGCGGCGCAAGATACTTTGGCATTGGTATATCTGAAGAATATCGGGTAGATCAAGTCACTGTTGCTATGAGAATCGTTGCTGTACAGACAGGCGAAGTTTTAATTACCGTATCAGGTACTAAAACAATTGCTAGTCATAAATCAGGAACGGATGTATTTAGATTTCTCGATATGGGAACTAAAGCATTAGAAATAGAGAGCGGAGTTGCTATGAACGAGCCAGTAAATTATGCCATTCGATCAGCTATCGAATATTGCGTTATAGAAGTAATTAAACAAGGAAAAGACCAAGGTCTTTGGAAATATAAGGAGATAAAATATGAAAAAGATGTTCATTAGCTTTTTAGTCATTTCGTTTCTTAGTTTAACAGGTACATTATTAGCGAATGATATTTATGTCACACAAAGTGGTAATACACTTGACTTAGATATTACGCAAGATGGCCAAAACAATACTGTTGGTAATTCTACCACATCATCATCGGTTGTAGGTGCTACATCTACTATTGATATTGATCAAGTAGGAAATAGTAATGTGTTAACTTTTGATGTTAACGGTGCTAGTTATACCGGTACTTTTAGTACTACGGGTAATTCCAACAATATTGATTTTAATTGTGATAGTACTGCAGGAAATAGTTCATGTGCTACAGTCACAAGTAATATAACATGGGTTGGTAGTTCCAATGATTTAGATATAGACATTGGAGAAACCTCTGCGGCTGGTGGCGGTACAGTAGCTATAACAGGAGCAAGTGGTTCCGATTCAAACGTTATTGCTGCAACTGTCGATGGCACAAGCGCTATCTTAACCTTGACTGTTAACGGAGATACGAATAACTGGTTGATAGATATTGATGGTAATGGAGACATTAACGGCCATACGTTAATTCACACCCATACCGGTGGTATTGCTGATGTAGATATAGTTCAGAGTGGTGTTAATGATGCCATTATAAACTTAACTACTGTAGGTGATAATCACGATATTGATATAAGTCAAACAGACTAATGCGTGTTATAATAAAGAGTATTGCTCTCATTGTGGCGGTGAGTATAGTGTTTTTGTATGGCAATAAAGTTTATGCTAATACCATAGGAGATGTCATATTACAAGAGGGCAATACTGTTATAGAACAAAGTGGAGAAGATAATATATCTGTCGAAGGACTAGGTATATTTTCTTATGATGTCGTTAAGACGGGAAATGGTAAAACTGCTATCTCGTTTATTGACGACACTCGCGTTGATGTCACTGAACATTCAAAACTCATAATTGACGAGTTTGTATTTGATCCTGTAAACAATAAAGGATCACTCTCATTGAAAGCAACTTTAGGAACTGTACGTTATGCTTCTGGCCAGATAGCAAAGAACTATGCACAGAACGTAAGTATAACTACTCCAACTGCAACAATCGGAGTAAGAGGAACTGATTTTAGTATGACCGTCGATGAAATTGGCGGATCAACAATTATACTATTACCATCATGCAATACAAGTGGATATTGTTATGTAGGAGAAATTGAAGTTGAAACAGATGCTGGATTTGTAATAATGAATCAAGCATTCCAAGCAACTGTAGTCACAACAGGTGAAACAAAACCTATGAAGCCTGTCATCTTAGATCTAGATGAAACAATGATAGGTAATCTTTTAATAATTCAGAAACCACCAGAAATTAAAGAACAGCAAGAAAAAGCTGAGTATAATGAAGTAGCAAATGCTCTTGATATAGACTTCTTAGAATTTAATGATTTAGAAGTTGATGAGCTTGAACTTGAAAATGATACATGGGCTACTGGTCTAGATATAGATTTTTTAGAACAAAACTTCTTAGTAGATGTATTAGATCAAATTAATAAAGAACTTGCAAAAGCAATGAGATCAGCATTTGCAAAATCAGAACAAGATACTATTGGTAATATAAAACTTGGTAAGGATCCTGAAACTGGTATCTTTATATTAGATGAAGATCCTCAATGGGTGTATGGTAGAGAAGGACCATCCAATTATTTTGAATTAAGATTAGATAGAGAGTTTGGATATATTATTAGTTTTACTCAAGGCGATTTTGAAATATATGACTTTGAATTAGGAGGACAGGATAATGAGATCCGCATTTTTCAAAGCAATTAGTATTCTATTTTTTGTTCTATTAATGAATGATACTGTCGAAGCTGGTTCATTGAACTATGAGGTGTTTGCAATTACATCATACGCTCCATATTTAGAAGCACCTTGTTTTGATGGTGGTAATTATCTTTCTACATGTAATAATACTAATCCAGCGTATAGAGGTGCTTCACAGGGAAGTGGTACTCTTGACAGTTTAAATTACAACTGGAATAGTGGCAATATTAATATTGGTGGCAATAATTATAGTGGATCATATAGAATGATAGTTATCACAGGATATTGGCAACATCCAGGAACTGCAGGTCAAACATCAACTGTATATTTTGCTGGTCGTAATGATGATGGTCTTATAGTAAATATTAATAATACTAAAGTAATATCTGACTGGGCACAACAAGGTCCAACATATTGGAACTCTAATGGTTCATTTTCTGGTGTGGGTGGTCAATGGTATCCGATAAATATAAACTGGTATGAATGGAGTGGTTCTGCCAATATGGATATTCATTATAGAATTGATGGTAATAATGCTACTAATACAACATCTGGTTGGTTAGATATGAACAACAATCATTTTGCCTTGACATTAACTGTGCAAGCAGGTATAACTTCATCTCAACAAACTTCAGTGACTAATACAAAGAATACATCAAGCACTACAAATAACATATACATAACACAAAGTGGTAGCAATGTAGATCTTAGTATACTACAAGATGGTGATAATAATGTGGTGATAGGAACTGACTTAACATCTGCAGGTGTAATCAGTGGAGATAATAATGATGTAGATATAGCACAATATAGTAATAACAATATATTAGGAATTGATATAAGCGGTAATTCAAATGATGTTGATATTTGGCAAGACCTAAATCAACGAGCAATAATAGATATTAATGGAGCATCAAACACTTTAGCTTTAAAACAAGAAGATCTCAATGGTTCAGGTGCTCACTATACTAACATAGATCTTGATGGTAATAACAATATACTAAGCTTATGGCAAAAAGAAACTGGTGATAAGATCTTATTTATGGATATTGGCAATAGTAATAACGTGACTACATTACAACATGGAACTGGTGATCATTTTCTTGATATAAATCTTGGTGATAGTCATACTGTAAATGTAGAACAGGATGGTTCTGGAACTCATAATGCTTATATTAATTTGACAGGAAATTCTTCCTCACTTACATTAACACAAGATAGTTCAAGCAATATGAATTATCATTTAAATCAGAATTGTACTAATCCAAGTTGCTCAGCAACGGTGACACAGAACTAATGAAGAAAATATTTACACATTGGACATTTGCATTTGTCACGCTCTTTATCCTTACATATATAGGATTACAAGATCCTACAGTAAAAGAAATATTACGTCTAAAATCATTTGACTTTCTTATTCAATCACAAGAAAAATCAATGTCAAAAGATATTATTATTGTAGAAATTGACGAGGCTACAATAGAAAAATACGGTCAATACCCATTTAACAGAAGTGTATATGCAGATCTAATATTAAAGTTAAGAGAGAATGAAGCTGGCGTAATTCTATTTCCAATATTATTTTCTGAAGAAGATAGACAAGGTGGTGATGAATACTTTGGAGATGTATTACAATATGGCACTGTTATTGCACAAGTAGGTACAACACAAATAAACAAGAATGCGGTACCAAGAGGTGTTGCAAAGATTGGAGATCCAATACCATTTTTATTTGAATGGCCTGGAATGTTAGGACCGATTCCTGAATTAAAATCAAATGGTGTAGGTGTAATTAATACTGTACCTGAAATTGATGGTGTTGTAAGAAGAATACCATTGCTTATGAGAATTGGTGAAGAAGTTTATCCGTCAATGGCAATTGAAATGATAAGAGTTGCAGTAGGTGATCCATCATACCAAGTGAAAGCTGATGCTAATGGTATCACTGCTATGCGGGTACCCGGGTACGCGACCATACCCACGGACATGCATGCACGGGTCTGGTTGAATTATAATAAGACCTTTGATTCTATCTCATTAGTAGACGACGACTTGCATTATGAACTAGTAAAAGGCAAAACAGTCATAGTTTCTTTAACCGCTGAAGGTCTTAATAACATTATAGCTACACCATTAGGTGAACAATATTCACATACAATAATAGCAAACAACATTCAAACAATTATTGATGGTGATAATATTATTAGAAATGATTTACAATTACTAGAACTTTTAATTGCATTCATGGCTTCTGCTTGTTTTATAGCATTAACAAGAATAGCACCTTATTGGATTATTGGTGTAGGTCTTATTGGTGCATATATAGTGAGTGTATATGGTACATACTTTATGTTTCATCAAACAAAAGAGATGTATGATGTAAGTTGGTTTCTTATCATGATTACATTTGTAAGTTTACATGCAATCTTTAATAGATTCATACTAGAGTTTAATTTAAAACAACAAATAAGAAAACAATTTGAAAAGTATCTTGATCCAAGACAAGTTGCTATATTACAAAAGAATCCAGATAAGATTAAACTAGGTGGTGATAGAAAAGAAATGAGTTTCTTATTTATGGATATTGTAGGTTTCACACCGATATCAGAACATTACAAAAATCAAGATGATCCAGAAGGATTAGTCGAAGTCATTAATGATTATCTAAATAGAATGACTAAGATTGTTTTAAGAAATGGTGGTACTGTAGACAAATATATGGGTGATTGTATTATGGCATTTTGGAATGCACCACTTGATTGTGATAATCATGCGGATCTTGCGGTACAAACAGCAATTGAATGTGCTGAAGAAACAGAAATAATTAAAGAAGAATTTAAAGCAAAAGGTTTACCTGAAATTAATATTGGAAGTGGTGTAAATACTGGTACTTGTATTGTAGGTAATATGGGTAGTGAAATGAGATTAGATTATTCAGTGATTGGTGATTCAGTAAATCTTGCCGCTAGATTAGAAGCTGCAACTAGAAACTATAAAGATAAAGATGGTAATGTAGCTACATTATTATATTCACAACATACTAAGGATTTACTAACTAATGTAGAGTCTATCGAAGTGGATAAGATAAAAGTTAAAGGTAAAGAAGAATTAATTACTATCTACTCACCACTATCTACAAGTTCTGCTTCTAAACCTGGATAGTAGTTATCCCCGTAAATTTGTTTCTTTGCATAGTTGTAGGCAAATGCAGCGGTCTTTCTTTCCATATGTTCCCAATTAATATCTTTTTGTTTTGTATGTTGTATCTTTCTAAAGTCTTCATCAATAGCTGTTAATTGCATGAGTCTAAATCCAGCAGGCTTAACAAATTCGTTAGAAGCATAATTGAATTCAACACATGCTCTATTTGCTGTAGATGAATTGAAGTTTCCTTGTTTCCAATATAATCCATTACCTGGAATAGGAAACTTATATCCCCATTTCTGAGCATCTCTATCAAACTTACTCATTTGTATTTCACCTGGTTTTTCATGTTGATTAATATAAAGTGCTTGAAAAATCCAATATCCAGGTTGATGTTTTACTAACCAATCCCATGTCTCTTGTAAATTTTCTTGTGTTTCTCCTGGTAATCCAATAATAAATCCTAATTCAAATGTGATTTCATCTTTCCAATCATTCATTAATTCTTCCATGAATTCTTTACCCATTCTACCATTCCAACCTTTACCAATTGCTTTCGAAGCTTCTGGATGAAATGATTCGATACCAAAGAATGGTGATACTAATCCTATCTCTCTTAATAAATCTTTCTGCGCTTTCCTTGCCCATATTAAATCCAATCTATGATAACCTACATACTTTAAATCAAATGGCAAGTCACTTGATATTTTTGCAAGTTGTTCCATCTTATCCATATCCTCATTAAATGTATCATCAGTAAAGATATATTTTGTTGTACCGAATGTTTCATAGTTATATAAGAACTCATCTTCAATTCTCTTGTAATCTCTTATATAAGTTCCTTTCTTTTTTCCAATTAGTGGATATGAACAGAATGAACATTCAAATTGACAGCCTCTACCCATCTCCATAAGTAAAGCTTCATTAGAACCTATAGATAAGTTAGTACCAATGTACGCACGATTTGATTGTTTTATATCAAAATCTTTTCTTACACCAGCAAAATTACTTCTTTCATCGAGATATTTTAAGAAAGCATCTTCAGCAAAGCCATGAATCTTTCTCCAATTAAATTCCATATTACCATAGTGTGATTGTGAACCTCCCATTACCCAATCTAATTTTGGATATTTTCTTTCTAATTCTGTTCTTGCATTAATTACCCAGTAAGGTTCTTCAGTTCTATTTGGACCAGCCATCATATTAGTAAAGTTCTGATCGAATAGTTTTCTTTTTTGTGTTGGATCGTTTGAATGACCGACTTGATCACCAACTGATGTAGTGTATGTATTTGTTTTTTGAGAACCTTTTGCTTTCTTCATCCTTACACTTGGATGCCAGAAAGATGTACTTACACCGATACCAATTGTTTCAGGACCGATATGTTTCTCATTAATTTCTATAAAATCTTTGTGTTGTAGTAAATGACTGAAGTCAATTACTTTTACGTTGTACCCATGTTGAATACACCATGACGCAAGTTGATGTGGACCTAATGGTCTTATTGGAGCGTAATCCTCCGCAAGACAATTCCATATAACAAAATGCGCCATGTAGTATTTAACTACTCTTAAGAGTCAGCAGCTAAGGTCTTAAAGTAATCTTCAAGATCTTCATCATCATCTTTGGTAGTTGATTCTTTGCTTTCAAATACTTGTGCAAAGTCATTACCTTCAGTTGTTGATGTTTCAGCAGTTGGCACTTCGACGGTTTTTGTAGCTACTGCCGGAGCAGAAGTTTCCATAATCTCGCCAAGAGTCAAGGTGAGCTTTTCTTTAAGTTCGTCATAAGACTTAAACTTATCTTCAGCAACAAGATCATGAACATCATGCTGTGCATCAAATATAGCTTTCATCTTTTCATCAGACTCAGATAAAGCAGATGACTTTTCAAATGTAGAAGAGTCATAGTTCCAATAGCCACCAACCATTTTGATTTTGATTCTAAAGTTTGCACCTTCGATTAAATCAAATGGATTAACTGGTTGATCATCATCAAACTCAGGTTGCATTGCAGACATAATTTTGTCAAAGATTTTTTGACCAAATTTGTATATCTTAACTTTACCTTCGTTTGTGGTGTCATTAGGATCATTGAGAACAAGTGCATTCGCATAGTAAGCAGTTCTTCGTTTCTGCTTTCTTGCAATATCTTTATTCTCTTCAATACCTGAATTCCATAACTTAGAGTTATGTTCAGATACTGGATCTTGTTTACCGATGGTTGTTAGAGAATTCTCTATATACCATTTACCAGTGGGACCCTGAAAACCATGATCATACATAGTCACCCAAGGTGTTTTGTTGGAATCTTTACCAGGTAAGAATCGAACTACAGCATAACCTGTACCATCTTTTCCCATACGTGGTTTCCAGATACGATCATCATCGTAGCTTTTCTTCTCAGTATTTTTCTGTAAAGATTGTTGAAGTTGCTCAAATTGATTTGAGCGGTTTTTTAGATAATCATCAAAAGACATAATTTACCTCCGTTTCGTCGTTTCGATTGTTCGTAGCAGTTAAGTTTAACAAGATTCTAGCTTGATATAAAAGTATCTCTTGCAATACCTTCATAATATTTATACTCCAGTTTATTAATTATAAATGGTTTATACTTCTTGACTTTCTTGATATAATCAGGCCAGACAAAAGGTAATTTAACCATCGCTTCGTGCTTCTCCAAAAACGGATATATATTATCTAATAATACCACGGATTCAAGATTTATTTCGCTTTTCATCACTTTATCATGAATTAATGGTATTGAATCTTTTGTAGCTTCTAACATTTTAGATGGACCAACTTCTTTTATATGTATCATATCATCTTTAAATAGTTGTGGCATTCTTCTTATCTTACTTTTCCATTCTTCGAAAGTGGACTTATTCATATTCTTTATCCAGCATTTTGGATTATCAATAAAGTGTGAGACTAGAAAGTCTTCTATATCTGATGGCTCTATTACTTTAGTTAGCTTTTCAAATGAGAACATATCATTTCTTTTTTGATATGCATCTGTTGAAGCTTTTACTTTACCACCAAACTTGTGATAATCATAGTTGCTTGTAAAGTGTCTTTGTAATGCAAGGTATTTTAAGTAAGCGAGATATCCTGTCTTTGTCATGTACTATACCTATAATTTATTTCTGCATGTTTCTCTTCATCAGCTCTTATCTTTATAATAATATCTCTGAGTGTTGAATCATCTTTTAAATTATAGTACTGTTTTGCTAGCTTTGTTGCTGGAATATTTTCAGCTTGTCCAGAATCAACCATGTGTAAGTATTGTGTATAAGATATTACAGCTTCTTTCTCAAAGTAATGTATCATTCTGTGAGCTGTCTTTGGAAAGAATACAAACAGAAAAAAGTAAAATACAAGAAAGATAAATTGTGCAAATAATACTATCCATCTTTCTAACCATGTAGGTTTTGCTATATCAATAAAAATCATGAGATGCATTCTTTCATTCTCAGCTTCATCCATCATCTCTCTTATCTTAGGACCAAGACCAGCTTCCATTTTTCTTAATGATTTCATGTGTAGCCATACACCAGCTACAATACCTGGAACACCTGCAATAGTCTCTAATACTATTGCTCTATGCCCATATCTCTTTGCAAAGAACGTGTCAGCTATGAGCCGAAAGAAGGAGGTCATAGATCTTGCAAACTTATCAGACAAGGCTATTGACCTTATACTTTAACATATTTAGGTCAGAAGCATCTTTCTCAATCTTTTCTTTTATATTCTTAGGCAACATTAACTTCATACCTTCTACTTCTAATCCATATTTTTCACAGACATATACTACAGCATCAATATAATTACCACCACCAGATGCTACAACTTCTTCTATTTCTTTTGGTAGGTTTTTAACTTTAGCTTGGAAATCACTATCTGTAATTTCTTTTTTCCTTGCAGATAACTTGGGTAAGGTATCGTTGTCTTCTAATCCTATTTGCATTATGTTATTTCTGGGTTATCTTGTACGTCATAATCTTTTGATAAGACGGACTTAATTAAATTTGCTAGAACAACATCCATGTCATTCAAATTTCTTGATCTGTAGTAATCTTCTACTAATTGTAGTATTCTGATTTGTTCTTTATGTGGTACTGATGCATTTTTCTTGAAATTAATAATGTCAGTCATTACTTTCTGTACATCAGAGGGTCCTATAAAACTATCCATATTCACTCTCCTGTTGTTTTGATTTATATAAGGCAATTCTCGTCTTAAGTCTTTCAGTCCAATACTTGTTTTCTCTGGCAGTTTTGGTAAACTCTTGGATCCTACCATCTTGAGTGCAGATAATGATTTTAGTACTTTTTGGTAATATGTTTGTATGTTCATAAAATGCATTGAAGTAAAAAGCCGCTTGTATAAAATAATCTTGTATCCATTCTTCATTCTTTGGTTTCTTAGAAGTCTTAAAATCAATAACGGATATTTCACCATCCATTTCAGCAATACAATCTACAGTACCAGCAACTCCTAAGCGATCACTGTATACCGCTTGTTCTAGACACTTAACAGTAGATATCCTGTCAAGGGTAGGACGTATGGCTCTAAATAATATAGATTTATCAAACTTTTCATTGAGTAAATATCTTTCACATTCTTTATGAAAGCGAGTACCGTGTGTTGTTGCTTGTTTGCTAACTCTGTTTGCTTCTTTTTCACCAACTCTTTTCTTCCATTCAAATAGTTTTGTCTTATCAGCGGTTTGTCCAAGTACTGTTGTTATAGATGGATATTTATTTCCATCCGGAGTATTGTAGTATCTTCTGTCAGGTTCCGTAACTTGTTCAAGCTTAGGAACTTTAATAAAATCATGTTGAAACTTCATCTAATATCTTTTTAACATCTTTTTCATCTAGTACCGCCGATTCTAAATTAAACATATAGTCTAATAATACTAATTCTACCAAGGATTTTAATCCTCTTGCACCTACACCTCGTTCTAAGGCTTTTTCAGCAATGAGTTCTAATCCTTTCTTTGAAATCTTTAATTCAATATCAGAGTATGCAAATAGTCTTGAATATTGATCTATCAAATTATTCTTTACTTTAGATAATATATCAATAAGATTTTCTTTAGTAAGTTCTTGTAATGGTGCAATAGTTGGTATACGACCTAGAATCTCAGGAATAAATCCATACTCTTCTAAATCTTGTGGTTGTACATGATTGATTATATTAGTCAGTGATTCTTTCTCTTTAAATTGTGCACCAAATCCAATACCAGTTTTTCCTGTACTTAATCTATCTTGAATAACTTCATCTAAACCAGTAAATGCACCACCAACAATGAATAATATATTAGATGTATCTACAACAAATCTTACTTTAGATAATCCTTGCATTCTTTCCATTTCAATTTCAGTACCTTCAATAAGTTTTAATAAAGCTTGTTGTACTGCTTCACCACCAACATCTTTTCTATTTCTTCCAGCACCACCATCATTCTTACTACAAATTTTATCAAACTCATCAATGAATACTATTCCTGTAGCTGCAGCATCAAAGTTTCCTCTAGCATTTTGAAATAATCCATCAACTACAGATTCAACATCTTTACCAACATAACCTGAAGCTGTCATGTTATTAGCATCAGCAATGTAATAAGGAACCTTCATCATTTCAGCAAGCTTCTTTACAAGATAAGTTTTACCAGAACCTGTAGGACCTAATAACATAAGATTTGTTTTTTCAATTCTATTAGTATCATCATAACCTTCTTCTTTAAAGATCATTAATCTTTTATAATGGTTATGTGCACCAGTAGAGAGAACTTTCTTCGCTCTATCTTGACTTATAACATAAGTATCAAGATATTCGTAAATCTCTTTAGGTGATGGTAATGTAAAATCTAATTGTGCCTTAACAGTATAAAGACTTAGTTTTTCTCTAGCCTTTGATATATTATTAAGTAAGAATTCTTTATCTACCTGACCGATGCTCATATTGATTATGCTTTCTGTGAGAAGTTTTTGATTCCCAGTTTTCTATTGCTTTCTTTATACTCTCTTCTGCCAATACAGAACAGTGTAATTTAATTGGTGGCAATTCAAGTGCTGCTGCAATTTCTTTATCTTTAATATTCTTTGCTTCATCAATTGTTTTACCGGTTAACATTTCAACAAACATTGTGGATGATGCTATTGCACTGCCACAACCATAAGTTTTAAACTTTACATCTATTATTATACCATTTTCATCGAGTTTTAATTGTAATTTCATAACATCTCCGCAGGCGGGTGCACCTACCATACCAGTAGCAATATCATGATCTTTAGGATCAAACCTACCAACAGAGTGTTTATCCGGGTTCCTCAGTACAGATTCAAATCTGTCAACAACCTTCTTAGAGTATGCCATTAAATGATGTGGTCTAAACCTTTTGAGAGTGGATGAAGCTTCTTAGCTTCTCTCATTTTGTCTTTGAATCCCTCAGGTAATTTACCTTTTTGAACTGATGTCTGAGATATAATTTTAGGGGCACCTATTATAAAGATATAGTTTGGGTTATCTTTAAGCCATTGTTCTTTCTCAGCCCATGGCATATTAACTTCTTTTTGATTCTTTGTTTTCTTGTGTTCTATTGTGTATATTGGCATATTAACCCTTTAGTTTTTCCTTTTCGTTTAGTCTCGCTATGAGCTCTGAGTAAAATTTCTTAAACTGTCTATCACTCTTTACCAGAGTAGGTTTAACTTCCGCTGCATGGTTTATAATATCCCAGGCTCTTCTTGCTGCAGTTTCTGCTTCTTTAGAATGTGTCATAGTTGCTCCTTGTTAAGTATATTATACCAAAATAAGGTATAAATATATCATGCCATCTAATACTATTTATCAAAGATATGCAGAACGAGCCGAGAAGGCAGGTGTGAAGAGAAACACAAGAGGTGCAATTGACTGGTTTCGAAAGACTATAAGAAAAGATAGAGCTGTGGATTTAGATAAAGCAACTGAAGGTTTAAAACAAAAAGGTATTCAACCTGGTAATCTTTATATTTATGGATATAATCCTAAGTATGCTAAAGAGTTGAAGTATTATGATAGCTTTCCTTGTTGTCTTATATTAGAGACTACAAAGGATGGATGGTATGGTCTGAATTTACATTATCTGCCACCTGCTATGAGAGCAAGATTATTGGCAGAGAATAATGTAAAGTCAGGAAATGGTCTGAAAATAGGTAAAGCCATGGGAAGAAGTAGATTTGGTAAGCATGCATTGCATAGATATATTGCCAATCAATTAACTTCAAGACCAAAATTTGTTCCAATAAAAGATTGGGAAATAGCAATACAATTACCATTTGAAGGATTTAATAAGATTAGTAATACACAAATATGGAGAAAAGCGAATGGCTAAATTAGCGAAAAGTTATCAGGCACATGAAAAAACAAGAAAAAAGACATCACAAGGAACAGGTGGTCGTGGAAGAAAAGTAAAAATTGGTATGTCAATGATGAATAAAAGTAAACGTCGTTCATACAAAGCTTATAGAGGACAAGGTAGATAAATGGCATTACAAGAGTTTAGAGCAAACCTTTCAAAAGGTGGATTAGCAAGAGCCAGTAAATGGATGGTTCGTGTATTTCCTCCTAGAGGAGTCACTGCTTCTGGTAATGCTCTTGGTAGATTGCTTGGTGGTGGATTAGAAATTAACCTACCAATATTTGATGCATTAGACAATGCAGTTGGAGTATTAAATGATATTGATGTAAGTCTTGGTGGATTGAATATAAACTACAATCCAAATATTCCTACATTAGGTTATGCTTTATCAGGAGAGAATGAAGCATTAAGAACAATTAATTTATTCACAGCAGATGTAGAATTACCTGGTAGAGATGTGAATGAAATAGAAAGAAGAACAGAAGGTGAAGTAAGATCTGTAGGATACTTACATACACATCAAAGTCTTAATGTAGGTTATTACTGTTCTGAATCTCTAGCAGAAAAAGATTTCTTTGAAACTTGGCAAGAAGTTGTTTATAACAAAGATAAGGTTGCGAGTGGTTATTATGATGACTACACGAGCCGTATCGAAGTGATTAAATATAATGCAAGCTTCAAGAAAGAAGTTGCCAGATATCAATTCAATGAATGTTATCCAACAAACATTGGTTCACTGCAATTGGAAAATACTGGTGATGCAATTATGAAACTGCAATTGCAGTTTAAATTTAGAAACTATGATAGGATAAAATAATGAGCGAGATTAGTCGTATTAAAATATCGACTCCCGAATATGATGAAATTTTACCTTCTACCAAAGAAGCGATAAAGATCAAACCATTCAGAGTAGCCGATGAAAAAACTCTTTTGATAGCATCAGAGAGCAAAGACCCCAAACAAATGGTGAATGCCATGAAAAAGATTGTGGGTAATAGCCTTGTTGAAGATAGAGACATAGAGAAATTAGCTCCACATGATTTTGAATATCTGTTCTTAAAGATCAGAGCAAAGTCTGTTGGTGAAATTTCAAAACTAAAAGTAGCATGTAAAGAGTGTGAAACTAAAAATGATGTTGAATTTGATTTAGAGTCAGTCAGCATTAAAGAAGATGAAAACTTTTCTTCAGTACTTAAGATAAATGATAGGCTTCATTTTAAAATGAAGTACTTGAGTTTAGATGATGTTGTTGGAATGGATCCAGATGCAAAATCTTCTGAGATGTTTAGTATTATCGCAGATGCTGTAGATGTTATTGTCTATGAAGATGAAACAATAAATGTGGGTAAAGCAGAAAAGAAAGATGCATTAGATCTAATTGAAAGTCTACCATCCAAAGACTTTGAACAATTTGTTAATTACTTTTCTAATATGCCACATGTTATAGGTGTTGCAAACTTTAAGTGTTCAAACTGTGGTGCTGAAAATGCACATGAGATAAGAGGCCTTCAAAATTTTTTTTGATAGCCCTTTCCCACATTAATTTAGAACACTACTATAAACTTAACTTTGCGATGAAACAACATCACAAGTGGAGTATTGGTGAAATAGAATTAATGATACCTTGGGAAAGGGAAATATATGCTGGATTATTACAGCGGTTTCTTGAAGAAGAGCGTGACAGGCAAAAAGCCCAAGACGCTAAAATGAAGAGGAAATAATTTTGAAGAATGAGTTCAAACATAACATACTTAAAGTCATGGGGATTTTCCAAATCGCTCTGCCTATCTGTGCTATTACATGGTTTATTCTATTTGGGTTGGACCCTGTTTTACTAATTGCTGGAATAGCTTTAGGTTATATTTTTTTCATACTCACTATGGCTGGGTACCACAGAATTCTGGCTCATAAAATTGTACAAACACCAACATGGTTTAAAGCACTATACAGCTTTGTCGGTTCTCTAGCTTTCTCATCACCACCAATATCATGGGCCTCTACTCATATACTGCACCACATGTTCTCAGACACTGATAAGGATCCACATTCACCTAAGTATTTAGGACCTATCAAAAGTTCTTTATTCTATTTTCAAACACCATTCGGTGAGATTATGAAGAAGCTCAATCTTAGAGAAAAGAAAAAGTTTCTCATGACAATTAAACATCTTATCAAAGACCCAATACTTATATTCTTTGAAAAGAACTATCTTGTATTAACCTTTATGTATTGCATAGCTCTAGCAATCATTCATCCATCGTTAGTTATATACTTCTATTGTATACCTGTAATGTATAGTCATCTAGGTGCATTGCTAGTGGTCACTAATCATGATGGTGTATTTGGTGGAGTAAACAATAGCAATAGACATAGAGCATTCAATAAATTTTTATTATGGCCAATAGTATATGGTGAACACAATCATGCTGATCATCATGACCACCCTGGACGCGCGGATGGATTAAATAATCTATTAAGGAAAGTGTTTAGTAAATGGCCGAAGAGCAAAGTATAAATCAAAGAAAAATTCAACTTCTAAAAGAGAAGAATATTGCTGACGAGATAAAAAATCTTGGCAGCTTGAATGAGATCATACGTCGTAATAAAAAGATAGCTGATCAAATGCTTGATAGTTTTACAAAATCAGATGGAAAGAAAACTGTTATTGACCAAGAAGCCGTAGCTAAAGATGTTGACGGTGCTAGAAAAGCACTCATAGAATTTCAAAAACAAGCTTCAGCCTCAGCAGATGTTGAAGGAAAAGCAGATAGTACTAAAGAAGCTATAGACGCTTTAGGTGTTAAATTACAAGATCTTCAAAAAAGAGATAATGAAGGTGATAAGAAATTTTTAATGAAATTATTTGGAACACCTGGAGATAGAAAACAAGCTCAAGCTGAAATGAAACAATTCTTTATGGACCTACCAAAGAAGATTGGTTTAAAATTAAGTGGTATAGTGAACAAAGCATTCAGTTCAATAAAAGATGGAATAGGTACTTTCTTTGATATTCTCAAAACAGGTTTATTATTACTTGGTGGACTTGCTGCACTCGATGGATTCATAGACGGTTGGTCAAATGCAGAAAGATGGTTAGGTGCTAATGCTAATTTTGGTGATAGACTTGCTTCTGGATTAACAGGTATTGTTCGTGCATTTAAGCCGATGACAGATGAAGAAGCCGCTGCATTAGCTGAAAATTTAGCTGGTAAATTTGAAACATTAACCGCTATAATTAAAAGAATTGGTACTGCATTTGGAAACATTCTTGGTTTAAATACTGATGCAGAATCACAAAGTCTTTTTGATAAAATAAAAGATTGGGGTATAGCTATAACGACATCATTATTATTATTCACAAATATAGCATCTACAATGGCTGTAGGAATTATAAAACAAGCTGGAAAACTATTCTATCAAGTCGGATTATTTGCTTTGAATTCAAAGTTCCTTTCAGCAAGGTATTTAAAAATAAATGCTATATTAGCTGGTAGAAAACTTAAAGCAGCATTAACTGGTCTTAGACTTGGAATGATTGCATTTGCAACCGTAACGATTCCAGCAATGGCAGCTACGATATGGGGAATGGTCTCAGCTGTAGGAGTCTTCTTAGTATCAAATCCAATTGGTTGGATAATCTTAGCCTTACTTGCGGTTGGAGCTTTATTTTATGTCTTCTGGGATCAAATCTCAGCTATGCATAAAGCCGTTAAAGATTCTGGTGGTTATATACTACATTTAAAATTGATGTGGGCAAAAGTCACCGATGCCATAGGTTCATTTGCTAATATGTTTATTGGTTGGTACAATAGTATTATAAGCTATCTACCAGAGTTTATGAGACCAAGACAAATACCAAAAAGTTCTATGTTTGCAACCGATAGTGCTGATAAGATTAAAGCAGAAATGACACAAAATATGAGAGAAGCTGCAGAAAGAGATGCTGCACTTGAAACCGCTCAGTTAGAACAACAAAATAATGTTTCAGCCTATGATATGGGATCTGGAAGTGAAGCAGCTGAGTTAGCGGATTTTGAAGCTCAAATGGCTGCATTAGGAATTAATAGCGAAGGTACAACAACAACAAATAATGCTGCAGCATTCACACAAAATATTGTCAATACAAATAATAATACTTCAGTTGCTTTGAAAACGAGACCTGGTTATACTATGGATTTTGGTAGTGCTTATAGCTACTAAGATCTTCTTTTAGGTTTAGTATATTTTCTTACTATTTTATTTCCAGCAGATTTAGACAATCTTTTTTCAGCAAGTAATAGACTCTTATCTACTTCCCAAGATAATATACCCATTCTTTGTAATTCTACTTCAGTCCAAATTTCAAATTTCAAACCATTCTTCATACAAGCATTATTGGCGTTCTTCCATTTCTCAGAATTGATTGCCCATCTCGCAGTCTCTTCAATCCATCTTTTAGACTTTCTTGTTGGAGATTCTGGTGGTACAGTTTCTTTCTTTGGCTTTACTTCTATTACTTTTGTAGTACCATCTCTGAATTTTATATAGAAATCTGGATAATATCTGGCTCTCTTACCAGTCACGGGGTGTTGATATGGTATAGCAATCTCTTCACTTGCCCATTCCATTACATCAATGTTCTCATCACACCACTTCATGACGTTTCTTTCCCATAAAGATCTGTATAAAATCTTCTTAGGATCACCTGCATATTTTTGTGGATTATCTAGTGATGTAAATTTTCCTCTGTATGTTGCCATAATAAATATCTATATTAGTAATTAATAGGATATTTATTTAAAAATGCCAGAGAATTTTGTAAGCTTAAGATACCCAGAGAATCTCGGTACATCATCATCACCTAACTACGTGACATTTTCACCAGTAGAAATTGATTATGGTACAGGAACAAATTATGGAAACCCAGTAGATCGTGGAAGTGGTGGTTTATTCGGTGGTGGATCAGGTGGAGGTCTTGACATAAATCTTGGTGGTGGTAATCCATTTAAACAAATTGCAAATCAAATTGGTGGTACATTAACAAGCCTAGCTGATGCAGCCTTAGATTCAATTGATGCTATTGGTAGTATTTTTGAAGCAGGTTCTTTATCAGCTAAAGCAAGTGCATTTGGTAAAATTGTAAATGGTAAAATTCGTATTGGAGATTTTATACTTTCATCTGGAATTAAAACAACTGCTCCACAATTAAACACTAAAGGTTCTATATCATTATATTTACCACAGTCACTCACATCAAATACTTCAGCTAACTATGAGAATAAAGAATTAGGTGCAACAGGTGCAGCTGCACTCGAAGCAACCTCAGGAACTGATACACTTAACGCATCAGAAGATGCACCAAAGTTGTTGGAGGCATTGTTAGGAGATACTATAAAAAGAACTGGTCAACTTGGAGATATATTAGCTATTAAAGAAGGTGCTATTGTAAATCCATATTCATACCAATTATTTGGTGGTGTGTCACATAGAACATTTTCATATCAATTTGATTTTGTACCAAAGAATGCCAAAGAAGCAAGAGAAGTAGCGAATATATGTGATATGTTTTTATTCTATATGCTTCCATCTAAAGGTATAGGCGATGCTGAAACTAAATTTTTTAGTCAAAATGAACTTAAAGATGGTGAAGCAGCAACTAAAGATAATATGGGAAGTGAGATAAAAGGAGATTTTGGTAGACATTTCCTAAAGATGCCATCAATGTGGGAAATCAATTACTTTAGAAATGGTAATGAATTATCTCATGTACAAAAACCAAATAAATGTTTTATGGATACATGTAATATTACTTATGGTGGAGATTCTGGTAATCTTTTACATTCTGATGGTTCACCAGTAAAAACTACAATTGAAATGTCATTCACAGAAGTTGAACCATTGGTAAGAGGTCGTCAGTAATGTCTTATTTTAAAAACTTCCAAAGAATAGTATACGAATTTCCTGATGATGTTAAGAGAGTAATTACAGACTTATCAATAAGACCAAAATTTAGAGATAATATTCTAGAGAATGTAAACAATTTTGAATTTTATAATGTAAGAGATGGTGATACACCAGAGATCATTGCTTATGAACAATATGGTGATGTTGAATTACATTGGGCTATATTAATTGCAAATAATGTTATGAGTATCTATAATGATTGGGTAAAAGATCAGAACCAATTTCAAGAGTTTCTTTTTCAAAAATATAAAACACAAAGTGATAGTGATGGAGTTGCAGTGACTTTATCTAAGGTTGGAGTCACAGAGTACATACAATTTGTAGGTACTTCTTCAAATGACTTTTCAAGTTATGTCACAGGCACTAGTGTTAAAACAAGACCACATCATTTTGAAGATACAAATAAAGTAGTTTACTCTTATGATAGTATTGTAAATAATGGTTCACTTAAAGATGCATTTGGAAATGGAATATCATATCCAACAGTATCTCCAGTATCAATTGAAACTGTAGAAGATAGATTAAATGAAGAGAAAAGACAAATCATTATTCCATCAAGAGCAGTAATCGATAAATTGCGTAAAGAAATCAAAGAGTATATAAATGGCTAACACAGGTAATTTCCCTGGAAAATGGGAACTAAAGAAATGCGAAGTAGCAAGAAGTGGATCTGGTCTAGAGATCACATCGCTCGTTTCTGAATTCAATGTATATGCATCTATTATAGATCCAACAATTGTTGGTGAATTACTTATTATAGATGGACAAAATTTACTTTCAGGAATGCCAGTTCAAGGAGGTGATATTATAAAACTAACTGTTGAAATAACTGGTGAAATAAGAGAATACAAATTACAGATTGCGCAAATAAAAAATATAAGTGATCTTGAAACTCAAAGAATGTATGTATTTCAATGTGTTTCTATATTCTTCTTTGAAAGCTTTCATCAAAAGTTCTCTCAATCATTTAAAGGACCACTATCTGAAACAGCTTTAACTATATTTAAAAAATACACTGATGAAAAGTATGGAATATGGGAAGGTTCTAAGGGATCTGAAACAGTTATTATTCCTAATTGGAATCCTATTAAAGCATTAACTTGGTTGGCTGCAAGATCTGAATCATTAGAACAAGCTGTAAGATTTAGATTCTTTCAAGATACTAAGGGTAAATTTAATTTTATGCCAATCGAAAAGGCACTTACTAATTATAAAGATAATCCACCATTTGAATTTGTATATCGTGGAAATAAATCTGGTATTGGTTCAGCAACACAAACAGATGAAGATTTTCATGCTATCAAAAATTTAAACTTCAATCCATCATCTTATGATTTAGGAAAAGCTTTGAGAGAAGGTTATTTAAAAGCAAGATCTTATGGCATTAATATTACTAATAAGACACAAACAATAATTGACTATGATTACTTTGCAGAATTTGATTCAAAAGATTATCTGAATGATTTTCCAAGTTATTATAAAAAAGATTTTAATGTTGGTAAAATTAAGATGGATTTAATTACATCTTCTGGTAAGCAAAAAAGTATTTCAGATTTAAGAAGAACTACTGTGACCGATTATAATCAGATGGTACAAATTACAATATTTGGTAATTCAGAAATTGATATTGGTCAAGTTGTAGATCTTGATATTCCAAATCCAGATCCAGCCAACAAGTCAGATCAGGATAAATTATGGTCTGGTAAATATTATGTAATAGGAAAAAGAGATCTATATACTGGTGATAATTGTAATATGGTTCTTGATTGTGCAAAAGAAAGTATGGGTATGCAGTTATGATGTTAGATGGAAGAATGTATTGGTTTTCTGGTGTTGTTGAGGATAGAAATGATCCAGAAAGAATGGGTAGAGTTAAAGTAAGAATTCACGGTGTTCATACTGATAATAAAGATTTAATACCTACAGAAGATTTACCTTGGTCACAAGTAATGATGCCTATAACATCTGCATCACTCGCGGGTGTAGGTACGTCTGCGACTGGAATTGTACCAGGTTCATGGGTAGTAGGTTATTTTATTGATGGAGCTGATATGCAAGAGAGTATTATTATGGGTACTCTACCATCAAAACCATATATAAAAAATCCTGAGATTGGATTCTTTGATCCTAAAGGACAACATCCAACAAGATCAGATGGTGTAGATACACCTGACTCAGCTTTAACAAGTAAGTTTAGTGAGCATCCATCATATGTCGAGAAGGTAGATAAAAGACAAACAAAAGTAGAGACTGCTACTCCACCATGGCTTCGAACCGTAACTATAGATGAAGAAGATGATCCTAAGTTTACAAGACCTACATGGGATATGCCAGAAATACAAAGAGGTTTTGAACCATCTTATCCATTTAATAAAGTCACTGAAACAGAAAGAGGTCATGTATTTGAAGTAGATGATACTCAAGGAAATGAAAGAATTTCAATGTATCATAGAGGTGGTACTAACTTTGAAATTCAGGATAATAGTGATATGACTTCAACTATTGTTGGTGATAATTATACAGTAGTGTTTGGTAATGATAAGATATATGTAAAAGGTAATGTAGATATTACAATCGATGGAGATGTAAGAGAACTCATTAAAGGTAATTACCATTTAGAAGTTGAGAAAGATTATACTGTAAATGTAAAAGGATCACGTGAAACAGCAATTGGTGGTAATGAATTATTAGAAGTTGGTCGAGCTTATTCATCAAATATAAATCTCGATTATACAACAAGAATTGGTGGTCATGAAATAAGAGTTGTAGATAAATCAAGAAATACAACTATTGGTGATTCAGAAGATTTAACAGTCACAACTAATATGAATGAGATTGTTTCTGGTAAGAGAGATATGTTTACAAAGGATGAACATACACAAGTGATTACAGACAAATTAAATATATCAGCACTAGGTGATATTACTGTAGGTACTAAAGCGAATCATGTAGAAACTATTAAGGGTACTAGAACAGAAGTTATTGATGGTGCTGTAGGTGAAACCTATAAAGATGGACAAACAACAAATGTCACTGGCACAATAGATATAGATGCTACTGAAGATGTTGATATGGATACTGGAGGCAATATACTGTTAAACTAATGAATGAACTTTTAAACTCAGAAATACTAAACATTTGGAATTTGCTCGGACCATGGGCTGCTATCATAGGTTCTATAATAGTTGGTATGTGGATAAAGGATTGGTCTACAGGATTTGCAAAAGGTGCTAGATTCAGAATGAGTAAATCATTTAATGAAGGTGATAAGGTATTATTAGAAGGAAAGCCTGCACTTATTATAAAGATTGGATTTACTGAAACAGTATTTGGAATCTATAATGAAGATGGTTATACATGGAGATATGTGCAGAATGAAAGAATACCATTTCTTAAATTAGAAAAAATTGTAGATAAAGATCTACATCAAGATACAGATGCAGAAAAAGCACAGAAGATAATTGACACAATACAAAATGTAGAGATCGCTAAGAATGCGAAAGAGATTGAGGCTATGAAGAATGGCAAAAAAAAATAAATTCCTCTCAAAATTAACAATGGCTTATATTAATATGCCTGAACCACATGCGGTTTCTAAAGAAGCTGTTGAATATGTTGTATCAGAAATAGAAACAAGAAATAAGTTTTGGGATGCTTCAGTCGCTGCACATGATGAAGATCCTTCATTTGCTGTAAGAGAATATTGTAAAGAGAATGGTTTGGATTTTCCTAAAGAAGTTTATACCCTAGAAGATGAAGCAGTAGAAACTATTAAGTTCTTTAAAAGAAAGTTTGCACAAGATAGACCTTATGAAGCAGCAAGAAAATTAGGTATGCCAGAACTAGATAGATTACCTAGCAAAACAAATAAAACAAGATCATATCCAAGTGGTCATTCAACACAGGGTTATCTGGCTGGATTATATGTAGCTCAAGAAAATCCTGAACATGCTGATAAAATAATGGCTGCAAGTTTAGAATGTGGAATTGGTAGAATAAAAGCTGGATTCCATTATTTAAATGATCATCATGGTGGTATTCATTTAGCTCAAGAAATATTTAGATTGATACAGAAATGAAAAGTTTTGCACAAATATTACAAGAAGAAGCTGGTAAAGGTTTAACTGTATTTGATATTGATGATACATTATTTAGAACTTCTGCTAAAGTAAAAGTTAAAAATAAAAAAACAGGAGATGTAAAAGAACTTCCACCACATAAGTTTAATAAGTATAAGTTGAAGAAAGATGAAGAGTGGGATTTTGGTGAGTTTAAATCTGCAAAGATATTTCAGCAGACAGCTATGCCAATTGGTAGAATGGTAAAGAAAGCAAAAGCTATAATTAGAAATGCTACAAGAAGAGGTTCTAAAGTAATTATAATTACAGCTCGATCTGATATGGATGATAGAGACTTATTTTTAGATACTTTCCGCGCGCACGGAATTGATATTGATAAGGTACATGTTGAGAGAGCTGGAAATCTTGGTGGTAGTGCAGCTGCAGCTAAGAAAAAAATATTTCAAAAGTATCTGAGTTCAGGTGACTTTGAGAGAGTGCGATTTTTTGATGATGATAAAACTAACTTGAAGAGCTTTTTGTCTCTTAAGAAAGAATATTCTGAAGTTGACTTTTCTGCCTTTCAAGTACAAAATAACGGCACAGTTAGGAGTGTTAAATAATGTACGAATATAGATGTAAAATATTAAGAGTAATTGATGGCGATACTGCGGATGTAGATATTGATTTAGGTTTTGGAGTGTGGATGCACAAAGAAAGAGTAAGATTCCATGGAATTGATACACCTGAATCTAGAACAAGAGACTTAGTAGAAAAGAAATATGGTCTTGCTGCGAAAGCTTTTGTTCAAAAGTATTTACCTAAAGGATCAGCACAAACTCTTGTGACTCAAAAAGATGGTACTGGTAAATTCGGTAGAATCTTAGGTAAATTTAAACTAGATGATGGGACTATGCTTGGAGAACTTATGATTCAAGAAGGTCATGCTGTAGAGTATCATGGACAATCAAAAGAAGAGATTGCTGAGGCTCATATAAAAAATAGGGAGATAGTAAAGATATGACATTTCTAATTATGATAGGTGTGACTATTATCATGTTATGGGTTATTAGTTCAGCAGCAGGTCTATAATGCCAGGCGTAACTCGATTAGGTGATAAACATTCTGGACATGCAAGTCCAACACCAAATCCATTTCATCAAACCGCCTATGTTGGTGGTTCAGGTAATGTATTTGCTAATGCGAAAAATGTAATGAGAGCAAATCAAGATTCTACATCATGTGGAGATCCGGCTGTGGCTGGTTCTAGTAAGGTATTTGTAAATACAAAACCAGTGCATAGAATTGGAGATGCAACTGGTGGTCATGGTAGTTGGGTACCAAACTCATCTGCTGAAGGTTCTGGAAACGTAATAGCAGGAGGATAATATGGTTTTAAAATGTGGTACTAATGAAGCTTTAAAAGGTCTTACAGATAAGACTAAAGAAGTGGCTGATACGTTAAAGAATGCCGTGAACCTTGATGAGTTAGAAGCTTTCAAAGCAAAAGCTGAAGGTATAGCTGAAGATGTTAAAGGTAAATTAGTTTCTCAAATACCAAAACCTAAAAACTTACAAACTGAACTAGCAGCTTTAGGTAAATTAGGAGATGCAGTAAGTGTAGGACTTGCTGTAGCTGCTATTGAAAAAGATTTTGGTAAAGGATTAGCTGCTGGTGTTTTAACTGGTGCATTAAAAAATATTGTTCCACCACTTTTACAAGGAGCGGCTGGAGTTATACAAGGTGCTGAAGATGCATTATCAGGTGCGTTAGCAGGTGCTGGAAAATCATTTGATGTATGCAAAAATGTTCCTAATCTTGAAATAGATGATTCAGGTGAACCTGTAGAAAAAGCAAAAGTAGAAGCTAAAGCAGACGGCCCTGCTGAAACACCACCTAAAGTTGAACCAACAATAGTAGACTCTACAACAGAAGAATCTGTTGGTACAAGTAAATATACTAACAATGAATATGCTTCTGCTAATGCAGATCTAATTCTTGCACAAATAGATTTAAAAAAGAAATTCAAGAATGACACAAAGAAAAGTAATCTTGGTTATAAGAAGACTTTGAATAAATTCAAGGGTTATTTAAAAAAGAATAAAAAGAAATTAGCTAAAGTGACTAAAATTAGAGAAGCTGGTAAAAAGCATGCAACAAATGCTGATTTGTTTATTGCAGGTGAATGGCCAGAAGAAGTATGTCCATTTAGTCTATATAAAGAAGGTTATAAATTACAAGCAAATATGCTTTATGCAACCGCTTTACATGGTGAAATTGGTGATAATAATACCGCAATAGAAGGTGGACTAACTTATAAAGAGTATCACGGTTTTCATCCATTATTTGCATTCGATGACTGGACTGATAAGACAAAATACCCAAATCATTTTGTATATAAATGGTATCAAAATATTTATGATGAAAAGAAAAGAGATGAAAAAGGATATGGATTTGAATTAGCTGATAAGGCTATTGGTGATTTTTATTCAGAGCAATTTGATGAATTCTTAGCATTTTATGACAGAGATGATATAAAAGGCTATATAGAAATAGTCACAGATTACAAGTATGCAGGTCGAACAAAAGAATAAATATATTGAGGTAAATTATTATGTTTAATATGATAAAGAAATGGTTCACAGCAGAACCGGTTTTAGTATTGAAAGTTCAACCATTAAGTGAGTTGAAAAAGATGTCTAAAAAAGAGCTAGAAGATTATGGTCGTACATTTGGTTATGAAGTCGATAGGCGTTTAACTAAAGATAAAATCATAAAAGAAGTTAAAAAACTTAAATAAGGAGTAATATTATGTTGACACTTTTGTCTACACTAATGGGATTCGGAACTTCATTTGTTCCTAAGATCTTGGATTTCATGCAGGATCGTAAGGATAAATCACACGAACTTTCTGTGATGGCTATGCAATTAGAAAGAGAAGAGAAACTCGCAAGTTATAAAGCTGATGCAATGATGCAAGCAGCTGAAGTACAAAGAGATTCTCAATTGCTAGTTCATGATACTGAAGTTGGTAAAGGTGCTTCACAATGGATTACGAATTTAAGATCTTCAGTAAGACCAGTAATTACATATTTGTTTTTTGCAATTTTCTTCTTCGTTGAAGGAGTTGCAGCTTATGTAGTATTGACTCAAGGTGGAGATATCCAAACTATTACAAATGCATTATGGTCAGAAGAGACACGTTCTATTTTTGCCGCTATCGTAGCATTTTGGTTTGGTTCCAGAGCAATTAAAAAATAAGGAGTAAATTATGAAAGATGCGAAAGCAGCAGAACTAAACATTCGCGATATTGCCGATTGTATAAAGATTATAGATATATGCGCAAAACGAGGAGCATTCGATGGCATGGAAATGGAATCTGTGGGCAAAGTCAGAAACAGACTTGAAGTCTTCACCGAAGCATACACACAAGCAAACCCAGAAAAAACAGATGAGCAACCCGACGAAGGTAAGTAATAACTGTATTAAGATGATCAAACACCATGAAGGTGTTAGGCAACAACCATATCAAGATCCAATTGGATTATGGACTGTTGGTGTAGGTCATTTGATTGGTGATGGTAAAAAACTTCCAAAGAAATGGAACAAGACATTTTCAATGGAAGAAGTAGATAACATTTTGAAAGAAGATCTTAATAGATTTGAAAAAGGTGTTAATACATTAATCCCTATTACTAAGCTTACACAAAATCAATTTGATGCTTTAGTATCATTCTCTTTTAATGTTGGTCTTGGTAATCTACAAGCATCTACTCTTAGAGCGAAACTAAATAGAGGTGAATATGAAGGTGCAGCTAATGAATTTCCTAAATGGAGAAAAGCTGGTGGTAGAGTATTAGCTGGATTAGTTAGAAGAAGAGCTGATGAAAAGAATTTATTTATGGCTGATGTAATTCACTCTATTGGTTATTAAACAGAGAAACTTTCACCACATCCACAAGACATAGAAGCATTAGGATTTTTAATTACAAGACTTGATCCTGCAAATTGTTCAACGTAATCTACTTCAGAACCAAAGATATGTAATTCAGCTATCTTATCTACAACTAATACATCTTCAATTAATACACCATCATCTTCAGTATTAGTAAAATCCCAGATATATTCAAAACCAGCACAGCCACCACCTTTAATAGAAAGAAATGCATACTGTTTTTCTTGTGTAGTTAATTTTTCTTTAATATATTTTTTAGCTGATGGTGATATACTAAGCAAAGGTTTTTCCTGTGAATTGAGCGGTACCACCAGTATTTTGTATTTCAAAAGTATTAAATGAAGATACGGTTGTACTACCAAGTGTGAAGTTAGCTGTTGTTAAATTTGTAAATGTAGACTTACCTGTAGAAGTAAGTGTAGAACCAGAGTTCATTGTTAAATTAGGTATAGTCACATTTGAGTTAAATGTAATTGTTCCAGAAGACTTAACATTAAGTGTTCCTTCAACATCTACACTTCCTCTTAGATATGTTTTTCCAATTTGATTTGTTGTACCGTAGTTTGTCCATATATCATCAGAATCAGTACCATAATATATTGCTGTACCATTAAAACTATCTGAATCTGAACCAAGATAAATTCCACCTTGTTTTATATCAATAGTAGCGCCAGTAAATACTGCACTTCCAACAACACCAATATTACCATTGAATATGGTATCACCCGTGACTTCTAAGCCAGGCAATGTTATATTAGAAGGATTTTCAAAACCTGTTAGATTACCATTTTCATCAAATGATAAGGAGCTTATTATATCCGCGTGCTTTCTTGTTTTACTCTTAGCCATATATTATTTATCCATTCGGGTCAATAAACTTTACTGTTTGAACTGTAGAACCTCCTACATTTTGTACAGTAAGAATCATTTTAGTTGGTATAGAAACGTTTGTAGAACCTATGTTAAATCCATCACTATCAACAGTCATTATATTATGACCACTGCCTGAATGGTTTGCTGTTAATGTACCATCAGAATCTCGTATATCAGATACAGTTAATTGAGGTTTATTTACTATTGTTCCACTAGAGTTATGTATTGGATTAAACTTAAATGTACCAGTTCCAGTTAATGTAGTATTTTTCATATTTACAAACGATTTACCTAACTGATTTGATCCGAAAAAAGTATCTAATCTTTGTGAACCACCATTTGCACCCATACCAGAACTTCTTGAACCTGTATTACCTGAACTATTATATTCATAAATAAAACCATTATCTGCGTCAGAGTCAGAACCTAAATATCCCCATATAACATCAGACGCTTTAAATAAAGTTCGACCTTGTAAGTCTAATGTACCGAAACTTGTGAATACAGTATTCTCTGAATCGTATTGATTTCCTGCAGTTCTTGGATATCCAAATTGCAGAGGTGTATTTTCACCTGATACCCTAGCAATATTGATTCTCTGAGTACCGTGTTTTCTACCAAATATAATTCCACTACGTTTAACAAATCTACTAATACCTCTACTCACTAATCCCTGATTGTTTTGACTTCCACCTACTAATATAGAATCTGAATCTAATGGAAATTTTCTATGACGGTTTGTAAAGTCATCTAACTTATCGCCATTTATATCTTCACCAAGAAAGAAGTTTCCTTTAAAAGTTGTAAGTGAATTATCTGAATCACTACCAATGATTGCATCTTGAAATGGTCTTGCATCTGGCAAATTAGTGGATGAGAATCTATTAAAGTTATCTGAGTCTGGTCTATTATTAAGTGGGAATAATAAATTTCTTGATGTTCTTGTAAAATGAGTACGTATACTATCTGCACCTACTTCAAGTCTACCGAATTTTATTGATGTATCATTACTATTACCAAATGAAATTGCATCAGAATCTTCTGATAAGATAAACTTACCACCTGGACTATTAGGATTTACTAAAGTATTTGCTATAAGTCTTGTTTTTGATATTTTTTGTGACATAACATTTTAAAAATTAAAAATTCTAGGAATATCTTTTGTATTATCGTTTATATCACTAGGTCCTTCAATTGCATTTCTTATTGCTCCTGAAGATGCACCACCACCTCTTACAAGACCATTGCCTGAAATTTTTAATTGCACATTTCCTGCATTATTTACTATACCACCACCTGAACCAAAACCACCATTACCTATAATATTTCCATTACATATAACTTTTATATATGTTGCTTTAGTAAAATGTGGTAATGTTAATGCTGATATTCCAGGTAATGCTGTGAGGCTTACACCGTCTGGTACGTCAATAATTACTGATGTTGCTGAAGTTCTTTCAACTTCGTTAGGTTCTATTATGTGACCTACTTGATCTGTTGTGATTTTTTTATAGTATTGAGTGAGTACATGCATCTTAGCCTGCCGATGCTTCAGTGAAGAACCATTTACTACCGTCAAATGTTCCTGAAGCCATCTTAGCAGAGTTGCTTAATGTTGTTCCTTTAGCTCCGGTTCCCCAATCAATTGTTAATGTACCATTTGAGACTATGGATAATTGTGAACCTGCAATCCAACCAGAAGTAGGAACTGTGACTGTACCGACACCAGTGTGAATTACTGTTGTGACAAAACTTCCAGCAGTGACATTATCATTCGCTGTTAAATTTTGTACACTTCCTAGAGATCCTGTCATTGCAATGCTATTAGCAGCTATATTACCTGAGCTTACATTTCCACTTACTGAAAGTGTGGTTGATGTAATACCTTGAGTTATGATATTTGTTATATTAGCATTCGCATCTTGTTGTATAAGATTTGGTAATTCTGCGAATCTTCTAGTTTTTGATTTTGCCATAATTTCTCCTACTATATTTATTATCCAGACGATCGCTTAAACCAAACTTGTACATTCATTTGGATTGGATCTATTGGGTTAGCACTAGCATCCCATGTACGTACACGGATAGCTCTATTGTTTGGATTTGCAATGAGTGGTTTACCACCAAAGACATCGATTGTTGCTCCTGTTTCTGAATCAGCTCCAGGACCAGGTGCTACTGCATTTGCGCCTTGAGCATCAATTGATGAGAATATCGGTTGACCTTGTGGTGCACATGTTGATACTGCCATTGACATATAGAATCCATTAGTATCTGTAATTGGTACTACTTCAGAATCTAATAAGAAGAAGTAAATACCTTCAGCATGTCTTGAATATTTTAACTGATCTGAATCAAATCCGTATGTTGCTCTATCAATAATCTTATTAGGATTAGGACCATTATCTGAATCAAATGAAACTCTCATCCAAGCTGCTGTGACTGGTGTCTCTTTAATAGCATCTGCAAATTGATGTGTCCATTGACCACCAGAATAAACTAATGATTCACCAATACTTGGTTGTTGACCATCGACTGCTTCATCAACATTTGATAATTGACCAAGAGAACTTACTCCAGTTGTTGGACCACTGAATGAGTATACAGCTACAAAGTCATTAACACTGAGTTTAGTTGGGAATAATATATCATTACCATTTACTTGATATTCAAGAACTGGTGATTGTGATAGTAGTAAACCATTAAGGAATACTAATACGTTTTGTGGGTCATTTGATGCTCCTAATACTGGAGAACAATCTACTAATCCAGTAGTAAATCCTGGATGATTAGTATTATTCACAGTAAATGTATGTTCTAAAGTATTAAATGATTCTGATGGTAATCTATTACCACCTAATTGGTTTGATACGTTTCTTATCCATACAGCAGATAATTCATCTGAATCTTTCACATAGTTATCTGAATCAAATGCAATCATTCTTGATGCTTTGTAAGTGTTTACCTGATCAGAATCTGAATCAAAATAATAGAAGTCTCCTTGTTTCTGTGATATGTTTATACCATTCAAGAAGATTAAAGGATTACCACCGACTCTAGCAACAATCATATCAGAATCACTGTAGATATCTGAATCAATCATTCTAAATGTTTGGTGATTTCCATTTGCACTTTGTGCGGTTGTACGAGATTTTCTAAATACAACAAAATCTGAATCTGCAAATTTAAAGTTCTTATAGAAGTGAGCTACTGATTCATCAATAGGTGATATAATAGAAACTTCATCATTTGCTTTTAAACTTCCATAGAATTGAATTGCATCAGATGGACCAGAAACTACTTGGTCAACATCTTTAGTTGTGACATTTGCAAGAATTCTATAATCAATAAATGCATACTTATCAGAATCAGAATCTCTTGTAGTTGTACCTGAACCTGTAGGAGATCTACCATCTCCAAATGCATCTGAATCTACTGGCTGTAAATGACCATTAACAAATACTACAGCATTTGCATTTGAAATTACTTTTGAGAAACCAATCTTTGTATCTGAATCTGTAATTGATTGTGGTGAAACTGCAGCTGACTGAAAGTCAATAGTAAAGTTTCCTGTTTTATCTGGATCTTGTGGTTCATACTTATTACCAGTCCATCTTAAATATTGACCAACAGTTGGACCTTTATCATTATTCATATCACTCATTAAACGAGTAGACATTTCAGCTTGTAGTTCTGCTAATTTAGGATTATAGTTTGAATTTGTTGGGTCTAGATTATTTCTACTTTTTGCTATTACAGCATCAACAACAGCATCCATAAGATCACTATCAAAGTGTTGACCTGATCTGAATTCAACGGTACCAGCGGTATTAAATGCTTCTTTTCTATCAGCATCTTTTTGTACTTTATTAAATACGAGTTTGTCTTTAATTGCTGTTGAATGTCTTGTTTCAATTGTAGGATTTGCTTGATCTGGATTTACAATGAATACATCACTATCTTTACCTGAGTTATAGTTTGCATTATCTCTCTTTACTGATAACGTAGTAAATGTTTCAATTGTATTATCACTATCAATACGTGATTTAGTTCCGTCAACTACGAAACCAGCACCTAATTTTGATAAATCTCTTGTCTTAGTACCCATAGTTTATTTAATCCTAATTTACCATTGTGTGATACTCAATAGTGATCACATCGGCTATCGCGGTGTTTACCGCAAAGTTAATAACAATATTCGAACCTGAAACTGCTGATGAACTTATATCAACCGTATGGTTAACTAAAGCAGTACCTAATCTATTATAAGATTTAGAATTTAATTGTCTTACACCATTGTGAAATACTTTAATGTTTTCTGCTAATGGTGTTGTGACTTTATTTGGTACTACAAATGTAAATGATGAGTATGAACCTTCAGAATCATTTACAATATGTTCTTGTGTTATCATTCTAAATGAATTAGCAATATGTTTAGAGAATATTTGGTCTATATCACTATCATCTCTTATTACTTGAACAACTCCTCTTGCAGTTCTTCTCTGTAAGTCAGAGTCTGAATCAAATGTTTGAATATAATTCTTTTTAAGTGTTGCTTTTAAATTTGTACCAGAAACAAGATCATCTGAGTCTAATCTTTGAACTCTATCTAAAATTAAATTATCAAATCTTACACGTAGGTCTGAATCTCTAGCCATAGAATCTGAATCAGAAGCAACTGCACTTTCAGATATTCTATTTAGTAAATGTGTGAATGTTCTTGATACAAGTTCTGAATCTGAATCCATCTTTAAGATTTCTTTTCTTGCTACACTTTGTATAAGATTGTTCTCAGAATCTTGATTTATTAATTGGTTTATAACTATATCTGAAAGTCTATCTTTAAGACTCGTGTCAGAGTCAATAGTTTTCATTACAATATCATTTACAATAACTGATTTATCTGAATCAGTAAATGATCCAATAATTGCTCTTCTTACTTTCTCTAATTCTGAATCATTACCATTCTTATAACCATTATCTGAATCACCAGATCCAAATACATATTCTCTTAATGGTCTCCATATTTTATGTCTGTGTAGTTTCTTATCACTGTCAGAAATATTAACACCATTTCCACCAAGATATCTTACAGAAGTTCTTTCTACAAACTTTTTATTAATATCAAAGAATTTTCTTGCAAATGATGGGTGATACATGTAGTAGTTTGTATGTGTTCTCTTACCACCGTTAGTTGCTCTACTTCTGTAATCAGAATCTTTTAATTCCATCATGCTGTCTGAATCTACAGCACCAAGTCTGAGTCCCATGAAACCCCAGAAGTTTGCATTTCTGGCAATTAGATCTGCAATATAATCTGAATCTTTTCTTACTTGAACAAGAACACCCGGTTGGGTTTTCTTATCATAACCTAATGAATATCCTTCAGAGTCTGAATCAGTTAATACTCCACGACCTTGTTGAGCATCAATTGTTCCTGAACCTGAGACACCTGCTAGATATTGAAACTCTGAATCACGTTTTAGGTGACTAAAATCAAGGTAATCATAGAATAAGTTAAAATTACCAGTGTGTAATGGTTGTGATCTTCTTGTGACTGTTTGATATGTAGCACCTAATCTTGTTCCAAGTAAGTTAGCACCATAAGTTCTCGTATGACCAGCATTAGTAAAGTCTGAATCAAGTATAATACCTTCAACAACTATAGATGCGAGTTTTCTTCTAAGGTAATAAAGTCTATTTCTGTTTGTATCTGAATCAATTAAATTATTTGTATCTGAGTCATGCTTAAGAGCACCATAAGAGAGATCTCTGTTAAATGGTAATAATAGTCTTTCAGTATTGCTTGCTGAGTTTCGTAAACCTATAGAATTTTCTTCAAAGAAATCAAGAAATACTTCTAACATGTCTGTTGCAGCTGGTAAGTCTGAATCGTAATGTAATGGTAATTGTCTTGCAATAGCTTTATAGCCATCACTATCATTCTTGACAATATTCAATTCAGCTTGTAATCTTCTTAGTTCTACTTGATCAAATTTTATGAAGTTTATAAAATATGCTTTTAGTAATGTTTTGAAACTTATAAATTTTGATGCTGAATCAGAGTCAGCCGCCATCAATACATGCGGAGCTCCTTTATAAGTGTTTCCTGCACCATCATCAAATGAAACAGGTATCTCATCTATGAAAGATCTAAGTTTTGACCATTCAGCTGAGTTAGGACCAGTGCCACTATCAATAGCTGAAGTCTTACTCCAACCAGAAGGCTTGCCATAATATTCTACTAGGTGATCGCTATCTATGTTTTGGTATATTGTATTGATGACATCTGAGTCCATGGTTCGAGCGATTGAACGAACATAGTGTCTGAGATCATCAGAAACTCGTTTTGAATCGTGGGCCGTAACTCCACGTGAGTCATATATTTTTGAGATTTTTGCCCAATCGGAACGTAATCCCGTTACGTCGGTCTGAAAGGGTCTTATCTCGGAATCATTCAATGCCATTGGTCACCAATTATAAAGTATACTTGATTTATTTATTCTTTTGGAATAAATAATTCATGGCAATACAACAGACATTTCAAAGAAAAAGCAAATATAAAGATTTCGATCTAAACTTCACAAAACACCCTCTTACAAATGATTTAGCTGTAAAAAAAGGTGTATCATCTATTAATCAATCTGTGAAGAGTTTAATTCAGACCGCTTTCTATGAGAGACCATTTCAACCGACTCTTGGTTCACAAGCTAGAAGCCTTTTGTTTGAAAATGCTGATGCGATAGTTATACAGAACATGAGAACATTGATCAAAGAGACAATTACAAATCATGAACCAAGAGTAGCAGTGCGAAGTATTGCTATTCAAGATATGACAGATTCAAATGCTTATGCTATTGAATTAAGATATGAGATGCTTGATATTAAAACAGATGAGACACTCAATATAGTTCTCGAGAGACTGAGGTAAAAATGTCCGACAATAGACCAATTATAGCCAATCCTGATTTCAATGATATAAAACAGGATATCATTACACATTTCAAAGCAGATTCTAATTTTGCTGACTATGATTTCAAAGGTTCAGCTATGAATACTATCATAGATATTCTAGCTTATAACACACACTATAATAATCTTGCTGCAAACTATCTTGTAAATGAATCATTCTTAGATACAGCACTCATGAGAAATAATATCATTTCAATTTCTAAGATGTTGAACTATACACCAAGATCTAAAGCTGCAGCTAAAGCAAGTTTAACATTAAGAATTCCAAAAGTAAATGGTAATAACGTTTACACAATTCCAGCTGGAAGTTTATTTACCGCTTCTGATGGTTCAACAACATATAACTTCTACACATTAAGAAACTACAGTGTTCAATATGATGCAACTGATGCGAACGGTGTCACAAGAGATGTGATTATAGAAATTTGTGAAGGTGATCAAATTACACAAAGATTTGCAGCTACAGCTGAACACACAAGTTTTCCTAAATTTGAATTAGGTAATAAAGGAATAGACACAAAAACAATTAGTGTATCAGTAAATGGAGAGACTTGGACACCAGTCACAAACGATACACAAGGAACCACTGGAGTTTCAAACCTTAGTACAATATATTTTATTGAAGAAACAAGAAATTTACAACATAGTATTATGTTTGGTAATGGTGTATTAGGTAAGAAGCTAGAAGTTGGTGATGAAATATTAGCAACATACATCGTAACGAATGGTGCAGAAGCAAATGGAATTAATAATTTTTCAATTAAGATTTCTGGAAGATCTGATATAACAACAGTATTGACAGTGCCAGCTGATGGTGGTGGTGATATAGAAACTATAAGAGAAATTAAAGACAACGCACCTAACTGGTTCCAAGCACAATTCAGAGCCGTAACAGAAAATGATTATAAAGCTATATTAAAAAAAGAGTATGCTGATATTCAAGCTTTGAATGTTTATGGTGGTGAAACTGTAGGTAAACCTGGTAAAGTTTTCTTTTCAATTAAACCAAAGTCTGGTGACAAATTAACAGAACAAGCAAAACTTACAATCACTAGAGATATATTATCTAAATTTAATCTTGTGACTGTCACACCAACTGTTGTAGATCCACTTATAACAAGAATTATTGTTAAAACAGTTTTACAATTTGACAACTCTAAGATTACTACAAGTTCTGAAGTTTTAGAATCTAAAGTATTAGCATTGTATAATGTATTGAACTCATCTTACATTGGTGATTTTATGGAATCATTCTCAGTGTCAAGATTAATGGAAGAAATTTTAAAGCTAGATAATTCAATCACAGCTGTAAATCCTAGAATCAATTTAAGATTTAATGTAAATGCAAAGAATTCGCTTTTAGATAATTCATCATTCACATTTAATAATAGATTACATACTGAACCTTATGCTGGTGAAGCCTCTGTAGGTGGTGTATTAAATTCAACATTATTTAAAAGATCTGGAAGAACTAACTTCTCCAAATTTGTAGATGATGGTAAAGGAATATTAAGACTTGTTGATGTAATTGAAGGTTCAAACATTATTGTTAACACATCAGCAGGAACAATAAATTATGAAACAGGTGAAGTTAATGTCACTGATTTTGATCCAGAAGATGGAACAATTGGTTTTATCGTTATACCAGAATCTTTTGATGTTCAGGTACAAGGTAATTATCTTTTACAAATATCAACTGGAGATTCAACAGTAAGAGCGATTGATAAGAATGATACAGCTTCACTCAACTTATTTAATGTATCGAGAGCAAGTTAATGGCCAAACATATACTGCCAATAGTCAAAACGCAGTTGCCGGAGTTCATAAGATCTGAACATCCGCAATTTGAGCTGTTCATCAGTGCATATTACGAGTATCTAGAAAAACAAACTGATAGTGATTCAACATCAGCTTTAAATCTTTTTAAGTCTGCACCCAATGCGGGTGCAATAATAAACAATGCAGAAGAATATCGTGATGTACATACTACACTTAACGAGTTCAAAGAGTACTTTCAAAAACAATTAACTCCATTTGTAATAACAGGAAACAAAGTCACAGATGGAATAGTATTCCAAAAAGCTAGAGATGTTTACTTATCTAAAGGTTCTCCAAATTCATTTAAGCTTTTATTTAGAATATTGTTTGGTCAAGAGATTGATCTCTTCGAACCTAAAAATCAAATTCTTATTGCTTCAGAATCATTGTATACATCATTTGCACAGATAAAAGCTGAAGTAATACAAAATGAATCTAATCTTGGTGACTTTAATTATGAGCTTGCAACAATACGTTTAGACACTGACATAAATGATAGTGATGCATCTAAGAATATACTCACTGTTCTTGATGGTACATTTACTGGTGTTACGAAAAACAATAGAACAGTACTTACATTATATCTTACAAAAAATCCAGATTCAGATATGAATGGATTACTTGTTCCAAGAAGAGAAGTACTTTTAAGAGATTCACAAGACCCCACAAAAGAAGTAAAAGTAAGATTATTAAATCACTTAGGAAATGTAAGTGTCACAGACGGTGGTTCTGGATTTAGAATTGGTGATAAGTTCTTTGTAAGAGATACCACAACAACTATACCAGTTCAGGTGACGAAAGTTGCATCAGGCGAAATTGATAGATTAATGATAAGATCAAGAGGTACTAACTACAGAGTTGGTGATACAATTGAATTTCTTGATACCGCCTCAGGTGCAGGTGCTTTAGCATTCATTACCGGTGTTGATCAACAAGGTACAGTCACACAAATAGATGGTACAAATGTAAGATTAGGTGAAGCAAATACTGGTTATCTTTCAGAAGAATTTGAACCTGTAGTAGTTCCTATTATTCAAAAAGGTCAATACACACATATTCCTGTACCATTTATAAGAACAAATACTGGTTCTGGTTTAGTAGTAAGTGGTCTATCATCTCAGGTTGGAAAGATATTAGAGGTATCTACTCCACAAACTGGATTCTTTGACTCAGATAGTTTTGGTATTCCAACACTTGAAAGTCCATTAGGTATCAGAATTACAAATGAAGAATCAATTGATGTAGGTAATGTTATTGAGTTTCAACATTTTACACCAGATTCAGAAGGTGGTTCATTAAGACACGATAGTGAAGTCTTTACAATTAATTTAACAATACAAGATTCTGATGGTATTACAAATGATAGTGATACATTATATTGGTCTGGTATAGAAGAACTTGGAACAAACGTATTGTATGATAGCACTTCTGGTGGTTCTAATTATGCTCCTGGAAGTATGGCTGATTCAGATGATATAATTGTTTCAAGCAACTTTGACAAACACCGATTTGATGGTAGAAGTAATGGTCTATTTAGTACTCAATGGGTTCAAGGTATAGTAGAACCTAAACTTTTAGGTGGCAATAGAACTAAAGATGCACGTCATTATGTAAACTATTCATCTAACAGAAAGTATTTCTTTAGAAGTGGTTTAAAATTTAAGATTATAAGAATGCCTGTTGCATGGGATTCTGAAAATTACAATTGGAAAATTAGACAAATAAAATATTATGACTCTGATGGAGATAGTGATTTTATAGAAAGATGGAAAGCAAATCCTGAATTTGATATTCAAGGAATTACACCAACTTATTATTCTTGGGAATTAGGTCAACCAGGTCCTAATAAATGGGCTAGATGGGTAAGTGCTTGGGCAGCAATTGATGGTGGTCACTTAAATGAATCAGATGGTAAGTTTACAACAACTGCAACCGAAGGAAATGCAGCATGGAAAAATATTCAACACCAAACTACAAGAGTTGCAGGTAAACCTGGACAAAGATATGGATATCCAGTAAACAGATCAGATTCTGATGAATATCAATTAGGTCAATTTAGTAATAGTACAAATGCTATTGATTCAGTTGACATGCCACTAGATAAGTATAAGAATGCTGGTATGAGATTAGGCGATCCAGAAAGAACTACACATCCAGTAGATTCTGACAACGGTGGTGGTGGTACTAGTGGTATTAATATATGGTACGATCATGCGGATAACGCTAGTGAAGCTGGTGATTTAATTAAGTTGCAAACAGAACCAGCATCAAGACATGCAGTACAAGCTTTTCCAATTAAGATCGATGACCCAAGACTTTACAGATTAGATAAGTTTCATTTAGATCAATTAAAACAATCTGCAGTAAATGATTCTGAAAACACATTAACATATAGTACAGAGATTTTTGTATCTGCAGACTTATCAGATTCTGATGGTTCAGGTAAGGGAACATCAAAAACTATTGGTGAATTTGTTAGTACTGGATATGGTGGTGTAGTTGCTACTAAATCAGCTGACGGTACAAGCTTTACAATTTCTAAGGCAGATAGCGAGCAGGTTTTATCTACATTGAACAAACCAATGAATTTCCCTAATGATAGTGAAATACTAGTTTTTGATAGATTACCTCACGCATTGTTAAGAGTTATTAAAGTAAACCCTTCTGACGGTACTAAACTATCACAAGAAACATTCCCAGTTTCAAATGCTATAGTTCAATATGAATCACCAATTTTGAAAACAGGTTTTCCTCTTACTTCAATAACAGAAAAAACATTTCTTAACGAATCAGGTTTTTTAAGTTCTATTTCTGGTGGTATATTAAGAGATAACTATACAGTATCAGAATTCTCATACATCATTCAAACAGAATTATCTATGAATAAATGGAGAGGACCAATCAAAGATACTTTACATCCTGCTGGAATGTATATGTTTGGTGAATTAAATGTTGATACGAGTGCTGAAATCAATACAGGAAATTCTGCATTGCCACACACAGACATTGGTACTGAAGCATCTTCACTTACATTTGATGCAGATGATGATTATTATAATGATAAGCAAACTGAAGGTATTGCTGTTTTTTCAGATAGTATTTCTTTTGCTTCAAATCCATTTAATGTTGTATCATTAACAAACGATGCATCAGGAACTTTCCTTACCGCAGATTATACTCAGAGAAATGTTGAATCATCAATACAATCACAAAGAGGAAATGCTTTCTTTGATTATGAACCAGTTGGTCTCGTACATAAAGTATGGACAGTGTTTGACTCTGAAGGTCATTACAATCATGTAAGAGGAGCAATTGATTCAGACTCTGATTTGAAAGCTAAATTTGGAATGTACTTCACACCAAGACAAGGTGATGGTAAACTAATATTAGGTTCAGGCTTTGATTCAGATTTCTTTAAGAGAGATATTACAACACAAGTTCATGATAGTGAAATTACTCGTGACTCAAAAGTTAATAATGTAAAAACTCATTATGTGCCTAGTGAATTTCATGGAGCCAAAAGATATGGTAATATAGAATTAATTGGTATATCACAAGTCAAATATGAAGATTTTGAGTTATTTAGAGTTTATGATTCAGAAATTCCAAAAGATATTTTTCAAAGATGGGATGCTGAAACTGCCGTAACATTTGAAAAAATTGATTACAGTAGAATCAAAGATAGTGATAAAGATGTTGATACGTTCAACACTCCATTAGAAAGAACAAGAGAAATAAGAATAAGTAAAGCTGTTGACTTTAACACAGCATTAAGACTTAATAAAGATTTGAACTTCACAGTAAATGGAACAACTTACTATGACTTAGAAGCATTTGAACAAAAGTATCATAACTTCAATGCTTTAAGAGATTCTGAGTACAATGAAGGTTGGAGCATACCAGGAAAATTCACAGCATTAGGTAATATTAGACAGACTGCACCTGACTCAGAATATGATTCAGATATGATTGTAAGAGATGATCAAGCACGTAAGCGATTTGCTATTGAAAAAGAAAGAGGATATTCAGATACTAAATCACCTCGAACAGCAAGAGCTTTTGGAAATTATTTAGGTGGATCTAATACTATAATCGTAAGACCTACTTATCCTGCGGGTGCTGGAATAAATAATACAGCACAACTATTAGGAACAGTTTCTGACTCAGATTACAAAGAGAATCTAGAATTTAAGAGAAAAAATTAATGGCAACTATAGGTAAAGTCACTAACGAATTAAAAACACTTTTAACTAAGTCAACACGTGATGAGATTCGTGATACAACGAATGATGACTCGTTTTATGCGTTTATTGCCTATACAGATTCCGAAGACTATCCCTTCAGTGACTCAGACGCTTCTGAGGCTGTAACGGACTCAGATCTAATAGGAATCTATAAGAATATGGTCACAATGCACCGAGTACTGCCTGGAGGTGTTTCTCGAGTGATTAAGAGAAAGAACTGGATAACTAATAGTAGTTATGTCGGTTGGAACTCAGATACTTCAAATGATAGTGACTATTATGTAATGTCTACAGAGATTGTGCAAGGTGTTCCAAGACAAAATGTTTATAAGTGTTTGAATGCTCCATCTAAAGTATCATCCACTGTAGCACCAACTGGTTCATCTTCATTACCATTTAAAACTTCTGATAATTATTGGTGGCAGTATATGTACACAATTACAAATTCAGATGCTATTTTATTTATGACATCTGCATTTATGCCAATACCAGAAAGAGTTGATGTAGCTGAATCCGTTAACGTAACGGCAGGTACCGCAAGATATGACTTATTGCAAGTACAAAATAATGCAATTAAAGGTAGTGTCTTTAATGTAAGAATAAAACATGGTCCTAATGAAAGACCAGACTCTGATAAATTAAGAGGATTTACAAACAAACTTGTTGTAAACATTAAAGGTAAAGATGGAGTAGGTAATACACCTACACAAACATTTAAAGCAACTGCAACTAGAGATAGTGAACAGTCAGCTGTATGGAAATTTCAAGTACAACAATATGGTATAGGTTATACTGCACTTCCTTATGCTTGTGATTCTGAGAATGATTCAGAAATTAAATGTTTCAGATTAGATCTTGCTCCTGGACTTGGACATGGTGCTGATGCTGGTGATGAACTACAAGCGAGAGATGTTATGATGACTTCTCGTGTAATTCCACTAGATAATGGATTTTCAAAATTAGCAAGTGGTGAATTCAGTATGATTGGATTAATTAAGAATCCTATTGATACAGCTACAAATAGAATTGGAACACAAAATTATTATACAGTTGCTAAAAAAATAACATGTGATAACGCTGCATTATTCAAAATCAATGATGTGTTCTATAAACAAGGTGATTCAGATACAGCTGGTAAAGTTGTTTCGATAGATAATAAAGATGTTTTTTATATTAATGTTGGAAAATTAAGAAACAATTTTGCAGACAGTGATCAGATTATTTCCACTACTCACAATAATGTAATTCAGAAAGCTAAGTCAGCTGATGTTATCTTTAATAGTGGTCAATTCTTATCGGTTGATTATTTACCAACAGCATTAGAAAGATCACAAGATCAGATAGAATCATTGAATATTATCTTGAAATTGTAATAAATAAAAAGAGAGAGATTTACTATATATGTCAACAATTAACTTAAATGTATCGCCGTATTTTGACGATTTTGATGAGAAGAAGGATTACCTTCGTGTCTTATTTAGACCTGGTTTTGCGGTACAGGCAAGAGAGTTAACACAACTACAGACTATAGCACAAAAGCAAGTTTCAAGACAAGGAAATCATATATTTAAAGATGGTTCTCGAGTCACTGAAGGTAATGTAAATATAAACTTCAATACACACAACATGAACCTTATATCAGGTTCTGGTAATATTAATTTCCCATTAAGTGGTGCTCTCACAGGTTCAGTTGAAGCTACACTAGATAATTTTTCTGAAACAATAATTTCTAACCAGGACAACACTGTAAAAGCTAGAGTTTTAAAAACTCCTACTGGTTCTGTACTAGCAAATAAAACAGGTAATATTTACTTCACATATATAACAAGTAAAAAATTCACAGATTCAGATCAAGGATACATATACGCAAGAGCTGAAGATAATCCAGAACTTACTGTCACATACGTAAATGTCTTTTCAAAAGTATCAGAAGCTACAATGGCAACTATACTTTCAGGTATTTACTATATAGATGGTTTCTTTGCAAGAATACAAGAACAAAATATCGTTGTATCATCTACAACTCAAAAGCCAACAGCAGCTATAGGTTTCTCAATTACATCAAAAGATATATCTGCAAATGATGATGCATCACTCTTTGATAATGCACGTGGTTCTACAAACGAAGGTGCACCAGGTGCGAATAGATTACAAAACCTAATTAGTGTATTAATAAAGAGTACATTAGATCAAGGTTCTGATCCAACATTCTACAAGCAAGTAGAGATTAAAGATGGTGTAATTTTAGGAGATACTGAAAAGACTCCTACTGGATCAAGAGTGACTCCAAATCCTATGTACAATGGTCTTGGCGATACAATGGCAAGAAGAAGAAAAGAAGAATCAGGTTCTTATGCAGTTAATAAATTCATTCCAAAAATTCAACAACAATCTTATGAAGATTCAGATAAGTTTGCAGTTTCATTCAGCAAAGGTCTAGCTTATATTAATGGATATAGACAAGAAACATTTGCAGATGAATTAATATATTTAGATCGTAATACAGAAGCTAAAAAAGAAACAAACCACAAAATTCCTATTCTAGGAGCACCATACGTAGAAGTAAGAAATGTAAACAGTGGTACAATGTCTGGTATGTTAACTGCTGATGCTAATGGTATTGGTGCATTCACTAACAAACTAGCGCTAAAAGATTCTGATGGAAATACTATTGGATTTGCTAGATCATATGGTTATCAAGCAACTAACGGTGAAACTAATGGTAGAGTATATCTTACTGATGTTAAGATGTTCCAACATGTAAGATTTGGACCATCTGGTACATATGATTCAGACACAAGTCATTTTTGGAGAAACTCCTTAATTGCTGGTGAACAAGTCACTGCAACTTTAAATGGTAAAGTTCAGACTGGTGATGTTGTAAAATTGTATGCACAACACAAGAACGATTCTGACTGGACAGATATAAACTTCTCACCTAATGGTCTAAACAGACTTGGTGGTGTATCATCTTATAAGACTACTGGTGTACTACTCACAAATTCAAATGCACAATTTCAAAAAGGTGCAAAGATTGAAGGTTCTATTGATAGAACTGTGGTATTATCTCCAAGAATTGAAAATGCACGTCAATTTAAGTTTGCAGAAGTAAGAGAAGTAAGAGGTTCAACAAACGATTCTGAAGGTGTATCATTCAAGGCATTTACTGATTGGACACCTGGTGAAGGTGCTAAAATGAAAAATGTTTCAGGTGCATTATTTGGTGGTACCGGAAAAACATTTAAAACACTACGTTCTGGTACAGTTCCATTTGATAATGACTTTGATGTTCTTTATAAAGCACCACCTACAATTTCTTCAACAGACGGTGGATTAGCAGTCACACCAGACTTTTCAGATTCTCAATGGTCAACACACTTTAGAAATGGTGACTATAAGAAAACGAGAATTGATGATGCTGTAGAGATTACAAAAGAATTAAAATATGGTGTTTTAAAAATAAGAAATACATCAGATATTACAAGATCGTCTTCAGTGAATTCCTCTTGGTCAGCACTAGATAGAAAGATTAACTTATTCTATCCAGACATTTACAGAGTTTATAAGATTGTTCATGGTTCTACGAACAATTCATTTGGTACATCAACTACAGAACCTAACGCAAGCTTTGATAGAATTAAAGTAAACATTTCTGGTGGTGCAACTATACCACAAGGTTCACTAATAATTGGTAAAACTTCCAAGACACGTGCTAGAGTAGCACTTTCAAATACAATTGCAACTGGACAGACTACATTATCAGGTTCAACTGGTTATCATATCTCAATGTCAGGTACTGGTGCTCAAGATTTACTTGAAGTGTGCTTTGAAAAAGGTCAAGCTTTCACTGCAGGTGAACAGTTAAAAATAAAAGTTCCTGCTAAAGAAGATGCTATATCTTCAGAAATTACATTTACAGAAGTAAACACAAAAAAACCAGGTTCAGATATTACAGCTAACTATTTACTTGATGATGGACAAAGAGTTGATTCATATCATATTGGTTCTGTTATCAGAAAAACTGGTGTACCAGCACCAGCTAATGGTGATATTTTAATATTCTATTCATACTTTGATGCTAATCCATTTCAATCATTCTATTATGGTGTAGATTCATATTCAGGTGATGGTTTCTATGATGTAGACCCAAGATATTATGGTAAACCAACTGAAATTAAAGAATATGAAGCATACACTGGTCTTAATTTAAGAAATGTTATTGACTTTAGATTTAGACAAAGATTAATAAGTGGTTATGCAACAACTAACAACCCACTATCATTTTTATATAGAGAGTTTGAAAACACTGGTGTTCATGTTATTCCAGATGGTCAATTCTCTACAGATGCAGAATTCTTTACTGGACAAAATATATCTTTCATACTTAATAATAAAGGTAGGATTAAAACAGTTCCAGGTGTAGCAGATGTCAAATCTCCAAAAGACCCAGATATTCAAGCAGGCGGAATGGTTCTTGCAACAATCTCAGTTCCACCAGCAGTAAGATACCCAGATAAAGAAATAGTAATATTCAGTGACCAACAACGTGGATATACAATGCGTGATATTGGAAAACTTGAAAAACGTATTAGAAATTTAGAAACATCAGTAAGCCTGTCTCTCTTAGAGAGTAAAGCTTTACAAGACAATATTGGTACAAGAGTAAAATCTGGATTTATTGTAGATGACTTCTCATCAGCTATTAACACTCCAGCTGATATAACAAATACACAGTTTAGATCTTCTATTGATGTTTCAAGAAACGTATTAAGACCACCATCTGTAGAAACAAATGTACAACTTCAAAGAGTAAGTGATGGTAATCGTATTGATCCATTCTTCTTAGCACAAAACACTGGATTTATCTTAAAATCCTACACACAAGAACAGATGCTTGAACAAACATTTGCTTCAAGCTTAGTCAGAATTAATCCATTTGCAACTTGGGTTTATTCAGGTCAAATAGAATTAAATCCAACCCAAGATTTCTGGAGAGATCCAACTTGGAATGTTGTAGAAAATTTCTTTGTAGATAGAACTTCTTTTGGTGGTGGTTTATCAACTGTTTCACAATCAGTATTCGATAATTTAGTACCAGTCACAAGAGATATTCCTAACACTAACTTTAACACAGTAGAAACAAACTGGACTGGAACCGTGACTTCTACTACAACTGATGACTTTGGTAATCCAATGCTAGGTTGGTGGTGGTGGAATCAGGGTGGTACAACTACAACAACTACAGAAACACAAGTAGGTACTGAAACTACTAGCAACTTTATTGCACAAGAAGAAGAGTTTACAAGTTCTTCAGACTTTAATGTAAGAGAAGTAAGAGAAAAAGATGACGCTTGGATAAGATCGCAAACATTAGAATTCGAAGGTCAAGGATTTAGACCAGACACAGATCTTAAAGCTATATTTGATGGTCAAGATGTTTCAAGTACATGTTCACAAACAGATTTCTTACCATTAGAAACTACAACTGCAAGAACTTATGCAGTTCAAGGTAATTTAAAAACAGATGGTAAAGGACAAATACGTGGAAGATTTATAATACCATCACAAACATTCAAGACTGGAACTAAAGGTTTTATACTTTCTGACAAAGATGGTTCAAAAACAACTGAAGGTACAGTGTTCTTTACATCTAGAGGATTCTTTGAAGTTGGAGATTTAACAAACTTTAGAGCAACTAGAGATGCTGGTAATAGATTAATATCATCACAAACATCTAACGTAACTGGTGAATCAACCGTTACTACTAACACAGTATGGAATCCATTTATTTGGCCAATATTCAACTTAAATATAGGTGGTGGTGATCCTATTGCACAGCTATTTACTTTACCACTTGATCCTGGATCAGATCCAAACAATTTTAACCCAGTTAGAAATGAAGCAAGATCAACTGGTTCATTCATAACATCAGTAGATATATTCTTAGGTTTCATAGATACAAGAGCTAACAATGATCACGTAATTTGTGAGATTAGAAGTAGTGATAATGGTTATCCTGGTAGAGAAATACTAGGTAGAGCAAGAGTTGATGTGACAAAGGCAAATGAGAATATAAGTAAACCAACAGTAGCTACAAACTTTAGATTTACAAATCCAGTTTACTTACAAGAAGAAACAGAATATGCAATTGTTCTACTAACACCATCAGATACTACATCAGCTTGGACAGCATTACAAGGAGAAGAAGATGTTATTACTGGTGGAAAGATAACTTCTCAACCAAATGTTGGTGGATACTTTGGATCATTCTTTAAATCGCAAAATGGTTCTACATGGACAGCCGAACAAAATAGAGATCTAACATTCAAAGCTTACCGAGCTAAGTTTGATCTTGGTGAATCTGCAATAACAATGAGAGATAAAGCAAACTTCTATGGCCAACCAATTGGTCAAGCAGCTCAGGGATTAGCAGTAGAAACATTTAACAATTCATACTATATTAAAATCCATCATCCAAATCACGGAATGTATGGTCCTGATGATACACACAGTGTAAGAATTCTTGGTGTTGCTGGTAATGGAAATATTAGTAATGCTGCAGATTCAGACTTAGTAAGATTTAGAGGAGAATCTGCATTGAATGGTTTACCAGTATCACTTATTAATAATGTAAGTAGTTTAGGAAATCTAACAACTACTTCCACAACTGCAAAACATAAAGTAAAATTTGCTACTCAAGATACATACATAATCGATATGAGTGAAGCTGATTCAGATACTTCAGCAGTAGCTTCATCACCAACAACTGGTGGATGGCACAAACAAGTTAAGAGTGGTAGAGGTGGTGGAGTACAAGTAGTTGCAACTGCAAACGTGCAGTATGATTCTATTAGAACTAATACACAAGCAATTAATTTTGATGAAACCTCAGTGAAACAAGAAGTTAAGACAACTACTGGTGCAAACTTAATATTAAGATCAGCATCAAACCAATTTGGTTATAATACTGATTCAATATATTATAAATCACCACTTGTAAAAGATACAGCTGCAGTAAATCTTCCTATGGATAAACTCACAGACTTTGATCATCCAAGAATTATCTTAGGTTCTATGAATAAATCATCATCTGCAGACTTTGAACAAATTCTTTATTTAAACACAGCAAATGAATACCTATCACCAGTTATTAGATTAGATGCTGCAAGTCAAATGTTTGTACTTAAAAATAACTATGGTAAATACATTGATGATTCAGAATTAGCTGGTTTTATTGATTCAGATTTAGCAGCATCATCAAATACTACTAAGCAAAAACAATATGCTTCTTACAAAGCTGGTTTATCAAGTTTTGATGAAACTGCAGCATATATAACAAAAGATATTACACTCTTAGAACCAGCAACCCAGATACGAGTATTATTTGATGCTGATATGGATCCAGGTGCTGAGCTTGTAGTTAAGTATAAAGCTAGAGTTGTAGGTGATAATACTCAATTTGAAGAATTAGAATGGCAAACATTCCCTAGAAATCAAGTAGTAAATGAAACAAACTTTGGTAAGTTCACATCAGATATTGATTTTGATCAATACTCATTAACGCAAGATGTTGGATTTGAATTTGAGTCATTTAAAATTAAAATTGAAATGAATTCTGAGAACTCTTCCTTCATCAGTCAAGTAAGAGATTTAAGAATTATTGCAGTAGTATAATGCATAAACGTGATTTAAAAAGAGATCCTAAGAATGGTGCTCTATTAAATACTAATAGACAAGATGTTATTGAGTACAAAAAGAAAATTGCTGAAGAACATGAAAATGAAAAAAGATTAACAACACTAGAAAAAAAGATGGATAAAATTATAAACATATTGGAGAAGCTTGATGGCTAATTTAAGAGATATACTAGTACCAAATTTTGGATTTCAGGATTCTGATACTGAAGTAGGTATTGCTCCAGTTAATATAGATTCAGGTACTTTACCATTTAATGATGCTAGCAGAATTGTAAAAAACAATGTTAGAATTAATATTGGTTCTTCACCTAATTCAAACACAGGTGATCCATTAAGAACAGCATTTATTAAAATTGGAAACTTTATGGAAGCAGTTTATCGAGCTGACTCTGATAAAGACTTACGTGTTAAAAGATTTGAAACACCAGTAGGTGACTCTGACTTTAGAATTTTAGGTGTCAAGAGTTGTGATGATTTAAGATGGGATTCTGATGGTGTACATACAAATTTAGGAAATGCAAACACAGGATTTGATAGTGATACATTTGCTGGTCTAAAACCTGGTGATACATTACTCCTTACAGATCAAATATCTCCTAGAAGTAGACAGTCATTTGTTGACAGATATGCAAGATCTAATCCACACGGTCGTATTGATATTAATACAGTAAGACTAAAAAATAATGAATACAGTGTAAACGCACCAGCATTCTTAAAAGTAGGCGCTGATGGTTTATTAAAAGTACAAACTGAGTTTGCCTTAGATCAAGTTGGTCTTGATTTTGATGGTGCATTAGAAAGATTAAGTGCAGGTACTCAAAAAAGTAAACTAAGCTCAGCAGATCAAAAAAAATTATATCAAGACTTTAATGATGTTCAAGGTTTAACATCCTCATCTTTCAGAATCAGTGCTAGTAATATAGAAGATGGCTTTGCTGAATTAGTAGCCAGACAAGTAAGGATTGGATACGATGCAGGATTCTATGGATAATGAGCACAGATGTCAACAGTAAGAAACAACTTTGCAGGATTCACAATCGCACCAACCGGATTTGGTGGAGATTCAGATAACGATTCCGATTTCGGTGAAAATCTAAACCGATCAATACAAGCAATCAATAAATCTTATGCCATTAAATCAGGCGTACAAAACACATTCATCGATGGATACATAAATCAATTTGGTGCTTCATCACGTTTCTCTACAAATGAACAGAGAACAATGCAGAACCTTATTAGAGAATCAATTAATGTTAATGGTATAACAATACGTTATATGCCAAGAGCATCTGATTATACTGATAATGTTTGGAATGAAAGACCTGAATCTCACTTTGATTCTGGTTATCAAATAGATATGCTTCTCGTAGCTTCTGCTGGATTTGAAGGTGAAGGAGATACTATGACTCTTTATGGTATGGAGTTCAGAGAAGAAGTTATAATGTCTGTTGCAATTAATAATTTTACACAAAAAGATTCTGATTATAGAACAGTACTTAAACAAAGACTTACTGATTCAGATGGTTTTGCTACAGGAGGTGAATCTGCTTCTAATGATTCTGATTCTGATCAATATCAAAAATTACTTTCAAAATTTGCAAGAACAAGACCACTTGAAGGTGATCTTATTGTAATACCATTTGGTAGATCTGCACAAAACAAAAGTCAGTATGTACCAAAAGTCTTTGAAATTACTCGTGTGACCACATATCATGATGGTGCTTTCTTTCAATTAGGAAATAACTATCAATATAAGATACACGCTAAACTATTCGAATTATCTGGAGAAGACTTGTACTTCAATCCAACTGCTATTACATATAGTAATACAGGTTCAGCTACAAGTACTACAGACGAAATAGTCACGCAAGCGGCAACAGGAATTACATTTACTGATTCAGAAACTAAAGCTATTGACATAACTGATAGTGATTTAATTACTGACTCTTGGGCTTCTAATACTGAAATTGAACAAAGAGCAGAAAGTCAAGAAGTCTATGATAATAATGGTGTAGTAAGAGAAACACCGAAAACAATAACAGATGACTATACAGCGAGAGCTTTTGGTCAACCAGGAATAAGGAATTTGGATAATATCTAATGTTAGGAACTCACTTTTATCACGAAACTGTTAAGACTGCAACTGCGGTCTTCGGTAGTTTATTCAACAACATCGTTATCAAAAGACGTGATGGTAAACTATTACCTGTTCCTATTTCTTATGGTCCAAGACAAAAATGGTTGGAAGCTCAAAAAGGTTTAAGACCAACTGAAGAGATGTTTGAAAAACTATTACCAAGAATGTCTTATGAGTTTGTTGCAATGGTTTATGATTCAAATAGAAAATTAAACAACAAACCAAATGTATTTAGATCTCCAGATAGTTTAGCTTATCCAAGACAAAAGGCTAATATGCCTACACCATACACTTTATCATATACATTACATATTGAAACAAAGACATTGAATGATGGATGGCAAATTATAGAACAGATTGTACCATTCTTTAACCCAGCTTATACTGTCAAAGTAAGACATTTTCCTGCTGATGCAGATACTAATACACCAACACCTACAAATGCATTTGACATGCCGTTCCAACTTACATCAGTCACATGGACAGATGATTGGACAGGAGATATTAATACAAGAAGAACCGTAGAATGGACACTAGAATTTGAAACAAAAACTTGGTTCCATGGACCGATTGCAGCAACAAAAGTAATCTTAGATTCAAGAGCAATAGTTGCTACTCCTGGAAATGCAACAGATTCTGATAGACAAGATCTTAACCTATTAAGAAGAAGTGATAGTGATCTTATGGGAGCTGATGTAGGTTATGCTGTGCTTCAGAAAAATGACTCTGAAGGTATATATGACAGTGACTCGAAAGTTAGTCCAAGTATTACAAACTTAACAGACTCTGATGGATTAAGAGTATTATTAGTACGAGATTTCAACCTCTAATGGAATAAATAAATCATGGCCACAAAAGATTTAATCAACTTAGGTATATCACCCGACTCAGGAACAGGAGACTCGGCAAGAAAAGGTGGAGCAAAGATAAATGATTTGCTTTCAGATGTTTATAGTAAATTCGGTGACAATCCGATTGGTCAAGATATAGACAAACCTTTCTATGGTTATCGTAGAAGATTTGGTGAGTTTGAATATAGAGTTGGTGAATTACATCCTGCGGGAAAATACCTCAACATCTCTTTTAGAACTGTAAACGCCAATAGAGATTCAGATTACACAACTGGTTTTAAATTACTAGATCAAACAAGAGGTTGGAGAATCGATGCTGATTCAGATAATGATGGTATTCCAGATTTATATTTAGATTCAGAATTTTATTTTGCATCAAGAGGAGAAACTATCGATGTTGATGTTTCTGGTGTAGATGTAAATAGAACTGCTCACGTAGTATTACCTATTGCACAAGCTGGTGATGTAATTAAAATAAGAGAATCAAGAGGTTCTTTCTCAAATGGTAGGTCAATGTCAATATGGACAACACCATTTAGATTCAAAGATTCAGATCAAAGAGCTGAATGGAAAAACAATTCAAATAACGTTGTAGCACCACAAAATAAACACACATTTGTAAGAGACATTGATGGTACATTTCAAAATGCATCAGCATTTAGTATTCCATTTGATTCAGAAGGTGCAGTATTTTCTCAACGTTCATTAGGTTATGGTGTAAGTTATGCTGGTGAACTTGGTTCATACGGTATTAAGTCTTCTATTGAACTAAATTCAAATCATTCTATATATGAGTTTACATATTCTGGCCATGATATTGGTTGGGTATTTGTAAGACATAATATAAGAGCATCAGCAAGAGATTCAGATAATTTAAAAATCTATACAGATATATTTGATTCAGATGATTGGCATCAAACAACTGCTAATTTCACAATTGGCGGTGTCACAGAAGTTCCATCTGGTAGATATATGCTACCAATAACAAGATATTCGTTTGCTGATACAACATTTAGTAGAGAGTTTGAAAGTTTACAATCTGTAATGGATGTTAAGATCTATAAAGCTGTAATGCAAGATGGAAACAAAACTACTATAAATAATGAAGTACTAGAATTTATTAGATCACAACTTTATAACTCAATTGATTCTGAAATGGGTGCAAGTAATACTGATTCTGATAAAGTTTCAAGATTTAAAACGGTATGGGGTACTCAAGGTGCAGACTCAGATAGCGCACAACCTGGTTCCTATACAAATACAAATAGCTATGGTGCTGATGGTTATACTGGATTCAATGATGTTGATAAGATGTTTATTCCAGTTGATGTCACAACAGTTATGGATAATGAAGGAAATGCAATTGTATTTTCACAAACAAAATTTAAAGGACAAGCAAAGATTATAACTTTAGGATAATAAATGACTATTAATTTTAATAACGGCAGACCAACATATCAACACAGAAGATCTTTATCAACAGGATTGAATGCTGAAGGTCAACCAACCACAGATCAGATAGAACAAGGTGAGATAGCCATTAACCTTTCTACAAGAAAGATTTATACAAAACGTCCTACTGTTTCTCGTGACTCTGATGGTAAATCAGATGTTTTAGAAGTAGGTAAAATATTAAGAAGTGGTGTTAAATATCGTCTTCCAGGATTTCAACCATTTGGTCAACAGATTCAAAATGGTGGTCAAATTAAAGTTATTTCAAGAAGAATTTTAGATTCAGATCAAGCTGGTTTATCAGTTAAAATTAAAATTAGACAACATGGATTTTTAGATTCTGATGAAGCACTAAACTATACAAGAGATTCAGATGCTTATGCTATAACCATGACAGATTCTGATGGTACAAATACATTAGCATCATCAGCTGCAAACAGAGATGGTACTATTACTAATGGTGATGGTAAAGCTTATATGATTCGTCATATACCAGTTTTCAAAGCTTTTTGTGATAGAGCTCAATCAGATAAGTTAAAGTTATTGCTTCATGATTCTGATGGTACCGCAGATTCTGATGGTACTCCTGTTAATGCAGTTTCTGGTTCTAAATTTGGTGGTGGTATTGTAGAAGTATCTTTCAATATTGATTCAGATTTAAGTTCAACAGAAATAGCAACAAGAATTTCAAGTGCTGTAAATAGTTCATCAGCACTAGCCGCAATGGATGCTAAGATTAAAGCTGAAGTTGATAGAACAAGTCCAGATATTGTATACATTTATGGTGGTGATAAAAAAATTACAGTAGAAGCTTCTGATAAATTTACTAAGACTATTGATAATTCAATCACACCATTATTTAAGTTTGTACCACAAGATTCAGATACTAATTTCTTAAAGAGAGATTCAGAGAATGATTCAGACTTTGCAAAAAGAGTTGAAGTCACATTCTTCTACTTAGATGAAACAAAACCAAGAATTGCCGCTACTGGTGAGATCATGGATACTTCTACATTCGGTATTGATACTATTTCAAACTCACCTATCTTTGCAAGAAATTCTCTTATTCTAAAGAATGTGGTCGGTAATATTGGAACTGTTGATTCAGATCAAACAGCTCCTGGTCAAGTAAATGCTACAGAAAATAATAGATTCAAATTAAGACCAGCTGCATTTACCGGTGTTGATGAGATTATTGCACTTAATGCGGTTGCAGTTGTAAGTGCTACACCACCTGCATTTGATATTACTAACGGTTCATTATGGTTAGAAGATAATAGTAATAAAACACCAAGATTTGATGCTGTTGATTCAGAAACCCATCACATGGAAGTTGTATTCAACAGAAGAGGCACATTCACAGGTAATCCAGATTCAGAATTCTCAGTTCCTTACGGTGCATTAGTAAATCAAACAGCTGCCGATTCAGATGATAAAGTATTAAACATTAATGTTGGAGATTCAGAAGCTGGTGTTGCAAGAAAAATTGTAAACTTATTAAATGATTCTGATTATAAAACAAGAGCAGGTAGAAAAGGAACAGCAATTCAAAGAAACTCTATGGGTTCAGGTCTCATGGGTAGATATGATTCAGATTCAGATGGTTCTCCTAGAGGAACAGGCTATAAGTTCATATCAGTAATGTATGATTCAGAGCATGACTCTGATCTATTTGGTAAGAGAATTTATCTACCAACAAATGATGATTCAGATGGTAGAAATATTGTAGTAAGAACTGGCACAGATACCGATCAACATTTTGATGGTCTTGTTATTGAGATAATCAATAAACAAACAGAGACTGGTAGAACATTTGCAGGTTTCAGAGCCGCAGAGATTTACTTCTTAGATGCAACATTAATTGATGATCCTACAGCACAAACTAAAGCATTGGATTTATCATCTGCAGAAAGAACAGATAAAAATATTGTTAAACACTCAGTAAAACCAGGTATGAGTAATACCGATTCAGATGGATCATATAGATATGCTGAGTGGAGAACTATTAGTTCAACATCAGTACTTTCACCTCAAGCACTATCACTTAGTATTGCTGGTCAAAGTTTCTCAAGTACACAATCATTAATTGTACAAGATGTGAATGGATTAACGGTTCTTTCTGGTCAACTATTAGTATAAGGTAAATTATGGCAAGACCACTAAAGATTAACGGAACTTCTGGTTTAAAGCAAATGACCGATGGCGAGTTGGATCGTATACAATATAATCTCAGAATACGTTATGCAAGTTTTTTAAGGTATTGGCATACTAGTTCAGGTGTTAACGCAGCTGGCGGACAAACAACTTCAGGTAATGGTCCAGGAGGAGCATTGAATGTTGGTTCAGTTTCTGGTTGGACTTCAATCGGTTCTGCAACAGATACTATATCTACTCAACAAACTGCAACTAATCCAAGAAATAACTCTGGTGGTGATGATTATCCAGCTTCTCCAGGTATTGGTTCAAGTACAGTCACAACTTATGCTTACTATCAGAATAGAGCTGCTACAAATTTAGGTACTAGTTTTTCAGGTAATGATCAATATTCATATTTAAAATTCATATCACCAGCAACTTTAAGAACAGCATCAAATTATGCAACTGATTTCTTTGATGAAATTATTACTCAATGTATAACTGATATGGGTACTGGTGATGAAGTAGGATCATATAGAGTTAGTACATCTGCACCTTCAAGTGGTGGTGCTGGTACTTGGGTAGATTGTGGAACATTCCATAGTGATACTACATACTCAGCTGGTACAACAACACATAAATTGTGGTTAAAGACTGCATTAGATTCTGTTCCAGGTTCTGATGTAAAACCAGTTATGTGGAGTGGAAGTGCTATAAAAGAAGTTGCTTCTATTACAGAAACAGGTTCATGGCAAGCAACAAGTTTTATGGATCAAAGTTTAGTGCCTGCTTTAATTACAAGACTTTCATCACAAAATTTACAATATTCTGTAGGTACTACAGCATCTAATTCTAGAGGAAGTTTTACAGATACAAGACAAACAGGTTCAACAGACGCAAGTTCATTTAGTGATCCAACATATACAATAGTTTCAACACCATCTGGTTCTGCTTCTACACAAACTACTAACTTCTTGAATTTAGCTTACTAACGGAAATAAATAATATATGAATGATTCTGATAACATTATAGAACAAGAATATCCTGAAGATTTTAAATCTGGCGATATTAAAACGTTTGATCGTGAAGGTACAGAAGTACCTAGAGAAGATATGAAGATTAAACGTGGAGGAGTTCTACAAAATCAAGGTCAAAGACCAGAAGAAATTGATGGTAGTCTTACTGTTAAAAATGTTCAATGGCTTGATGAAGAAAGAACTGCTGTAAGAGTATCTTTCTTTGATTCAGAAGGTTGGGGAAGAGTAGAAAATCATGCTGCTAACACAAATGGTTCAGGTACTTTCTTCTCTAAAGTATTACAACAATACACTATTGACGATATTGATAAAGATACATCAGACTTCTGGAAAGCAGAACAAGATGTTGCTGAAGAATTACAACAATTCAGAGAATGGAAATCAGCTGGTGGTTTACTAAATACCCACATTGATGAAGATGAACTTCGTATGGAAATTGAAAATGAAGTTAGAGGTCAAATAGAATTAGAAAATCCTATTGCTCCAGAACCTGAAATTGTAGAAAAAATTGTTGAGAAAGTTGAAGAAATACCAGTTGAAGTTCCTACTATATCAGTAGAACATATGGCTAAGAACTATTCTCAAGAAGACTTATTTAGAATGAAAATTGAAGTCTTTGATATCCCTGCTGTAAGAGCTGCTAGCAAAGATATTAAATCACGAATCCGTAAAGCTGCTACCCCTGTTGAGTTGTTCTCCATAATTCATGAAGCGAATGTGTCTTTTGAAAATGAACAAGCTTAACATCTGAATTAAATCTATTCTCTTTATTATCATAAAAGTATTCACCAGGATAAGCGTCATTACAATCGTTTAACCATGTAGTTCCTGGATTTAAAATCATTTTACCAAACCAGGACGATGGAACATATAATAATTCTAGCCTTTCTTTTACTGAATCCTCAACAAAGTACTGTTCTCCATTTATGGGACCATGTGTTATGCCGGCTCCAATGTAGTGGTTCATCCAGTACTCCGGATCAGAACACAATTTCTTGTAAATATACTTACAGTCTTTGGGATAATACTTGTAAAATGCCCCATTCAGAGAATAGTCAGTATGAAGAGTATCTTTCCACCAAGCATTTAGACCCAGAAATTGACCTTTTTGAATTGGATATTCAATAAGTTCCATATAGTTATTCATTAATAATATATCAATATCAATCACAACAACAGGATCATCAACAGGCCAATCCATAAATGAAATTTTATTCCACTGAAGTTTAAATCTTGAATCTGATTTTCTTATAAATGTGATATTAGGTATCTTTGATTTAAGATACTCTTCGTATTCTGGTCCATACTTATCACCTATTCTTACTGCCAGTACTCTTGTACCCATTCGAAATTCTCCGCTGCTTGATGTAGTTCTTGTTGAAAGTGTTTGTTTTTACCATATTCATCTGTATTGAATACACATACTATCTTATCAGATCTATGTCTGTGCATTCCAATATCATGTGGCCACTCACAACCACGATTAAATGAATAATAATACTTAGGTGGTACATGATCAAAGTGATCATAATGTTTTCCTGTAATCCAATTATCTGAACCACCTGTGTAAATAAAGTAAATTTTTTCTGCGTGTTTTTTTAAATCTTTCCATAATGTTTTGCCTTGGTCATCATTCCAAATCATCATACCACCATTACATCTAGCACCATAATTCTTTTTCCAAAATGGTTTCTTTTCATCATCCATATTATGCCACCAAGAACGACCAATCATTGGTTTATCTTTATGTAATTTTATTATAGGAATTAAACTATTTTGTATTACAACATCTAAATCAAAGAACATTTTTTGACCTTTAATTCCCCATCCATTTGGTTTCCAATAATTTAGTTTAGGTCTATCCCATAATCTAGGTAAACCTGTAATGAATTCTTTTGATGCGAACATTTCATCTGGTGTTGAGTTTGGTAGGTCAGTAAGAAAAGGTAGATGAACTATATTACTATCCATTCCATGTGTGTCATCAGTCTGACAATAAAATGTAAATTCAGCAGGTAAGTTTCTTTTTACCATATTGTATAGTCTATTGACATAATCAATACTATATTTAGTTCCCCATCTTACACAATTTACGTGAATCATTTGTATCCTAAAACCATGAATCTTTTATGATAATCATCATAATCATGGAATTGCCTTTCACCTTTATATACTACTTCTTTAAAATTACATTGTTCAACAAAATCATCTAATGTGTCTACACAATTTATATGTGATGGGTCTTTTGTAAAGTTTGTTGATTGAAATACACATAGACCTTTAGGTTTAAACTCATCAGTCATAGGATACATGTGTTCACAACTTGTATTAATCCATATATCAGCTTTAACTCTAGATAACTTTTTCATTTCCCAGTTTATATCTACATAATGTTTTATAACATTTTTCTTACCATGTAATTTAATGGCAATATCCAATGCTTCTTCATCAAAATCAACTAAGTGTATTTGATCATTAGGCCAGAAAAATTTAATGATTAATGGAACTGTAAGTGTACCATACCAAGAACCCATTATCCACCATTGAGTATTTGCATCGATATCAGCATATACCTTAAGCACATCCATCATCCATGTCTTTGCAATAAATTGATTACGAGAATATGACTTTGCAAAGTCTTCTACACGATGTGGATAGTGATGAAGTATATCCTGCATCTGACGACTCCATTCCCATACAGGAAATGGAAATCTTTCCATAATTTCTGTTTGTTCCATCATCGCCATAGTTTTTTTATCCAGGGTTCATCAATTTTATCTTGTTTAATAGTATTATAATCAAATAGAATTATACTTGAATTCTCTCTATATTCTTGTTTACATGTCCAATATGAGTAAGTATGTGTCTGATCCAGTGCATAAGTATTAATATCTTTTTTGTGTCTACTTTCAAGCCAGTTATCGATACCTTTATATAGAAACATAATCTTCTCTCTATTATTTATGAAATCTTCCCATATAAAATGTTTTTTTGTGTACTTATTCCAACACATAATAGATGAGTTTACAGAACAGAATTTATAGTTATCACCAATAGTCCATTTCTTTTGCTGATCTAGATCAATCCAGTTTGTGTGTAGTATATTCATAAAATATCTTGGTTGATATAAGAATGTTATGTCATGTTGAATTATTATATCGAGATCAAGAAAGATTCCAGATTCAATTGGAAACTTCTCATCAAACATTAACATTTTCCACCACCACTTATCTAACGGTAATTTTGGTAATGGTATTATATCAATATTAGGTGAGATACCTGATGGATTCTCCGTCATACAATGTAGTTTATATGGAGCAGATACATTTCTAGATAACATGCTATCTAGCTTGTTTACAAATTCTGATGTATATTTAGTACCTGATTTAAGGCACACAAAGTCTATTTTCGCTGGCAACATATTATAACCTTATACTCTATTTATACGGCTTCTTAACTCGTAAAAACGATATAAATAATACATGTATGCAGTAAAGACTATATTATCAGTCCCTACAGATGAAACAGTGACCGAAGCAGAATTTGGTTTATTCGTCTATTCCCATATGACAAGAGATGAACTCTCTGCTCTCTTAGAGTCACAAGGTCCATTCGTTGAAGATAACGAAATGTTATTCTTTATTAGATTATTAGATGAAAAGAATAAGAGTCCTGGTGAGTTTACGATGAACACATTTAGAGTCATGAAAGATGAGGACTCAGCTAATAGAATGTTAGCAATAATTGATCCTATACTTGCTGGTATACCATCTAGTGGTGGTGGTACAGTAGAACATATTGTATCAGAAATTACTTATGATGAGTTTGTAGAATTGCAAGCAAAAGTAGGTACTAAGTACTACTTCCCCGGTCTTGCGGATGAGTTGGAGAAATACGAGTAGGATCTTCAAATAAAGTTTTACCTTCTTTAATCCATTTCACACCATTATTAAAAGCTCCAGCCTTAATTTTAACAGCATTAAAATCATTCTTCTTTATTGGAAAGTCTGTATATCCATTTTCATCATATATAGAACATAAGAAATGCCATCTATCTTTTTTAGATTCATTTACTATCTTGTGCATTAGATTTACTCTCATAACATATACAGAACCATCAGCAGGTAAATATACTTCATCAACAATCTTATCATCCTCATAGATTCTATGTTTACATTTTTCATTTGTGATTAAAGGTACATGTAATCTACAAGCATATTCACCTTTCAAAGAGTCTGTATGAGTTGTGCTTTTGCCATCTGCTTTTAGTACTGTGTATCTTGCACGTCTTGGGTTCAGACCAAGATCTACAAGTTTATCTACAAGTTTTTCTGTTTCACCTACACAAAGTTTAGTTTTCTTGTCATAGTTATATTCAAAATTGATACCTTTATCAACTGCCTTTTGAAAGTCAATCTTACCATCAACCCAAACTTGTTTACCAGACATCATACCACCAGTAAATTCTCCAGTATCTGTTAATAGACCAAAACCACCAAACATAGGACCATAACCATGATTATCATAAGTTGCCTTATTCATAGCCTTAACGACTTCTAGTTGCTTGCAGATTTTATCTACATCAACTGTAAAATCTAATTTTTGTAGCCACTTATCCAATTGTATATGTTCCTAAATCTGATTTTAATTTTGCGTTTACAACTAAATGAGTTCTATTCAATTTAGATGAGAAGTTATAGAATGAATGAAACTTATGACCAGTATTGCAAAGATATAAACTACCGTCAGCTTTCAAATAATAAGGCTGATCTAAAAAATACATGATAGACCATTGATGTGATACTATTGGTAAATGTATCCTCAATGATTTAGGTTCATCTACATGCTCTAGACAAAAATGTCTTGGATATGTTTTTAATAATCTTGCTCTATATAAATGTAAATCTGGAAATTGCTCTTGACACAAATCAAAGAATGGTTGAAACATCTTACCGGCTTCGTTTAGTTTACTTCTATCGTATTGCCAACTATCAAAGTGTTCAGTACCTACTTTAAGATAGTCTTTATAATTAATATCTTTATAATTACCTAGATCTTTTGAACCCGAAGCTTGATTTACACCATCAGAATATGGATTATCTTCATCAAAATATTGTAAAGCAAGACCTTCATATGTGTCTTGATTATCTTTTTTGTAGAAAGTAAATTTAGATTCAACTTCTTTTAAAATTTCTTTATACATTTTAATGTCAAGGCTGGCCTTGATCTTGATAATATCAAAATTTCTAGTTGTTTCTAATAATTCTTTAGCGGTATTGAAATCGCCTTTTTCCATAAGTTCCCTATTGAGTTGTAGGTTTGCCAGGTAGTTGTTGTTTATTAAACATTCCAACTACTATCTCATCTATATTTATGTAATCTGGTAAGGTCATTATGAATTCAGCAATGATAGGCAAATCTTCTCTACCGATTGGAAAGAAAGAATGAAATGGTATCTTTCCTCTGTGGTAGTTTTCTTTTAAGTAGTAATCTAAATCTGCTTCTTCTACATGACCTTGATTTATCTTTATTCTTCTTGCTAAGTCAGCATCAACCATCTCTGTCTTTACAATACCAGGAACTAAATTTACTACATGAACCGGTCTATTTTTCGACATATTAACATTGTTTGCAAACTCATAGAATGCTTTCTTACTAGAATAGTAATAAGATCTTTCTCTTGACATATCTTGCCAGCCGTACATTCTGATTCCATAACTAACTACATTAAAGATATGAGTATATGGCAACATCTTATCATAGAATCCTTCAAATATATGACCTGCTGCAATAGTATTAAGTTGATATGTATCTTCAAAGTTATCTCTAAAACCACCTGCATTATTAATAACTACATTAGGTTGGTGTTTCGCAATCAAGTCATACCTAAAATCTTTGTCAGTGATATCTCCTGGATCTGTAATCCATTCTTTCTCAGTTCTTGCAGTTGTTATAAGATCATACTTATCTTTATAATGATCAACAAATGATTTTCCTATTCCGGAAGATGCACCTGTTATTAACATTTTCTTAGCCATTATTTACCCTCTAGTTGTTTCATTAAATCATTGTACTCAATTTTTACTTCTTGTGAGTAGTCTTTATATTCTTCCATTAAAACTGGTCTTAGTTGTTTATCCATTTTACCTAAATTTTCAAATCCATCATATTTTTTCTTTTGAGAAATACCTGGAAAATACTTATTGTATATCTCTGTCTTTGTACTTGTATTAGATAACTTTCCAAATCTTTCATTATTTACTAACTTCACTGTAGTACTTTCAGATAAAAATGAATGCATAATTTCTGGTGTGTATTGAAAAAATCCAGGTATGCTTTGAATTTTTTGTCTTACAGCAAATCTATACCAACTATTAATCTTTTCTCTCTCATAGAAATACCATGGTGCTGGTTCAAAATCATCTTTATCATTTCTTCTTATATCACCATCAACTAAATCATAATATTGTTTTACATTACCGTGAGCTAAATAGCATTCACCCATACCCATAACAGGTATGCCATCAGAGAGTCTTTCCATTAATAACATGTGTGGTAAAATTCTAGGTGTAATTGATTTAGAAATATTTGCGTACTTCAAACCTTCTTCATGTAGCCACTGCATTATTGGTACTTCATGCAAACAATACTCTAAATTGTTATTTTCGCAGAATATAATAGCATGTGCTATATCATGTATATTAAGATTAGGATCATATGTCATGATATTAATATTGACTTTAATGTTTTGATCTATAAAAGATCTTACCATTATTTCTGATTCAGAACCACCACTATACATAAGTTCAATTGATGTACCCATCATATATGCATAATCATTTATTTTTTGAGCTACATCATAACATTCGGATTTAAAATCCATTGGTGTACGAGATACTTTACCAAATTCAACAGTGTATCTATCTTGAGGTTTCACTCTTTCAGTAAACCATCTCTTATTATAGCCCCACTTAAAGTGGTTGTTATGTGTGAACTGGTGTTCCATAATAGGTATTATACCCTTTTATAATAGGTTTATTTGTGTTTCTCTTACTCACGTCTATAGAAACAGTGTCTTCATTCATACTAAAGAATCCATTTGTTTTATGTTGCATCTCTAACATTTCATTTCTACAGAATTTTTCATAAAACTTATGACGTAATATGTTATGTTTAACATACTCGGTTTTATTTTCTGGTTGCAATGTAAAATCTTTCATACGATCTTCTTCTGGCATCCAGCTTTCGTTCTTTAAATTAAAGTATTCAGTTGTATTTGATTTTATTTTCTTTATATCATCAAATTCAATAAAGTCTACATTAAGTGATGATAGTTCGTATATCAGATAATATGATCTTATATAGAAAGACAGATACCATTCAATACTTCTACCTTCTATTTCTGGAGGAACAAGAGAAAGCTTTGACAATCCCATTCCTTCAGGTACATCATGCCACGTATGAGGATCATCAAACTTTTCATCTTTATAAAAATGATATTTGTTTTTAAATATACTCCATGCAAAACTAAATGCACCATCAATAAAATTCTTTCTCCAAGTCATTTTAATATCATTATCAAATAACTTCTCTAGAAAATATGGATATTTTGATAAATGAAATAAATGATTGAGATTAATCTTCATAAGAGATTTATCAAATCTAAAATTAAATTTCTCTATAACAAATTTGATATATTCTGTAAGATAACCGTTGTTTTCCATGTATATACCTGCAATTAAGTTTTCAAAATCTTTAGTATCATGTTGCTTTGCAGATTTTAATCTAGGAGGATTATCCCAGTGATAGTCTCTTACTTTCGAATGAGGCCAAATAAACTCATGCATAAAACCTATCTGTTCACCATTTAATACTCTTTCTCTATATCTTTGTTGCATATAGAACGTAGAACCACTGCGTGGCAATGATAAGATAACTTCACTCATATTGTTGTAAAACTTGCACCAAACATTTCAGGTCTAAATAGCGGCTTTCCTTTTTTCTTTTTAGTTTCATCAATGTAAAGTTTAGTACCATCTTCACTAAGGTTTAGTAAGCCTTTAGATTCTGCACAGACTTCTTTCATTCTCTTCACAGCTTTTACTTTTAGCTTATCTACGTGTTTAATATGTTCTTCTACAAATTGATTTTTGTTTTCAAATCTCTTAGGATTTCTCATCCAGTATGGATCTGGAATATACTTTTTAAATTCATAATCACCCTTTACAAGGTTATAAAACTCTTCTTCATTGTTTTCAATATGAGATATCTCTTTCATTTCTAAAATATTAAAGTCTACTTCATCAGTAAACAAATGATATATTTCACCATAAGATTGATCGATAGTCATCTTTGCAAGAAATGGATTTGCCCACACTTGTTTTACTTTCATACCACCGTGAACCCAAGTACTGGTATCTTCTAGCTCTTCATCATTATAAAAATGAAACTTATCGTGTAATGCACCCCATACAAATGAAGTGTATGCCTTAAGCCAATCTTCTCGATATAAGAAAATCCAATTATAAGAATCTAAGATATTCATACCGCATTTCTTATCAGCAATATAACCTGTCACTAAATCCATAGGAAATGCTTTCATATGAAGATTATCAAGATCATATTCTTTTAACTTATTTACTCTTTCAGCTATAATCTCTAAAGCCATATCAGCTTCTTCACCCTTATCATATGCATCTGTGCTACCAGGAAAGCCATAAGATTTTCTAAAAAAGTATCCAGCCCAAGCATCTTTATCGTTATAGTTCTTAATTCTCGGTAGCTCGTCCCAGTAGAATTCATATATACCGTTTCTGATTCTAAAGAATTCATCTAGAAATCCAATCGGTTGTGTTGGATTATTAATTACTGCTTGACGATATATTTGTCTACTTAAAAATGTAGTACCACATCTACCCATACCAGAAATTGCTACAGGCTTGTTTGTTTTATTGAGTGCTAATACGTCGTTAGTTGTCTTGATTTTCAAGCCAATCTCCTATGTAAGTATAATTTTTAATGACCATATTTGCTGGCCATTTTCTATTTCCTGTAAGAAGCTTAAATCCAGTCCATTTAGTTTCAGTATTCTTATCTACAAATTCTTCAATACCAATAACCCATTTACCATCACCTGCATTATTAAGTAATTTTCTTTTAGCTTTTTGAATTATTGATTTATTAGTAAGTGCATCCAATGAGGTTTCTACATCTGAGAATGCAAATCCCTGTTTAATACCGTTATCTAACATCCAAGAAAAATGTTTTCTCCAGATATCTTCTGTGATAGGCATGATTCGTATACCTAAATTTTCTTTTGATACATGAATTGTAGTTGTACATCTTGGCATGAGCTTCCATTTGTATACTCCACATATACATAATAGCTCATCTTTATCTACATATCCCCATAAGAAATATGGTTCATTAGGATCAAAGTACTTATCAATATACTCATCACTCCATATATCCTCAAAATCTATGGAGTCTTTATCAATACCGCTGTGTGTTTTTCTTAATGATAAAAGTCTCTTTACTTGATCTTTCCATTTATCATCTAAAATCTTAACTTTTTCCAAACTCATTATCTTTTTCCTGTAAAGGTTTATATTCTACTTTCAGATATTCTTTAAATCTTTCATGTTGTATATGAGGTTTGATCTTAGCAGACTTTATTGCTAGATCAGTTGGATGGGTACGATAACCCATTATAACTTTTTCGTAATCAAATTTTGGCTCTTCACCAGCAGGAATTACATTCTCTATAAACACATTATATCTTTTGAAAGTGCTACTATAATTATACCAAAATTGCTCTCTTCTATTCCAACCTTTTGTACTTGTGACCCAGTAGAATTGTGTATATCCATATTGCTCAGCATCTAGTACTGCCAAATCAAGCAGTTCAGAAGTCATTTTGGCAGCCTCTCGGTAGCTTTTTAGACTCGGACATGTTATCATATTGCCAACATACCAAGATGGCATCCTCGATGTCGAGAAGCGTTGTGTCAGTATAACCATAAGCTCATTATTAGAGAAATAACCAAAGGCTCTACCTTTATTAACTTCATTAGGTAAACCATTGACCCATTTGAAATTCATATGTTCTTCAAGGAACAAGTTATATTGCTCATCTACATTTTCATTAGTTCTAGCTTGTATTGGATTTTTAGACAGTTGAATGTATCTACGCATCATAAGATCGTAGATTTGATCCTTGTCAAGTGTTGTAAGTTCTCGCATAGTCATTGTATATAGATATTTATATGCCTTATGTAGTTGATAATAGATGTATTGGATGCAAGCACCTCACATGTGTAGACGTATGTCCTGTGGACTGCTTCTTTGAAGGTGATGATATGTTAGTAATCGATCCTGAAATATGTATTGATTGTGGAATTTGTGTACCTGAATGCCCAGAAGATGCTATAATAGATGCTACTGAATCTGAAGAATGGGCAAAATTCAATGCAGAGAAGTCACTGATATGGCCAAACATCACACCAAAGAAATAAATAATATATGCTAGAATTATTCAAAACATTTACACGCCCAAGATCTGAATGGTTTCCATATCAGCACATTCTATTACTCGCAGGGACAATATACGCATTAACTTTACCAGTTGCTACTGGATGGTACATCGCAGCAGGATTAATGTGGTTCACTATTATTGCCCTCGGAATAAATTTTACGTACCACAGATTACTTTCTCATAGATCTTTTAAGACCTATAAGATAGTAGAGTATGCTTTTTCCTTACTTGGCATACTCGCAAACACAGGCTCGCCACTAGCGTGGGTAATGATGCATAGACAACATCACCATTATACGGACAAGGGTTATGATCCACATAGTCCTCACGAACATGGATTTAAAATCCTATTTTCGTTCTATGATGATAAATTGTTTAGAGATAAACCAAGTGCCGCTTTAATGTATGGTCGTCATATGATTAGAGATAAAGTACAGGTTGTTTTTCACGATTATTATCATTTAATTATATTGTCCTACTATGCGCTACTAGCGACTTTTGGCGGCCTACACGCACTCTTATTTCTAGGTATTGTTCCTGGATTTTTATCAGTGTTCAGTACAAACATGAGTAATTACTGGAACCACATGAGTGGTTATAGAACTTATGATACTGGAGAAGATAGTAAGAATACACCATGGATGTTGCCAATAGCATTTGGTGAGAACTGGCATAATAACCATCATCATAGACCAGGTAATGCATATCCTGGTGAAAAATGGTGGGAGGTAGATCCAGTCAAACCATTTATCATGATGTTGAGGACAGATGAAAACAAAACTCAATAAAAACTTTAATGAATTTCTAGATGAGGCTTCAAAACCTAAATGGTTGAAAAATGATTTAGGTAAAATGAGAAAGCGTGGTCGTATCTCTGTTCTTGTAGATAAAATCAAGAATGGTGAAGAGATACTTACAACAAAAGGTTTAGTTGTACTAGATAAAAAAATTGAAGTTAATGGTGTAGAACATGATGTAAAATCCATGCAACAAACACTCGAAGATCCTAAATCTACAAATACAAAAGTTAAATTTTTTGTTAAGGGTAAAGCAATAAGTATTGATGATACCTTTAAGACACCGGAATTTGGTGGTAGAGGTGCTGGCTCTGGAGAGGCGGCAGAAGATGCATATCTCACAAGTTTTAGAAACCATTTACTACAAACAATTGAATCTGAAGGTGCACCATATATTACTATTATTATAAAAGGTAGACAAGAAAAAGTCACTGACATAATTAAGACACCTCCATATCGTGGTGATAGAAATCCAAAATCAGACTTTTCATTAATTGGTTTAGATGGTTCTACTCAAGTAGGTTTTATATCTCATAAAGCTGGTTCTGGACCAAAAGATTTTCAACAGTATGGTGGAATATCAAAAGACAAACAACTAGCTACTAATTCAAAAGTACAAGACTTTGCACAAGCAGTAAAAGATGCTAGACCAGATGGATTAGTATCAGGAGATAAATTAACAAGAAAAGTTAAGGATCCTAAAGTAAAACAACTTACTTTATATGGTCCAGAAGCTGGTAAGAAACCATCACCATATAATGTAGATGAGTTTCATCAAGGTCAGATGACTTTAAAAGGTGCAAGAGGCGTGTATAAAATTATATCTACACATAAAGTTGTAAGACCTAAAGTTCCTAAAGGTGGTTATGAACCTACGTATGTTGCAAGATATAATAAACGTACACAATCTGTAGGTGATATTAAAATTGATAATGCTAGATTAGGTGTTTTTGCTAAAGATCAGTATACAAATACTACTAAAGTTTAATAGATTGCATGTTCAAAATCTAAGAACTTCTTATACTCAGATTCTAATTTTCCAAATATTCTTAATTGTATTCTTTTTGTTCCCGTTTCGGTAGTACAATGTGGATGTGAATCATCAAAGTGCCATACTTTCCATTTAGATTCATCAATCAATTTTTCACCTGTGTCTGTTTCAACATATAGATTAGCACCACCTGATAATATATTTAGTGTTATAGAACCATTACCATCAGCATAATATTTTTGATTCATTTTCTTTCCAGAATCTGCATGTATTACACCAATTGATGGTGGTGTTTGTATAATACATCTTACAGTAGTCACATATTCAAATGGTAGCATTTCAATAATACTTTTTGTATATGGAATTTGCATATCATCTCTCCATACCCATGGATGTTGATGTTCTACCCATAACGGTATTGTTCTGTGATAATCCCAACTTTCATATTTAGATCTTTCATCTCGATATGTAAGATTTGTCATCCAAAAAGTATCCATACCTTTCTTAATAGATCTGTGTGTATCATTAGAATCTTCATAATGTATTACATCTTTTGTTTTACTAAACTTTTCATCTTCAAATGACATAACACCTTTCCATTTAGATTGACCATCTTCAAATGTAGTTGTAGCTAATACACTGTGTTTATCAATGTTATTTGCAATAAGTTCTTCGGCAATCTGATGTTGACTAAAATTTATTTGGTTTTTAAGAGGAGCGAATACTGGAATCATAATTTTTTTATTGCAACATATTGTGATGTACCTTTTACTAACATTGCGCCAGGCATAAATTTAAGGTTCATATAAGTTTTAGAATTTTTCATACCGAATGCTGTTGCTTTACCATCACTTATTCTTTTAAGAAACTTATATAACCATTCATTATAATCATTAAACGTAAACCAAGCCGCAGTACATTTTTGTTTTTTAGCATATTTGAATTGTAATGGAAATAAATGATTACCATGTACATATTTAGTTCTATATTCAGGTACTGTCCAACATCTACAACCACAAACCATTACTTTATTATTTAGTTTATAACAAGCTGAAACACCAATAAGTTCATCCTTTTTATATGCTAGAAATATTTGCTCATATTCTTTTGACTTGAATAACTTATAGAATAATGTCTCTGGTTTAGATTTCCAATTTGTCACAGACATATTTACTGAAGGTGGTAATCCTTCTTTCTCAGCTTCTTGACAAAACTCAATTAACTCTAATAATACATCAGGTGGTATCTTGTCTGGACTATATTTAGCCAGGTATAAGTTCTTTATCATCGTGCCATTTTCTCAATGTGCTCCATGGATGATATACTGCTATCTGACAAGCGAATCTTTCTTTATCACCATTCTCTACAGAATGTGTATGTCCTTTAGTATTCATCATTGAAGCATGATTGTGTTTATATTCTAATAATTTTTTACCATCTTTCCAAAACAGTGTTGGTGCAGCATCATCCGTTAATGGTATATGTATTGCACCTTGTCTGTTTGAGTCCTTGTGTTTACCTATCTTTAAATTAATAGGAAATTTAGAGAAAATTACTGGTGAGTACTCAGGAGAGTTTAATAACACTCTAATATTTCCATTCAATTGATTAATTATACTCTTAACAGGCTCTAATTTTTTGTAATCTATATGGCTTTTTCTATAATAACCTGCAAAGCTCGAGAATAATTTATCAAAAGGAAATGTCATGACCGATGTAGCAGCATTTATATCATGAGATGGTAGAGACCATTCACCATATTGAGGATCATTCATTATCTCCAATAAGCCTTCTTTATCAATTACCAAATCTGGAAGTGGTATTACAATATCTAATTCGTCCAAAATGTACCGTCCTTGACCATATCTACTACTTTATTATATGGTTCATATAAGCTAAATTGTAAACAATACCTATCTGGTTGATCTGTATTATCTACACCATGAACCTCTAAAATATTTAATATAGCTGGACAGCTGTGAACGTGAGCATACTTTGGTTGGGTGTCTTTTCTATCTTCGAAGAATAGTGTTGGTGCAGCATCAAAGTCAAGTGGAAAATGAATTGCACATTTACGATTTATATCTTTATGAGGTCTTAAATTAAAACCTGCTGGAATCTTTACAAAAGCACAATTGTGAGGTTCAATAGGTAAATTAATTCTATCTTTTAAACTCTTTATATAGGGATCATCTAAAAACTCAGGGCATTTCATTTCATAATAACCTTCAAGACCAGGAAATATAGGTTTTCCATTAATCATTCCCAACATTTTCATCATTGGGTCTTCAATTTCTTTTTGTTTTGATGGATATAAATCTTCTTTAGATTCTAATTTACGAGCGAATGGTGTCCACATTTCAAAGCTTGCGGGCATATTATTCATACATTCTTTCAGAGTATTTTGATCATAATCAAACTCTTGTATACTATAACAGAACTCTTCTACATTCCTCATACTATACTTATACCTGATTTTGAATAAATAATACATGACTGAAGAAAAGAAATTAGAAAATGAATTAGTTGAAACTAAAGATAGCGTTGCTAAATTAGTAAAACATCGATCAGATGACTATGAATACGCCAGGGAAGTCCTATACGCAGCTAGCGAGAGACTTCAAGACGTACTTGATAGTGCCGTTCAACTCGCGCAGGAGTCAGAGCACCCGCGAGCCATTGAAGTAGCATCTAATACAGCACAAACTTTAGGTAATATTGCAGGCCAACTTATGGATCACCACATTCGTACAGAAAAAATTAATAAAGGTGCATCACAAAATGAGAAGTCTGTGACTAATAATAATCTCAATGTAAAAGTAAATACAAAAGATTTATTAGAACTCCTAGGGAAAGAGTAAATGAGTCACATTGCTCAAAAGGAGTACGACTCCAAAATTCACAGTGGGTGGAAACGTTTCGGTGATTTCTATTTTCAGAACAAAAAAGCTCTACTAAATTATCTTGCTAGTAAAAGAGTATCTAAAAACTCACCAACAACAGAAACTCATCCTCAATTATTTGTAAATCAACAAGGTGTTAGTCACTATATTGGTAATCCTAATATTAAGTCTGGTTTCCAAGATTTAGAATACACAAAAGAAGAATTAAAAGAATATAAGAAGTGTATGGATAATCCTGTTTACTTTGCAGAGACATACATGAAAATTATGTCAGTTGACTTTGGTGAAATACCATTCACACTATATGACTTTCAACGAGACATGATTAAAAGCTTTAGAGATAACAGATTTAATATTGCTAAACTACCAAGACAGTGTGGTAAATCTACAACTAGTGTTGCTTTTATACTTTGGTTCTTATTGTTTAATCCTGGTAAAACTGTAGGTATACTAGCAAACAAAGGTGAATTAGCTCAAGAAATTCTAGGTAGGCTACAATTAGCTTATGAGAACTTACCATATTGGTTGCAACAAGGTGTGCTAACCTGGAATAAAAGATCTATATCCCTTGAAAATGGTAGTAAAGTAGTTGCTACATCTTCATCAGCTTCTGCTGCTCGAGGAATGTCATTCTCTTTATTATTCCTAGATGAGTTTGCATTCGTACCACCAAATGATGCTGAAGATTTCTTTAGATCTGTTTACCCTACAATTTCTTCAGGTACAGATACAAAAATGATTGTAGTATCTACACCAAAAGGTATGAACCATTTCTATAAGATGTGGACAGAAGCAACATCAAAGAGATCAAAATTTGTGCCTACCGAGATAAACTGGTGGGATGTTCCTGGTAGGAATGAAGATTGGAAAGAGGAACAAATAGCAAATACTTCTGAAGATCAATTCAGACAAGAGTTTGAATGCCAATTTATTGGTTCAAGTAATACTCTTATATCGCCTACAAAATTACAGACCATGAGTTATATCGATCCTATTAAAACAATGGAAGGTATAGACTATCATGAGGAACCTAAACCTGGACATAAATATATGCTCGTGTGTGATACTGCACGAGGAATCAGATTAGATTATTCAGCATTTGTTATATTTGATATAACTGCTTTACCTTATAAAGTAGTAGCTAAATTTAGATCAAATGAAATATCACCAATGATTTTACCACAATTCTTATCAAATGTAGGTAAATACTATAATGAGTCTTTCATACTTGTAGAAGCAAATGATTTAGGTGGTCAGATATTAAATGGTCTACACCATGAATTAGAATATGAAAATCTATTAAAATCTGTATCAAAAGGACGATCAGGTAATCAATTAGGTTCTGGACCAAACTCTAAATTAGGTGTCACAACATCACATGCAGTAAAAACTAATGGTTGCTCTAATATAAAGAGTCTTATTGAGGGTGATAAAGTAGTTGTAGAAGACTATGACATATATGTAGAACTTACAACTTTTGTTAGAAAAGGTGAGAATACTCAGGTATTTGCAGCAGAACCAGGAACAAATGATGATCTTGTTATGTGTATGGTTCTATTTGGATGGGCTACCGGTTGTGATCATTGGAAAGAATTAACCGAATTAGATGCTTCGAAAATGATGTACAGAGATAAAATTGCTGAAGAAGGTGATGAAATGCCTGTTGGATGGTTATCAGAGAATGATACATATAACCCACAAGTAGATAATTCAGGTGATTTATGGTCACCAGTTAATACCGAGGAAGGTGAAAAACCTGATTGGTACGATAGAGTATATCAGAACTTTGACAGAGATTTTTAAGTTCAGCAAATAATAAATAAGATATAATATTCAAGGATAGAAGCATCCTTGATAAGATTGAATAATATAAATATAACATAAAAGAATTCTTAAGGAGTCACATACATGGCATTTCTAGTAAGCCCAGGAGTACAGGTCAAAGAAACAGACCTTACAAATATTATACCGGCAGTTGCAACGTCAATTGGTGGTTTTGCAGGTCGATTCGAATGGGGACCAGTTAATGAAGTCACCCTAGTTTCATCAGAACAAAATCTAATTAATAACTTTGGATACCCACGTAAAGGTACCAATGCAGGATACGTGAGAGACGATTGGTTCTCTGCTGCTAACTTCTTAGGTTATGCTAATGCAATAAAAATAGTAAGAGCCACAGCAACTGGTGCTCTTAACGCAAGCATGGGTGATTCAGACAATGGTGTCGATTCAGATGCTAATATTCAAAACGAAACAGATTTCTCATCAGACATATCAGGATTAACTTCAACAGTTTATGCTAGATTCCCTGGTGCTTTAGGTAATTCAATTGGAGTAGCTATTGTAGATAGTGCTCTTGATTCAGATACCTTCCAAACTAAAAAATTATTTGGTTCAGTTAAACTAAAAGATTACTTTGATGCAAAACCTGGAACATCTCCATGGGCTGCTACTTATGACTCTGATTTAAGAGACGAAGTTCACGTAATGGTTTATACTTTAAATGACTTACCAACTGGTACAACTCACGAAGTACTAGAAACATATCCTTTCCTATCAAAAGCTGCAAACAGTAAAGATGGAAACAATGCTAATAACTACTTTGTTAATAAGATTAACGAAGCTTCTGAATGGGTTTACTTTGTAAATAACTTTGGAACAACTGCTACTGGTGCTGGAGGTGCTTCATACGCTCCTGGTGCAACAATAACAAGTGTTGCTAGAGGATCATTTGCTACATTGAAAAGAACATTTGACTCAGATTTACCATCTGATACTTCTGGAACTCCAGTATATCAAGCACATCTAAAAAATGGTAATGATGGTTCAGCGGTAAGTGATGCATCATTAATGTCTGCTTATGACAAATTATTAGATGCTGAAACAGAAGATGTAAACTTATTAATTACTGGAGAGCATTCTTCAACTGTAGGTAAATATGTAATGGCTGGTGCTAAAGAAAGAAAAGATGCTATGGCATTCATGTCACCATCAGAAACAGTATCAACTACTAATCCTACAGCAAACAAAGTTAAAAATTACTTCTCAGATTGGAATTCAAACTCATACGGAGTATTTGATTCTGGTTGGAAACGTCAATATGATAGATATAATGACGAATTCTTTAATATGCCTTTAAATCCAGACACTGCTGGTGTGACTGCAAGAGCAGAATTCACCAACGATGCATGGTTCTCACCTGCTGGATTAAACAGAGGATTCTTAAGAGATGTAGTAAAATTACACTTCAATCCAAGTCAAGCCGAAAGAGATGAGCTTTACAAATCAAGAATAAACCCAGTAGTGACTTTCAAAGGTCAAGGTACTTTATTATTTGGTGATAAAACAGCATTATCTAAACCTTCAGCATTTGATAGAATCAATGTAAGAAGATTATTCATTGTCTTAGAAAAAGCAATTGCAACAGCTGCTAAATTCCAACTGTTTGAATTTAATGATGACTTTACAAGAGCAAACTTTGTTGCTGCAGTAGAGCCTTTCCTTGCAGATGTAAAATCACGAAGAGGTATGACAGACTTTAAAGTTGTCTGTGATGCATCAAACAATACACCAGCGGTCATTGATGGAAACAGATTTGTAGCTGATGTATATGTCAAACCAAACAGATCAATAAACTTCATTACTCTTAACTTTGTAGCAGTACGAAGCGGAGTATCTTTTGAAGAGGTAGCAGGAGCATAAGAATATGGCAAGAATAGATGATTTTAAAGCAGCTTTAATTGGAGGTGGTGCTAGAGCCAACCAATTTAGAGTACTTCCACAATTTCCAGATGGTGTCACTAATACTGATTCAACTGGATTAGGTTTAGTACAACTAGGTTCCTTCATGATTAAAACTGCACAATTACCTGGATCTGAATTAACAGAGATTATGGTTCCTTACCGTGGTAGAGAATTATATGTTCCAGGTGACAGAAAATTCCAACCTTGGACTATTACAGTTATCAATGATAACAATTTTGCAATTAGAAATGCAATGGAATCTTGGAGTAATAATATTAATACGCATGTCGGTAATACTTCTGCAGGCGGAATTGATGCTACTGATTTTAGTTCTTACGTACAAGATTGGACTGTGGAACAAATCGGAAAAGATGGTAAAGTAAGTAAATCAATAACATTGAGAGGTTGTTTCCCAACAACTATCGATGCAATTGATGTAAGCTTTGACACTGCCGATACGATATCAGAATTCACAGCAACTATCAGATATCAATTCTGGACTTCGAACACTACCGACAACGTCGGTTAAGAAATAATTGCGTTGGTATTGGTATAATACTAATACCCATTATAATAATGAAAACAAAGTGTTAGGAGCAGCATGGCTGAGAGAAAAGAAGATTTATTTGGCTTTGAATTAGTATCACCAGAAAAATCACCCAAATTACCAAGCCCAGTACCGCAACCGTTAGATGACGGAACAGAATTACCTGTTGGAGGCAGAATCGGCTATACTTACGAGCAAGACGATAAAGCTAGAACAGAACATGCACTTATTTCCACTTATAGAGAGATTAGCTTTTATCCAGAAGCAGATGCTGCTATTGATGATATAGTAAATGAAGCTTTTGTTGTTGAACATGAAAAAGCTCCAGTATCTATTAGATTAGATAATCTTAATATGGATGATAGAATAAAAGAATCCATAAGAACACATTTCTCAAAAGCATTAGAACTACTTAACTTTCAAAAGAAATCTTATGACATATTCAGAAACTGGTATGTTGATGGTAGATTATTCTATCAAATAATAATTGATCCAAAAAATGCTAAAGATGGTATACAAGAATTAAGACCAGTAGATGCTGTTAAGATGAAGAGAGTAATAAAGCCTGTTTATTCTAAAAATATAAAAACTGGTATGCCATTCCTTGAAGAAGTTGATGAGCATTTTGAATTCTCACCTGATGGTGATATGGGTGCAGCAGTTAAATTATCTAAAGACTCAATAGTATTCTGTCCATCTGGAATGGTAGATAGAAACAAAGGAATGATTATAGGTTATTTAGATAAGGCAATAAAAGCTTTCAATAACTTACGTTCTATGGAAGATAGTCTTATTGTATACAGAATTGCTAGAGCACCTGAAAGAAGAATATTCTATGTAGATGTTGGTAATTTACCGAAGATTAAAGCTGAACAATATCTTAGAGATATGCAAAATAGATTTAGAAATAAGATTGATTATGATCCGGTGACTGGTCATATTAGAGATTCAAGAAAATTCATGTCAATCTTAGAAGATTTCTGGCTACCAAGAAGAGATGGTAAAGCTACAGAAATTACTACACTTCCAGGTGGTCAAAACCTTGGTGATCTTGAAGATGTACAATACTTTAAAAACAAATTATATGAAGCATTAAACGTACCATTAACAAGAATAAATGGTGCTGATGCTTCTTTCCAAATTGGTAGAGCTTCAGATATTTCAAGAGATGAATTGAAATTTGGTAAGTTTGTTGCAAGATTAAAGAAACAATTTGGTGAACTATTCAATGAGATCTTAAGAGTTCAATTATCTTTGGCTGGTGTTTGTACCGCTAAAGAGTTTGATGACATGAGAACTCATATTACTTATGACTTTATTGAAGATACACACTTTAAAGAATTGAAAGATGTAGAACTACTAACAGACAGAATGAATCTATTAAGAGATGCTACTGAATATGTTGGTAAATATTTCTCAATTGAATACGTGCGAAAAGTTATTCTAGCCCAATCAGAAGATGATATTTCTAGAATTGACCGTGAGATTATGAGTGAGATCGATAATGATCAAATAAATACTGAAGATGACCAAATGGACATGTACGAATCACGGGATATAAAAAATGGCACTACCAAAGAGTAAACAAACACTTGCAGATTATATGCTACGTAAATGCGGAGCTCCCGTAGTTAATGTAGAAGTATCTGACGTACAGTTAGAAGATTGTATTGATGATGCTGTTAAGATGTATCAAGAATATCATTACGATGGAAGTGAAAGAGCTTATCGAGTAATTGAAGTTAATGCTAGAGTAATTAAAGAAAATTACAGAAGACATCAAGATATTACTGCACCACCATTTAGTCATGATTCTGAATATAAAGTAGGTGCAAGAGTATTCCATAATCCAAGTAAAGGAACAGATTCAGATTCAGGCTTTTTAATATACATTAAAACAGATAGTGATTTAGCAGTAGATTCTGATAGTAAAGCATTTAGAAAGAACTATACTAAAGAAGCATTATATTTAAGAGATTCAGTTGCCTTAATGGAAGGTGGTCAATTAGGTGTAAGAATTCCAGAAAATATTCTACAGATTACAAGAGTACATAAAGTTGATAGTTTTGCTCAATCAGGCATGTATAACTATGAGTATCAATATTTCCTTAATAACTTTGATGCTTTTTATGGTAATGCTGCTGGTTCTGGAATTACAGGTTATTTCATTCAAAAACAATATGTAGAACATATAGATCACATGTTAAACACTGCACCAGCAATAAGATATAGTAAAGCCAAAAATAGATTATGGTTAGATATTGACTGGAAAAGACCGAAAAAAGGTCAGTTTTTCTTAGTTGAATGTTATGAAGCTACTGATCCTGAAATATACGGTGATGTATATGGTGATATATGGATTAAGAAATACTCAACTGCAACATTAAAAATGCAATGGGGTACTAACCTGAAGAAATATGAGAATACAGAACTTCCAGGTGGAGTACAATTGAATGGTCAAGCACTGTATGATGAAGGTAAAGCTGAAAAAGATGAGCTTGAAGAAGAACTAAAGAACAATCTCCAGTTGGAGATGGATGCTATAATTAGAGGTTAAAGGAGTATAAATAAATTATGGATATGAACGATAAAGATAAATTCGTTTCTGATGCGAAAGCTGCTTTAGATAAAAAAGCATTTGAAAAATTAGGTGATATGAAAGCAAGTATCGCTAAAGATTTTATTATGCCTGAAGTATTAGAACAAGAAGTAGAAACAAAAGAAGATGAGCCAAAATAATTTACCAGATTGGATGGAACAAAAACGTGAGGAATATAGACGTTCCTACAAAGAGCTAGTTCGCAACAACTCGTTTGTTCAATCTGATTCAATCATTGACGAAGAAACACTTACTCAAATTAAAGATGAAGTAGTAGTAGAAGACTACATGGAAACTGTAGAATTCGATGATGAGATTAATTTAGATGAAGCTGAATCTCTTTCAAAAGGTACAGATTTAAACGATACAGCATGTGATTGTGAAGATGATGATCATGACTGTGAATGTCCTGAAATGTATTATGACTTTATTCCAGATGAGTTTGGTCAGTTGATGGATATTGAAATGGAAATTGATGATCAGATTGATCATGTAGATGATGGTGTTAAGAACTACTTAGCACTTAAAGATGCAATGTTCTCAGATACTTTCGATGTTATGGATGCTGATTTACCAGAAGCGGTAGAGAATGACGATCCAATGGAACATGGAATTACTACATTTGATGAAGCACAGCCTGGTAGAGCAAGAGTTATATTCAGAAGATCAAAAGGTAGAATAGTTAAAAGAAAAAGATGTAAGGCTGGAACAAGATTACAAGGTAATAGATGTGTACCACAGACTGGTACAAGAAAATCAGCATTACGAAGAACAGGTATTAAATTAAAAAGAGCGATGAGAGCTCGAGGAGCAGGTAAAAAGAAACTAGCTTCTCTAAAAAGAAAGATTACTAAAAAGCGAGTGGCTGGCAGAGCTAGAACATACGCAGGAACATAAGGAATAAATAAGACATGGCAAATAAAGTTGTATCAAAATCAGTTGGAATTCAAGGTTCATCACAAGGAAATAGAGTAGTATATCATATAGATACTGCAGCAACTCTTGATTCAGATGCTTTTACATTCACATATCAAGTCAAAAATATTTACGCACCAAACCAATCACCTGCATCTGATTCAGATGAAAAAAATATCAATCATTATATGAGACCTATTAAAATAGAGTCAATTACTAATATGGGTGCTAATGCTATTACAATTGACGGTAAAGCTTATGCTACTGGTAAATGGGATTTAAACATGACTGGTGGTACTTCAATAGAACAAGCTAAAGGAAATGTAGTTATTTCTGGAACAGCTCCTAACGCCATCGTAGTATTCAGAGGTCAATAATGAAGTTAATTAAAGAAGATATAAGCTTTAATGATGTCACTGTAATTACCGAAGGTAAAGAGCAGAAGAAAAAATATATTCAAGGCCCATTTCTACAAGCACAAAAAGAAAATAGAAACGGAAGAATTTATCCTCAATACGTGATGGATAAAGCTGTAGAAGAATACAGCAAAAACTATATCGCTCAGAATAGAGCTCTCGGAGAGTTGAACCATCCTGCAGAGCCAGTAGTTAATCCTGAAAGAGCAGCTATCATGACTAAATCATTAGTTAAAGATGGTTATTACTACCAAGGTAAAGCACAAGTTTTAAGCACACCTATGGGTAAAATTGTTGAAAATTTACTCGATGATGGTGTTAAAATTGGTGTTTCATCTAGAGGTTTAGGCTCTCTCAAAATGACTCGAGAGGGATATAATGAGGTTCAAGAAGATTTCGTACTAACCACTGCTGCTGATGTAGTATTTGATCCATCTGCTCAAGAAGCCTTCGTTGAAGGTGTATATGAGTCAGCTGATTGGATATTTGAGTCAGGAGTTTGGCAAAGAGTAGACTTGGAAAAAGCTCGAAAAGAGCTGATGGAAACGACTGCTCGCGAATTAAATAATACTAAATTAAAACTATTTAAAAGGTTCTTGGAGAATCAATAAAAAATAAATAAATTATAATTGGAGCTAAAGCAACATGTCAGATACAGAAAACAAAAAAGGTCTTATAGAGGTCATTGAAAACTTGATGGAGAAAAACCTTCAAGAGAAAGATATGGCTGTAAAAGATACTATCAAAAACCCTCAAGACGATTCTAAAAAAGAAGAAGTTAAAGAAGAGGGACAAGACACTAAAATAGAAAAAGGTGTTAATGATAAAGAATTACCTGATGCAGAGAAAGAAACACTTGCTAATAAACAAGCTGCTGCTCCAACAGCTGAGCCTGATAAAGAAGTTTCTGGTGCTGAAGACATGAAAGATTCTGGTGGTGAAAAAGGAACTGGCGGAGGTAGTGAAACTGCTGAAGTAGAAGCTGATAAACCTTCACACGATCAAGAATCAGATCCTATTGAAACTCCAATGAAAGACGAATCTGATCCTAAGAAAAAAGTTTCTGAAACTAAAGATGAGCCTAAAGAAATGGCAAAGATAATGGCTGATAAAGAACAAGAAGAAACTAAAGATGAAGATGAAGTCAAGGAGACTAAAGAAAAAGACGAAGAATTAAAAGGTGACCAAAAGAAACTTGATAAAGATGGTGATGGTGATATTGGTGCCGATGATTTAGCTAAAGTAAGAGCAGCAAAAGAAGATGTTTCTGAAACTAAAGAAGAAGAAGAAACTAAAGAAGAAGA